TTAAAATTAATGGTCGGGGATTGGGTATTAAGAAATGATGTTGAATTTAAAGTTAGTCCAATTACACTACTTACCTTAGATGTTAATCCTGCATTTGCTAATATTAAACACATCAAACTAACTACTGAAATAATGGATAGGATAGAGGGAGTAGTAAAAGTCGGTACTGGTGGCTATTATATTACTGATGATATAGTTTTGTGGGAGAGAGATAATGGATTTTATTATGATGAACGTTGTACTATTAAATACCTTCACCAACTACAGCAATTAATCAGACTATTTTGTAACAAAGAAATTGAAGTAAAATGGGAAAAATAAGAACGTGGAGTTATAGTGATGTAAAATGTTTTTTTCTTATACAACGGCTCAAACTAGTGATAAATGGTCAAATATGGTATTATGACGTACACACTAGACTTTACCGTACAGATTTAAAACAAATTCATCTTAACAGAAAACAAAGGCAGTCAATTAAAAATAGATGGAAATTATGGGACAACAAGAAACACTATCACAAATAGAATCACTCCTAGAGCGTTGGTTATTTGGTAGAGATATTGATAGCGAAACGCGGCCACGTTAAAACGTAGTGAAGGAGAAACTGTAGAATACACTAACAAAAACGAAGGTATACTTACAGCTACAACTGATGGTTGGGTTTGTCTTTGTGGTAAATACACACAAAAATGGTTTAACTAAACTATTAATTATGAAAAAGATTCTAAATCTAATATGTAATGTTATAATGACATTTTCTTTTCTGTTTTTTTGTCTAATATCAATTTTACTACTAATTTACATATCTTACAAACTATTGATTCAATTATTTTATATAATCAGTAGTATAAAAATTATTTTTTTATGGGTATTATTGAGTTTAATAATGTTATTTTTTATATCTATTATTATACAAAGTAAAATACCTGAAGATTAATAAACATATTAGCCACGCTCAGAAGTTTGCAGCATTTTACCTTGTACCATGGCCTCGTGGTTGGTTTAGACATAGTTCATCTGATATTTACTTGCAACATAACTGAGTTGTTTTGACTAGTCTCAGTAATAAGATGATCAGGGGGGTCTAGCTGTACCAGAACAGCTAATTTTTTTAATATGGATAAACGACAACAAATCCAAGATGACGCTTTACAGATAGCGATAAATAATCCTCGTGTAACATTGGCTGTATCAATGGGGGTTGGTAAGACACTTATAGGATTACGTTATTTACAAAAGTTTTATCTTGAAGGAAAAATTAAAAAGAAAGTGTTAATAGTAGGCCCTAAGAAGTCTATATTTACTACTTGGAAAGATGAAGCTATAAAGCATAATATACACAAACCTGTAATGGATCTTGTAGAGTATGTCACTTATATATCTCTTAATAAAAAGAATCCTAATGATTACAGTATTGTAATCTTTGATGAAGTACATAACTTGTTATATTCACATTTAGGATTTCTTAGCTTCTATACAGGAAGAACATTAGGATTAACAGGTACTCCGCCAAGATATCCTAACAGTGAAAAGAGTAAGATGATTACTAGTGTATGTCCAGTAAAGTTTATTTATATAACAGATAACGCTGTAGAAGATGAAATACTTAATGATTATAGAATCATAGTACACAATCTATCATTGTCTTTTGATAAAACAATAAAAGTGAATACTAAAAATGGTGGAAGCTTTTATAAATCTGAAATAGATGACTACAACTACTGGACAAATCGAGTTGATGAAGCTGTAGGTAAAAAAGACAAACAGATAGCGTCAGTGATGCGTATGAAGAGTCTGATGAATATGCCGTCTAAAGCAAGATACGCTAAAAAGTTAGCTCTTCATATAGATGAAAAGTGTCTTATATTCTGTAATACACAAGAACAAGCTGATGAGATGTGTTCTCACTCTATTCATTCTAATAATCCAGATAGTCAAGATAATCTAGATAAGTTTAAAAGAGGAGATATACAACAAGCTTCTTGTGTGTTACAAATAAGCGAAGGTGTTAATATTCCTAATCTTAGTGTATGTATTATATTACACGCTTATGGTAATGAACGTAAAGTTTCACAACGACTGGGGCGCGCCCTCAGACTTAATCCAAAAGAAACAGCTATTATACACATATTATGTTATAAAAATACTGTAGATGAGATATGGGTAAAAGAAGCGCTGAAAGACTTTGATCAAAGTAAAATAAAGTATTTTAATCTATGACAGGACATTTTAATGGAAAAATGATAAAGAAAGAAGGAAAGCTAAAGTATTCTACTTTAGCTCTTTCTAAACAATTTGAATTATTCTTATCTAAAGTAGAAGAGGGTCAGATTATTGAGTTTTTTTTTGAAGCTACACATGATGATGGTACACTTCCTCAGTTAGCTAAGATACACGCTATGTTAAAAACGTTGTCTTTACACACCGGTATTCTTGTAGAAGATTTAAAGGTGATGGTTAAAGATAAAGCGGGACTTTGTATAGCGCGGGAAGTATCCGGTAAAGAATACTTCCTCGTAAAGAGCTTTGGTGAGTGTTCTAAAGAAGAACTAGCTCTAGCTATACAAGCTATTATAAATTTAGGAACTGAGATAAATTGTCCTCTTGGATAACAGAATCATCTTCTTTAAACGTCTGATTTTGTTTCATAGCTTCTATTTCAATCTCTTTTAAAAGAGCTGCTATTACAATAACATTATTCATCCAAGGTTTTGTAGGTGTTTTTCCAGATTCAGCTAGTTTTTTAAACTCTTCTATTTCTTCTGTTGATTTATCAGCAGAAAAACTTATTAAAAGTTTTTGTAATTCACCTATAAATCCAGCGCCAATAGTAATAGTAACCTTAGCGTCTTTTTTAATCATTGTTACATTTGACATATAAATAATTTTTACAAATATATGATAGATCTCGATGAAATAAAAGAAAAACTTATAGAAAAGCTTAAACCTACAGGTTGGGCTATTAAACTAAAAGGATTTATTCAAAGTAGTGAGTTTGATAGTATTATTAAACAACTTTATGATCTCAGAGAAGAAGGGAAAAGATTTACACCTCCTCTCAAACGTGTATTTAGAGCGTTTGAAGAATGTCCATTAGATAATCTAAAAGTTGTAATCATTGGGCAAGATCCATATTTTCAAATTGAAGTGGCTGATGGTATAGGATTCTCTTGTGGTATATCTATGAAACCACAACCGAGTCTTAAAGAAATCTTTAAAGAAATCGAAAGGACAGTGGCTCAAGGTTTTCCTGTTTATCAAGATCCTGATTTAAAGCGTTGGGCTAATCAAGGTGTGTTATTATTAAATAGCGCACTTACTTGTCAGATAGATAAACCAGGAACACATTACGGAATATGGAATGATTTTGTAATGTACACTATAGATATGTTAAATCTTACTAACGCGGGTTTAATTTTTATTTTGTTAGGTAAAAAAGCTCAAGAACTTGAGCAAATAATAGGACCTCAACATCATGTTCTTAAAGCTAATCATCCTGCATCAGCTGGATACACTGGTAAAGATTGGGATTGTAATAATATATTTAACGAAACCAATAGACTTATTAAAAACATGAATGGTTCAGAGTTTCAAATTAATTGGTATTAAACATTTAAAATAAGCAAATATGAACAAACAGTTGCCGAAAGTACAGTTAACAGTAAGTAGTATCCAAGCAGATCTTGGTAGTGGTTTAACTTGGTTAAAGAGAGATGACATGGGTTATGGCTCAATTCAAGAAAAGTATGAAGCCTTGGATAGTCAAATTATGACAATCAAAAAACATCCAGCCTTAGTAAATCTTCAAACAATTAATAAGATTTTTGTAATAGTGGATGACACTAAAGTAGTAGAACCAGTTCCTGTACAAGAAAAAGAAACAAAACCAATAATGGCTGCTCTTACAGGTTTTAGTGGAATAGATTTTAGTGGAATAGATAGAATAACGGTTCCTGAACTAGTTGTTTCTGTATCAGAAGAAGAGAAATCTGGAGCTGATGCGTTTGCTAACTTATAATATGAATAAGTTTAAACCAGGTGATTTAGTAGAAGTTGTAGAAGCTGGGTGGGGGTGTAATCCTTGTTTAGTTGGAAAGTTTTTTGTTATTAAAGATGTATTTCAAGTCCACCCAATATATAATTACACTTTAGTAGATCAAGACAAATTATACGTAGATATAGAAAAAACTACTAGAGCTACAAGTGGTGTAATTAGAGAAGAATCATTCAAATTAGTGGGGAGAAATCTCAATGTTGAAAAAATTATTAAACAAAAAAATTTAAGAAAAATGGCTACAAGCTTAGGAAAAGGTAAATCAACCAGTAAAGTAACAGCAAAAGAAGTAAGAGTTATTGACAGTTCTTTGATTAATAAAGAAGAAGTATTTAAGATGTTAGCTTTAGCTGAATCTACTGGAATGCCATTATTATTAGTGGGTGCACCTGGAACTGCTAAAACAAAAACAATAATAGAATATGCGAAAGCTTGGTTAAATAAAGACGGTAATATGACCGCTGAAGACTTTGCGAACAAGATTTATATCTTAGAAACTGACGAAGGGACTAAGTCATCAGAAATTAAAGGAATACCTGATTTAGGTAAATTATTTACTTCTAATCAGTATACCTTAAACACTCCTATTGCTGACGCGGAAATAGTAGTGATTAATGAGGTGGATAAAGCTTCTTCAGCTATCCGTAACGCAATGTTGGGTGTAATGAACGAGAAGTTTTTATTTAACGGTAAACACAAGATTCCTTGTAAATGGAAACTATTTGTAGCTACTTGTAATGAAATACCAAAAGAAGAAGTAGGTAGTCCTTTTTGGGATAGGTTTATGTTAAAAATGACAGTAAACCGTGTATCTGCTGGTGAATTAGTTAAATATTTTGATAAGGGTGCGCGTAACTACCGTGAGAAAATAAAGATTTCTGTTCCTGATAAAACAGAAATATCAACAGTAGATGTACCAACTAAAAAACTTGAAAAGTATTTAGAAGTTGGTTATCAACACAGTTCTGATAGAACTTTAACTTTTGTTCCTGGATTAGCTAAAGCTATATCTTTTATTTGGAATATCAGTGTAGATAAAGCTCTTGTAAAGACAGCTCAAATTATGATTTCTCAATCAGCTGGTTCAGAACTTCAAAATAAATTGATGTCTCCTGAAGTAAAAGCTATTATGAGCAAAGTAGAAATGTTAGCATCTTATACTACAACAGAACAACTTGAGTTGGCTATCGCTGAGATAGAAGCTGGTATTAATGCATATACTACTCGTGGTATAATGGATGAAATACAAGTAAACGAGATAGAAACAGCTATTGATTTTATCTTATCTTCTCACCCAGCTCGTAAAGATTCTACAGAATCTTTTGACGAAATGATGGGTGAATTAGCTAGTGATATGTCTAATGGAGAAGCTATAAAGGTAGCTGAAGTAGAATACCCATTCTAACATAACGATAATTAAGAGAGGGATTTTTCCCTCTCTTTTTATTTTATTTCAAATTTACATATGGCTAATTTAAGAAGTCTCTCAACAGGAGAAAGAATAACAACTAATAATGTAAAGGATTTAAAAAACCCTTATACAATTTTAGAAAAAGTAAAGAAAGGTGAGATAACTTCTCACTACAAGACTGGAGGTGGTTTATTTGATAAAGTAAGTTTTTATAAAAAGAACGATCTTATTAAACCATATATGCATTATATAGATGAAGACAGATTAGATAATATCTGTTCTAAATTTTTAGATGATCCAAAAAGTATGAAAGACGTGTTTGAAAGTATACAAAAATCATCGTCTTACAAAGCTTTATCAGGTAATGATTCTAAACCTGACTTTGACGCATTTAGTAAAAAGATGAAAGAAAACTATAGAAAGTTTCCGAAACATCTTAAAAACGACATCTTTAAAATGTATTACCACAAAATAAGTAGTATAAATTTTGAAGAACGTACTGATAAGAATTATAGTCAGTATAAATTTATAGAAAAAGCCAATAATCCAGTTGGTAAAATCATGTCTGAAACAAGTAATCTGAAAAGTTCTATTTTCACAAGAAATGTTTTACAATATTTTATATCTAGAATGACTTTATTAGAATATACTGATCCAAATGAACATGATAAAATGATGGATTCACTTAAAGGAAGTGGAGATAATGACGGTATGGAAAATCTGATGAAAAAAATGTTTGATGATAAACAATCTAAAGACCAGATGGATAAAACTATACAAGACGCTCAAAATCTTTGTAAGTCTTTAGATGAAATCATGGATGAACCAACTCAAGAAGATTTATATAATAATTCTGACAAAGCATCAGGAGCCGCAAAACTTGATCTAGGAGAATTAAAAAAAGTAGGAGAACATTTAGCTAAAATAGGACTTTCTATGGGTAGTCTTAAAGAAGCTATTAAAAAACTCATGGATAGATCTAAAAATTATTTTTCATCTAGAGATGAAGTTAAGTATGAAGATATATTTAACACTGATAATGTAGCTGGTATAGAAGATTATATGCTTTTACATCCTATGTTAAGAAAGTTTATGATCGAAGATGTTCAGATCAAAGAGGTTAACAAAATAGGGAAAATTAGTATTTATATTGATATTTCTGGATCTATGTCTGGTACTTGTGGTGTTACTGATGTCAATGGTAATAATATTGACAAGTTGGATTTTTGTAAAGCTTTTGCTTTCAAATTACAACAAATGGATTTATTAAAAGATATATATGTTTTTAATGACAGTGTAAAAAAAATAAATCCAAATGTTTTTAGTATTGCGTCTATAGGACTACATGGTGGTACAAATATTAACAAAGTGTTAGATCACATTATGTCTAATGATGATAATGCTATCATCATAACAGATGCTGAAGATAATTGTAATTATTATTCAGAAAAAGCTTTCTTTGTAGGTGTTGAAGGTTGTAGATTTAATCACTTTAGGAGTGATATTATAGAAAAATATGTACAAAAAAATCAAGCTGTTATGTTTGATGGTAAAAAGATTTATAATATTAATAGTAAAGGTGGAGTTATAAGATAACAAAAAAGGAGCTATTAACTTAGCTCCTTTTCTTATTATCCTTGTCCTACATATTTAGACACTTTTTTGTCTTTTGGTCCTGAAGACTTTTTGGATTTACCACCTTTACGCGCTCCAAAAGTAATCTTATTAGCACCAGTTGTTGTTTTAGCCATATTTAAGAGTATTTAATTCCATTTAATCTATTTATCCAGCCCTTGAAAAATTTGTTCTGTGATGGATTATTAACTACAATAGCTTTATATCTATCAAATCTTTTTTGATATAGTTCATTAAACAATCCTTTACCACTATCAATCTTAATCCTATCTAATAGAATTTTAAATGATATAGGACCAAAATGTCCATCTACTGTTACACCTAATAAATTTTGTAAGTACTTAACTATAAGAACACGTCCTTGATTTAATCCTGCGTCTACAATAAACTCAGCTAAAGCTTGATGAGGAATATCATCAGCTTTAAAATAATCCCAATATAGTTTTTTAAGTACTTTGTAAGCTTGCTCTCTTGAAAGATTTTTTACATCATTACAATCGAATATTCCATTGTGATCAGTGTCTAGTTTGTATTCTTTTAGATCATCGAGCGTTAGACCCCAACGAGTACAACCACCGTTGTCATTTAAAACATTCTCATATTTATCACCTTCAAAAGCTACTTCTTTAGGGAAGTAAAGATCAAACTTAGCCATTGTTTTTAGTTTTTTTAATTTTCTTAATCTCTGATAATATTTCAGCGTGTTCTTTTATAGATTGTTTATCTAAAGCGATATCCTCTTCTACTTTCTTAAGTAGTGTGAATATACTCTTTAACATCTCATTAGATTCTTGATCTACTTTTAGATCTTTAAGAAGTTCCTCTCGATCTTTAATAGCTTGTCTATTAGAAGACATAAGAATCATAGGTGTAGCGTAAGCAGCTTGAGAAGAAAGAAGAAGATTCATTAATATGAAAGGATAAGGATCAAAGTTTGTAAAGTGAACAACATTTACTGTACCCCATATAACTAGGATGATTGTTTGCCAAATGATAAACTTCCAGCTTCCTACAAAAGAAGCTACATTATCAGCTAATGTTATTCCAAAGTTTTTCCAGTTCATTATTTTAGTTTTATTTTCCAGTAACAACCGGCTCCGTAAGAGAATCCACCATCATATATAGTACTAATAGTAAATATTCTATCTTTTTTATCTTTATAAAGTAAACCTATTTGTATTCCTGTAAGTGGATCTATATCATTTTGAAAGAATACACTACCGCCAATGTATAACTGTCGTTTAGGTTCATCATGTTGAATATGAATCAATCTAACAGTATCATGAGTTTCAGGAATCAATAAGTTATTTATAAGTTTAGATGATTTTAAAGAGTTACATAATACACTATCATATACATCTACATATCCATAGTTTTTTATTGGAAATCTAGTTTTGTATAATTTAGTTGTAAAGTATTTGTTTACTAAATCATCATATTGTTTTAATAGAGTATCGTAGTTATTACTTGGTTCATAAAATGAATCATGTTTCCATAATGTATCTACTTTACCTGAAATAAATATAGATGCACCTTTGACAGTATCATGAATAGATATATATGTTGTATCATGTTTTACTAGCATTGTGTCTATAGTACAAGGATTTGAGTTTTTACAACCAGTTCTTTGTAAAAATATAACAACTAATAATATAATTATAACAATGTAAGGTAACTTATTCATACTTATTGTTGTATAGAGATTTCTTCACCAAAATATTCAGAAACAATTTTAGCTAAATAACCTACGACAAATATCACTGTTCCTATAACTGGTTGATTGTTTAATGAAGCAGATGCTCCAGCAAAAGTACAAGCTGTAATAATAGAATTAGCTAGTTTAACTATTTTTTTTGGAGTGGGATTATTGTACTGTTCTATTCCGAATTTCATATTATAAAGTTTTTAGTTAGTTTCCTAATTTCCAAGTATTTATATTAGCACTTGGTGACGCTGGTCTTGTTGGATTTGATGCAACAGTAGTTGGACTAAGTGTTATACCTGAAGCACCGGCCCACCAACACACTTCGATATAATCACCAGCTTTTACTGTAATAATATCTTCTAAATTAGCTAATGTTTGAGCACCTTGAGCACTTGTAGTAGTAAATGTATAAGAAGAGTCTAATAAATCTACTCCATTTTTTCTTAACCAAACAGTAATGTTATAGTTTGATGCACCACCGCTAAAGAAAAACTGTCCAAGAAAATTAATAAGATAGTTTCCAGAATTAGCGTAAGTTATTTTTGAACTTGATACAATAGATACACCATTAGATTGTGATGTACTACTAAATGTAACTATATTTACAGAAGTAACACCAGCATTTGATTGTGTAGTAGAATCTTCAAAAGATCCGAAAGATGGAAATGGAACTAATGCTAAAAAAATATTAACTTTTTTTGTAAGCCAATCAATTGACTCAAATAATCCTCTGGTCATAGTTATAAAGTTTTTTTAGGAATTATTTTAGCTATTATGTCCCTTTCATCGGGTTTTATAGCTACTATTTTTTGAAAAGTAGGTAGTGTATCATTAGATGTTGGTACGGAGGTTTGTTTTTGTTTATTAGAATCACTAATAATATCTTGAACAGGTGATGTTTTATAAACAAAATTTTCCAATCTGTTTACTCGATTATTAAGATTCTCTATATTTGCTTTATCCGTAGTTGTTTGTATCAATGCATTAGCTAGATTTGTCTTAATTGTTTGGAGATCATTCCAAATTAACATACCAAGTATTCCCATTAGAGATGGGAAAAGCCATATTTTTACTTTATCAGCTAAATGTGTTGATGCGGGCATCGTAGAATATATTAAAAGTTAAGAAACTATACCACTCACTGTAAATGTAGTTGAAACACCTGATACACTAATTGTAACAGTTTCTGTATAAGTAGCTGCAGATAAACCAGACTTAAGCCTAATATACAAAGTGATATTGTAAGGATTAGATCCATCTGTTGTAGCTGTTACACTAGATGTTGTATATGTACTACCATCTAAAGATATCTGAAAATTAGTTGAAGAATGTGATATTGTAACAGTTTGACCTGAAACTATATTATATAATGCAATAGGTTGTGTAACAACAACACTAGGACCGCTACCAACAACATAGTTAAACCCTTGTATAGTAGTAGGTATATTTTTAAAAGTTTTTAGTTCATAAACAAAACCCGATGGTTGTTTTGTATTAATAAACAAACTGTTTGCTATAATATTACCATTAGTTTTTTTACGAACAAAATATCTTAATCCACCTTCGTGAATTAATTCTCTTTGATATATAGCTGGTGAAGTAGTTATAGCATATGTATTCTTAGGAATAGATGCTAAAGAAGTTGACATCATGGTACCTGGAATAGGAAAACCAAGATTATCTTTTTGGGCATAGAATAATTGACTCATAGTATATAAAGTTTTGTATTTAATGTACAATATAATATACATCTTTTTTGTTAAAAACATTTAAAAAAATAAATATTTAGCCTATGCACGTTATAGATGATTATGAATGTAAACTTGAGACAAAACTTATAGAAAAATTTAAAGATGATTTTTATGAAAAAATGGGATATTATCCCGTTATATTTAGTAAATATACTTTAGATGTATATCATAAAAATATAGTTATATCTTTAGAAGAATTAAGTGATATATTTAAAGATTTTCTTCCTAAAATTCCTCGAGTAAAAGTTACTTTAAGTAATAAATCTAAAATAAGAAAACTAGTAGAGTTACGAGTTATTTTTTGTTTCTTAGCTAGAACTATGAAATATACTCTTAAAGAGATAGCTGTATTTTTAAATAGAGATCATACATCTGTAGTACACGCTTTACAAAGCTTTAATGATTTTATAGAAACCGATCCAGATTTTAAACTTTTATTTGATAAAATAAACACTATATATAGATTAAAATTAAAAAAATATGAGTCATCAGATATGGACAAGTTTGATCAGATATCAGTTGAGCCCGAACCAACTGTACTTCTTAGATTGTTGCAGATACAAGATAAAACCTTCGCAAATAATAGACGTAACCGAAGAATACAAAATAGCAAAAAGTAAAGGTTATATAGATGAAAGTGGTGTATTAAGTCATACAGCTATGACTATGTTAGATGAGTTTGAAACTTATTTAGTTAAAACTAAAAAAGTTGTTACAACATCTGTACTTGGAGAAGATTTTATTACTAAAATAAATGAATATAGAGAGATCTTTCCAGATGGAAAATTTCCTTCTGGAGAGTTAGCTAGACAAAATACTCAAGAACTTAAAGATAAATTTATATGGTTTTTTAAAACGTATCAAGAGTTCAATTGGGATCTTGTTTTAGATGCAACACAATATTATATTATACAAAAAAGACTTGTAAACTTTCAATTTACAATGAGTAGTAGCTATTTTATAAAAAAAATGGATATTCATAAAACAGTGTCATCTAAGTTGGCTGATTATTGTCAAATGATTAAAGATGATCCATCTATTTTAACAAGAGCTATATAATTATTTGTTGGTTAAAATGAATAGTTTATATTTGCAAACCCCCTAATACCGTGTATGGATAATGAAATATTTGGCGGAAAAAGGTATTCGGAAATTCTTAGGGAAGGTCTGATTTATGTAGAAGATAGAAAGAAAGGTAAAAACGTTTCTTTTTTGACACCATGGAACGGAATTAATAGTTCCGGAGTAAATGGTTTAGAGTGGGGCTCCCTATGGACTATAGGTGCTAGACCCGGATCTGGTAAAACTATGATTGTAAGTCAAATTCTAAGAGAGTCTAGAATGTTAAATCCTAAAATGGATTTTAGTATTTTAGAGTTTCAGTTTGAAATGGGTACTAAACAGTATGCTTCAAGAGCTTTCGCTGCAGAGACAGCTCTAGATTACAACACTGTTCTTAGTGCGTATAGAGAACTAGAAGACTTTGCTCATAAACAAATGATCCAACATTTACATGATACTATAGCTTTAGAAAAGCTAGGTATTATGCGTTATTTAATTAGTCAATCAATGGGTCATAAGGATATTGAGAAGGCTATCCATCATTATTATAATCTGATGGGTGGTAAACCTCTTATTGTCACTATAGATCATAGTTGGTTAATTAAACAGTCCATAACAGAAAAGGAGAAGATTTCTACTCTTTACAACACGGCTGAAACTTTGATGAATGTTAAAAGAGATTTACCAGTTATTATTATCATGTTAAGTCAACTTAACAGAGGTATTGATGATGCGGTAAGAAAATTACCAGGTAACATAGCTAATTATCCAACTAGTTCTGATATATTTGGTGGTGACGCTCTTATGCAATGTTCAGATATGGTGAGTGTTATGAACCGTCCTTTTATAGCTGATGTACCAGTGTATGGTCCTAATGGTTATATTATGACAAGTGATGATATCGCAATGCATATTATTAAATCAAGAAACAGTCCTAACAACAGTAATCTTGTTTTTATGAAAGCAGAGTTCAATCGTGGTAGAATGATAGAAGTCGCTCCTCCAGTAGTAAGCTCAGCTCCTAATAATGGAGGAGCTAAAGCTGTAAAATGGCGCACCACTTAACATTTTTCACATTAACACATTACACATGTCAAGTATTTTTGAAGGTTTCGCTACAGAGGCGGATTACAAAGTTCATCAGTTAAAAACTATTAGAGAGTATCATGCCGATCTTATTAAAGATCTTGGTATCACTCCAGGTGATTTTCAGATGAAGATGGCTTTTTATTCAAGCACTGGTAAATATCTAAACAAAACAGTAGTGGGAATCTTCCCAAGTGAGTTTAGAAGACCATCAGGATTGTATATTGAAGTAATTGGTAGAGATTATAAACCTATTACAAACGAAAGAACTGTATATAGAGTTCCTTATAATCCACATTTTGAAGATGAGTATGAACTTAATGAAAGAGGTTCGTATTATGTTCCATTAGAAGAATTAAGAATTGTTAACCCAACATCAGTTGCTATATCTAAATCGTCTGCAGCGATAAGTAGTGATAGTGTTTTGAAAAACAGTAAACAAGAAACTAAAAATCCCGCGGTTACTTTCTTCAAAGCTCCTATATCTATATCTTCTACATCTGTAGATGATGCTCCTTATTCAGATATGACAATAAGAGATTATTATGCGATACACACGGGTAATCCAGTATCAAACAAACATTGGTTAAACGATTTAATCAAAAATCAGAAGTAAAAATTATGGGAAGAGGTGTTTTAATTATTGCGGAATCAGGTTCCGGAAAAAGTACAAGTATTGAAAGTCTAAATCCTTCTGAGACTTTTATAATCAATGTAGCTAATAAACCACTTCCATTTAAAGGATGGAAGTCTAAATATGTAGCTTGGAGTAAAGATAGTCCTAAAGGTAATATTATCAGTAGACATGATGCTGAAAGTATTGAGGCTTGTATCAAGTATGTAAATGAAAAGCGTCCTGAAATCACCACTATTGTTATAGATGATTTTCAGTATGTAAGTTCATTTGAGTTTTTTGATAAGATAAATGAAAAAGGGTATGAAAAATTTACTCAAATTGGTAGTAAATTATCTAAATTATCCAGACTTCCTCAGAATTTGAGAGAAGACCTAACTGTTTTTTATTTAACACACGCTGAAGAAAGCGTAGATATAGAAGGTAAACGTAAGGTGAAAGCTAAAACAATAGGAAAACTTATTGATGAGAAACTAACACTCGAAGGTTTATTTTCTATAGTGTTGTTTGGTAAAGTTAAAAAAGATAAAGATGGAACAATTCGTTATGTATTTGAAACTCAAACAATAGGAGATAACACATGTAAATCTCCGAGAGGAATGTTTCTAACATTAGAAATACCTAATGATTTAGAACTGGTTAGAAAAGGAATTATTGATTACGAAAATTAAAAAAAACACACATGTTTAGTACACAAGGACAAGAAGTAAAAAGTGGTGGTGGATCAAAGAGTCTAACACCAGGAGTAGTAAAAGCCCATATTTTAAGTGGCTTAGTAAGAACATCATCAAAAGGTGATAAGAAAGTGTTGGATCTTTTATTAGAAGGGGAAATAGTTCCTGACTTCGAAGGATGGCCAATTGATAAAGATAACCCAACTGGTCCTAAGTATGCTGGTCCTACTGGTAAAGTAGTAGCTACTGTTTATACAGCTGAGTATAATAGTCAAGAACTTGCTAAAAACGAAATCTTAAGTAAGCTTGTATTTATTTCTGATCAACTAGGTTTGAGAAAAGAAATTGATGAGATTGGTCAAAAGCATAATATTACAAATATTGAAACTTGGGTTGACAAAGCTATTGATGTATTAAAAGGACATGATCTTAATTGGTTTTTAAAAGGAACAGAAGAAGAATATAATGGTAAAACCATCGTTAAACTTTCTCTTCCTAAGTATAAATATGTAGCTAAAGACATAAGTAAGCTTGATGTATTTGATAAAACTAACATATATCATTACAAAGCTTTAGCTCCATCTATACCTGTAGCAAGTTTTGACGCTGGTTCTGATTTTGATATGTAATCATTGTTGCTATTGATTAAAAAAGGGGGATTCTTTAATAGGGATCCCCTATTTTTTTAAACTGTTTTTATGTTTAACACTAAGAATCTTGTAAATGATGTAAAGCAGATACCTATTCCTTGGATATTTGAACACTTTTGTAAACTGAAACATAAATTAGATGGTTCTGAAGTAAAGATTAAAAGTATATTTAATCCTGAAGAAAGAACACCTAGTTTTTCTATTTACTGTACAAGTGGTCAATATAGATTTAAGGATTTCTCTACAGGTAAAGGAGGATCCGCTGTAGATCTTGTAAAAGAACTATATAACGTTCCTTTTCATAAAGCATCTGAAATCATTATAGAAAATTACAATGACTTTGTTCTTCATAATAATGGAGGATATAATATGTCAAAGTTTAAAGTGTCATCAAGATATAAGGTGACATCTGTAGTGTTTAGATCCTGGACATCTAAAGATCAATATTTCTGGACTCAGTTTAACATAGGATCAAAGCTTCTTACAGAACATAATGTAAGACCGCTTGAAAGTTATCTTATGGAAAAAACTACAGACGCTGGTCCTATTACACTAACTATCAGAGGTAGTTATTTATATGGATATTTTAGAAAAGATGGGAGTTTGTATAAAATTTACCAACCCAAAACTTTGGATAAAAAATTTATTAAAGTTAAAGATTATATTCAAGGATTTGATCAAATTAATTTAAATCAGTTTTTGTTAATAACATCTAGTCTTAAAGATATAATGGCTATTAAAAGTCTGAAGCTTAAGAATATAGATATAATAGCTCCTGATTCTGAAAACACTTTGATTAAAGCAGCTGATATGGAAATCTATCGTTTAAACTATAAGAAGATTCTTGTAATGTTTGATAATGATGAACCAGGTAAAGCGGCTATGGTAAAGTATAAAGAAACATATCCTTATATTCATGTATGTTATCTACCAATGAGTAAAGATCCTTCAGATAGTATTCGTGATCATGGACCTTTACAAGTTAGAAATAGACTTGTTCCAATAATAGATAAACTTATATCTTTGCCGGATGAAAGCAAAGAAAGTAGTGAAATCTAGAGTTGCTAAAACAAGAGCTGGTGGTACAATGAGTGAAGCTGTGTACTGGACTTTCATCAGAAGCGCTCTTAGACAAAAAAGTAGATGGTGGCCACCTGTAACACAGGTTAAACTAGAAGCAAGACGTATTTATAAAGGAGTTAACAAAAGACAAAAGTATGAATACCAATGTAACATTTGTAAAGAGTGGTTTATGGAGAAAGATATTAATATTGATCACATTATACCAGCCGGAGCTCTTAACTGTGGTGCTGATCTAGAAGGGTTTGTAGGAAGATTATTTGTAGAGGTTGAAGGGCTACAGGTACTATGTATAAATTGTCATGACAAAAAAACACAAAAAGATAGAAAGAAATGAGTGAATTCTTAGATGGTATGTTATCAGAAGATGATATAGGTAAAGTGAAAGAAGAACTCTGCGAGGTGTATAGATTTCTAGAACTTACAGAAGCTTTTACTACAGATTTTAGAACAGGAAATAGAATTCGTATTTTTCTAGAAGAAAAAGGCTTATGGAAAAAAGCTGAATCTAACAAATTATAAAAAATAAAATATATGCTTGAGGATTTATTAAGAGAAACTATGGAACATTTACAAAATGAGTTCTATAGTAAACAAATGATGTTTAGTTATAGTTCTTTAAAACAACTGATGTGGAATCCCGCGTTTTTCTATCAATCTTATATATTAGGAAACAAAGAAGAAAAGTTGGATAACCATTTAGTACAAGGTAAACTTGTACATTGTTTGTTATTAGAAGAACATAACTTTGAAAAATTGTTTGTTGTTTCTCCCGATACTCTTCCTACAGGTAATACAAAAGCTGTAGTGGATAGAGTTTTTAAACATTACTCAGAGTTGTCTGATGATGGAAGAGAAAACTTAGATGAATTTAAAAACGCGATCCTTGATGTATTGACAGATATGAATCTACATCAAAGTTTAAAAACAGATGATCAAAGATTTGATAAAATAATCACTTCTGAAACAAAATCATACTGGAGTTTTTTAAAACAAAAGAAAGGAAAATCTCTAATATCTGTAGAGGATTACAACTACTGTAAAGAAGCTGTTGATTTGATAAAGCAAGACAGTTTGATATGTAATCTTATAGGATGTAGCGCTACTGATTTTGATGATGTTGAAGTATATAGTGAAATAGAACTCTCAATGAATGTTGCCGGTAAACCTTTTGGAATTAAAGGTATATTGGATAATCTTGTAATTGATAATGATAAAAAAGTAATACGTATTAATGATATTAAAACAACAAGTAAAGAACTAAAAGATTTTTCAGAAACTGTAGAGTTTTATTCTTATTGGTTACAAGCTGTTGTATATATGTCATTAGTTCACGTTAATTACGCGCGTCTTATAGATGCTGGTTATAAAGTGGAGTTTCGTTTTATTGTAATAGATAAATCATTTTTAGTATATCCTTTTAAAGTGAGTGATTTAACAATGAACAGCTGGTTAGAAAGAATGAAAGAGGTCTTAAACAAAGCTGAGTGGCATTATATAAATAAAGACTATAGTCTTCCATACGACTTTGCTGTAGGAAACGTAGTTTTATAAATAACAAATTATGATTAGTAGCTTATACGATAAATATTTTCAAAAATCTAGATCTTTTTTATTTCCCGCACTTGGTATAAATAAGAAAAATCCTTTTACACCGGCTGGTGTATACTTGTCTATTAAAGATAAAATAGGAGTGGAGGATATGATATTAGTATGTGCGTATAAAGCTGAAGACACTAGTGTCTTTAAAACATTTGAAAAGAACGTATTACAATCCAATAAGTTGTTTGAATATGTGATTGAAGCTGATGGGTTTAAACTATACATGTTTAAATTTACAGAGTATAAAGAAGATTGGAAGTATTTTCTAGAAGGAAAGTATTCTAAATTATCTAAAGATATGAAATCACACATTAAAGATTATTTTGGTCCTCTATCATCAGAGTACCTCTATATGAAAACTTATCTGTATCCAGAAAAATACATGGATGTGTATGCTAAACTTCTGAATGTAAAATTGAGTGTACTTAAAGAAGTTGGAGAATTGTGTGATAAATACGATATCGAAAAAGAAACTTTGAGTATTGATGTAAAATAAGTAGCTTTGCAAAAAATAAAGTTTAGATTTATGAAGTCAATGATTTTGATTACATCATCTTGGGGAGTTAGAAAGACTTTCAAGATGATTCCAGTGTCACCAATTTGTCCGTACAACGAGGTAATATTTGATCCAGAAGATAAAGTGTTAGTTGTTATTGGAAAAGAAAAGAAAGAAACTTTTCATATGATGGCTAAACTTAATGAATGGGGAGATCCTACAGCTATGAAAATAGGTAAGAGAGCTAATGGAAAAGACTATGCTGAAGAAAGAAAAGCGTTAGAAACTTTCTATGAATACTTTATAAGTAACGAAGATGAAATTAAACAGTTTGTTCAAATGTTTGCAACAAACACTGATACATTTGATCTTAGTATTTTAGATGAAGCTTTCAATCCTACCGCGGTCAAAAAGTCTATTGTCACTGTTTAAAATAAACCAACAAAGGAGATCAATTAGATCTCCTTTTTTTTCTTAAGAAGGGGAAACAGCTTAACTGAATATTATATATATGGCAGATCATTACGTAATGGACTATGAAACGATTATAAATCTTTTCACAGCCGTGTTTACACACTACAAAGAGGATAAAACAAAGAAGTTTATTATCTGGGAACACCAGAATGATTTCAAAGACTTAATATCTTTTTTAGAAAATAATATAACTAAAAACGAGTGGCATATAAGTTTCAACGGTATAGCTTTTGACGCTCAGATTACTGAAAAACTGTTAAGAGAGAAACACAAACTCATACATATGTCAGGAAAAGATCTTGCTTCCTGGATATATAAATACGCTCAAGATGTTATAGATCGTAAAAACAGATCTGAATTTGCTGAGTTTACTCCTAGACAATTTAAGATTAAGTGTATTGATCTTTTTAAGATGAACCATTGGGATAATAAAGCCAAGATGTCTAGTCTTAAATGGATACAGTATTCTATGGACTGGTATAATGTAGAAGAGATGCCTCATCCGCATTATGAACCGGTACCCGATCAAAAGACTCTAGATATGATTGTTGATTATTGTGTCAATGATGTAAAGAGTACTAAACAAATTTTACACTTATCAAAAGAACAACTAAGTTTAAGAACACTTCTTACTACAGAATACGGTGTAGATCTATATTCAGCTTCTGAACCTCGTATATCTAAAGAGTTATTTATGTTCTTTCTTTCTAAAAAGACAGGACTTGATAAAAGTGTTATAAAAGACATGCGTACTCCACGTAGTTATATAGTGTTAGCTGATTGTATTCTTCCTTATGTTAAGTTTAAAACTCCAGAGTTTCAAAAGCTACACGACTTTTTTAAAAAAACAGTTATTACATCTACAAAAGATGGATTTAAGTATTCTCTTATAAATAGAGGAGTTAAAACTGATTATGGACTTGGTGGTATCCATGGAGCTGCAGATATGGGTGTGTATGAAGCTAAACCCGGTTATGTAATTATTTCTTCAGATGTTGTGAGCTATTATCCAAATCTAGCTATTCGTAACGGTTTTCATCCGGGACATCTTCCTCAAAAAGAATTCTGTGAACAGTATGAGTGGTTTTTTAATGAGAGAGTGAAGATTCCTAAAACAGATCCTAGAAACTATGTATATAAGATTATTCTTAATAGTACATATGGTTTATCTGGTGATGAAAATAGTTTTCTTTATGATCCTAAGATGACCATGCAAATCACTATTAATGGACAACTACTGTTAAGTATGTTGTACGAGATGTTGTGTGAAGCTATACCTGATGCTGCACCTCTTATGCAGAATACAGATGGTTTAGAGATGATGATTCCTGTTACAGCGGTTTCTACTTATATGTCAGTATGTCATCAATGGGAACTACTTACTAAACTTCAACTTGAACATGATGAATATACCAAAATGGTTATCGGTGATGTAAATAATTATATCGCGGTAAATAAGAAAGGTAAAGTAAAATGTAAAGGTAGATTTGAGTGGGAAGATCTTGATAAAAAGAAAACAGCTACGTTACACAAGAATAAATCTTTCTTGATTATTCCTAAAGCTATCCACGCGTATTTTGTTAATGGTGTAAAACCTGAAGACTTCTTAGCAACTAACACTAACATTTTTGATTATTGTGGAGGTGTAAAAGCTAAATCTGGATGGCATTATGAAGGTAGAGACTTTGTTAATAATCAACAACAAGTAACAAAGCTTAAAAAGATTGTTAGGTATTATGTATCTAATCGCGGTACTAAGCTTATAAAATGTCATACTGACGGAAGAGAGTTACAAGTAGAAGCTGGTGTATGGAGACAAATAGTAGCTAATGAGATAGATATTAATAAACCGTTTGAATCTTATGACATTAATTTTAGTTATTATCTAGAAGCTATTTATAAAGAAATCAATCAGATAGAAAAGGTAAAAAACAGAAACGTTAAACAATTATCATTATTTTAAAAATTATAGATTATGCCTCTTAAAGTAGGATATGTAATAGAAGAAGCTATTATAAATAGTGGCCCTGCTAAAAATGGGTTTACATCACACAATGATGTAAAAAATAGTGTAAAAGACTCATTATCAAAAAATGGATATACTGTTTCTTTTGAACATTATAGAATGACTCCAACTAAAGATGTAGTTCAAGGTATTCATTATACAACATCAGGTCATATATTAATATGGGTTAATTCTTATGTTAACTCGTTTGGATTTAGATGTGTGTTAGGTAAGAGTTATATGGATAAAATAATCATTAACAGAACACCTAATATCTGTAAAATGAGAACAGGGTTAACTATCAGTGATATAGATGCATCTGTACAATCACAATTAAACACTGTATCAGATATATCAAAAATTGATGAAACAATAGACTCATTTATAAATATGCCTATTGATAAACTAACTACATCAAGTATTATAGGTCAGTTGTTGTTTATAGAAAACATATTAAATCTAACACAAGTTGGTATATTAAAAAAACAATTAGATTTATCCGTTCCAAAAACTGTGTTAGAGTTGTTTGAAAAGTTGACAGACGTTTTAGATGAGTCACATCCTTATTCATACATTGATGATCGGTTGGTATTATATAATTATTTAAAAAATTATTTTAAACCAACTATATCAAATAATGGTATAAATGTTCCGGTGTCACCAGTGACACATCGTGAGGTTATTGATGTAATAGAAATAATGAAAGAGTTTGAACAACCTAATATGGGTGTAATATTTATGTAATATAATTAGGGAGAATAATCTTCCTAATTTTTTAAATTTATTTATGGATGATCAACTAAGTGAAAATAGTATATCTGATTTATTTGCTTGTGTTTTACAACATCTAAAGTGTATAGAAATAAGAATTGAAGCTAGTAAATCTTTAACTAGTAAACAACAAAAATATATATTAGGTAAAGCTCTAAAAGCAGCTCAATTAGCTGTAAACGAAGTCTGTAGCTTAATGCCAGATAGTAAGTCAGTATTAACAGTAAAAAAGTATTTAGATAGAGCAGATCTTGTATATTTGATGTTGATTACTGAAGAAGTATTTAGAGTTCCACCAGATGATGTAGAAGAAGTAGTGGACATGATTCAAACATTTATTAATAATAAATATAAATAAAATGATAATTGGGATTTCAGGGTACTCTGGGGTTGGAAAAAGTACAATAGGAAAGATTATATGGGAATTAGATCATACCTGGGAAATGAAAATGTTTGCGGGTAAGTTAAAACTCATAGCTTCTATCCTAACAGGTATTCCCATAGAGATGTTTGAAGATCAAGAGTTTAAAAAAACTGATTTAGGACATGAATGGAATACTAAAGTTATAGAAAAAAAGTGGCTACCAAAAGGTATAGACAGAGAAGACATTTCTAAATCAATGACTGTAAGGATGTTTTTACAGCTTCTTGGTACAGACGCTATGAGAAACTGTTTACACGATAATATATGGGTGAACGCTTTATTTGCGGATTATAAATCACCAAAGATGTCTGAACATCACCCTAGTAAATGGGTGATAACAGATGTTAGATTTCCTAATGAAGCTAAAGCTATTAAAGATAAAGGAGGTGTTATTATTCGTGTTGATCGTCCCGGATATAAACCAATAAATAGTCATCCTAGCGAAGTAGCCTTAGATGATTGGGAGTTTGATTTTAAGATAGCTAATGTTTCTGATATAACTAGTCTTGAATTAACAGTAAAAGAAATATTAAAACAAATAAAGTTATTATAATGGGCTTAACAAAACATACAGCTACTGTAAACATATATCTAGAAAATAAAGCTTCTAAAGAAGAATTAGAAATATTTAAAGCCACTATAGATAAAAGAATGAGCACGTATTTTTATGTTGAATATAAAAATCCAGATAACTTATCTGGAAAAACTATTCATCATATAATCAATGGAGAGTATTTACAATCTGTAAAAGAACACAAAGATTTTACAGGACTTGATTTAAAACAAGCTAAACATCAAGTTGATAATTTTAGAAAATTAAATAATTTATAGAATGAGTTTAGCTTTAAGAAATGATGTGTGTTCTGATACATGTGTTAAAGTTTATGATCCCCTTTTACAGGGGGATTCTAAACTTATAGGTGTGTATGAGAACTTTAACAAAGCTGGTAATAGATTGGGTATACCACCAGCAGATGTACAAAAAAGATGTGTAAGAAAAACACAAATATATTCTTCTGTTTTAAAGAAAGATATAGCATTAAGAATGTCGGCTTTAAAACCAAGAGATAAAGAGTTAATAGAAAAAACATTAAAAAATATACCATTATGATATTATCAGACAAAGTAATTAAAGATGAGTTATTAAAAGGTAAAGTTATTATAGCTCCTTTTGAAGAAAAGTATTTGAATCCAGTTAGTGTTGATCTTACGCTGGCGCCTAGTTTTAAGATATATAAAACGCCTGTAAAAAAAGTATTTAAAGATCAAGTTCCTCAATATATATTAGATAAAGAAGAACTATATTTTATAGATAGTCATGGTATGTATGTTTACACTGAACCATTGGATCCACGCAAACCTAATGAAGTAGAAGAATTTACTATTCCAGATTATGGATGTGTTCTTATGCCAGGAGATGTTTATCTTTATGCTGTAAACGAACGTATCGGTGTAAAAGGTAATATAAGAGCTAAGGTTGAAGGTAAATCTTCTTTAGGTAGACTTGGATTGTTTATACATATAACTGCTGGTTTTATAGATCCAGGATTCGAAGGAAGCTTAGTGTTAGAACTTGTTGCTACACGTCCTATATTAGTATATCCTAACATGAAAATATGTCAGTTAGAGTTTGCTAGAGTGGAGGGAGAAATAGAAGAATCCTATGATCAAAAAGCAGGTAGTAAATACCACGGTCAAACTGGAGTACAAGAATCAAAATATCATCAAAATTATAGTAGTGAATCAGGAAAGTCTGTCTATTAATAAAAGTAGTTTTAAACTACTAAAAGAAGAATATAATAAAGCTGTTGAGTCTAAACTCAACAGCTTTATTTTTCAAGATAAAGAGATATTAACAGGATACGCTAAGTATCTAATTGAGTATTTAGAAAACGAATTTAAAGATGGAAAATAAATATTATACTCCAGACATATCAGATTTACATATTGGATATGAATGTGAATGGAAAGATTGTGATGAATATGCTTTTGAAAAAAAAGATGAATATCCTTGGGAAAGTATTACTATTGAAGAACTTGATTTAGAAAATCTTGTAGAAGATTTAGAAGAAGGAAGAATAAGAACTCCATATCTCACTAAAGAACAGTTAGAAGCTGAAGGATGGATCTGTATAGCAGATATAATTTATGGTGATGGTGTAAAATTATTTAAAAAAGACATTGGTAACTATACTTATGATTGTAGATATAATATTTTAAGTACTAGATTAACTATTGAGTTACGGGATTATATACTAGATGCTTCAAAAATAAAAACAAATCCACCTGGTAAATATTCTTTAGATATTGTTTATAATGGATTCTGTTCTTCTATTAATGAATTTAGATATATATGTAAACTATTAAATATTAAGTAAAATGAAGAAAGCATTATATCTAGATGATACGCGTATCCCAACTGTAACTATTCCCGGATATCATCCATGGAATGTTGTAAGAAACTATGATGAGTTTGTAGAATACATATCCAAAAACGGTATACCAGATCTGATCTCTTTTGATCATGACCTGGCCCAGGAACATATGGATGACTATTACAAACAACTTATGGTAGAAGGATTTCAACATCCTAACTACGGACAGTATAAAGAAAAAACCGGACTAGATTGCGCGCGTTGGTTAGTAGAACATTGTCAGAAAAGATTATTATATACAGAAGAAGTATGGAAAGACATACCTGGTTATGAATCTATTTATAAAGTATCTAATTTTGGAAGAATTATTCATAAAGGATATAATAAAAAAAATGGAAAGACAAATGCTTTTCTTAAACCTGATAAATCAGTTACTGGTTTAATGGTAACATTATATGATGGTAATGGTAATAAAAGTAGAAAAAAGATTCATAGACTTGTTGCTGAATCGTTTATTGTTAATATTGATAATAAATCACAAATAAATCATATAGATGGGAATAGATGGAACAATCATTGGAGTAATTTAGAATGGTGTACATCTAAAGAAAATAATGAACATGCTATAAATAATAATATAAGACCAAAAAAAAGAAGCAGAGTTTCTGAAAATACGTCTATTAGTATACCAATAGCTCAATATGATATTAATAATAACTTAATTGACGTTTATGGTAGTAGTGAAGAAGCTGCTAGACAACTAGGATTTAGTGCTTCATCAATAAGAGCTTGTGCAAGAAATTTATATAAAACAAGTAAAGGTTTTATATGGAAAAATGCTAATGATTTACCTATTACAAAACCATCTATTTTACAACCAAATATAGATTATAAATTTAGACATCCATTTTTTATTCCTGATATCAGTATTTTAGAAAATGAGTATAAAACTTTATTATCTTGGAAAGCATGTTGTCATTCACATAATCCAGTTGGATCTACAAATATACAAAGCTATATTAACGGCTTTAAAAAACATACGGATCAACCACAGGATTGTTTTATTATGAAGCATCCTTTTGAAATTAAAAATTAGACAGTTATGAATAGTATGTTACATGTTAAGTTTTCTTTTTTTTCAAAAAGAAAAACTGTTTTTGGTATTTTGTATGAACAAGGTGAAGCAATATGTGATGATACCAGAGAAGAGTCTATCTATAATGAGATAGGAATTGGTATAGGAATTATTATTATTTACTTTACTTATTACAAAAAAAAGTAACAAAAAAGAGGGAGAATAACTCCCTCTTTTTATTGTATCTCTTTAGTATAATATATAACTCTGTTTACATTACTTAATACTGGAAGTACTTTAGTTATAGCAAGTGCTGTACGTTCATTATCATATTTAAGTTTACCATCTGGTTTTTCGACACCAAGTATATGTTGTCCAAAAGCGTTAAAAGCTTTTCCCATATTTTGATAAGTGATCAGTATTGGTACAACATTTTTTTGTAAATCATTTGCAGATCTAATATCTATATAATAAGTCATATCACGTTGTAAATCTTTTAATTGTCTTAAAACAAAAAGATTATACATTTTTTTATCTTTTTTATCTGTAGGTGATATAGCTGATAATATTGTATACGCTAACATTAATGTTATAATAACTTGTATTTCAGCGACAGCTTTTTTAAAGTTAGCAAGTTTCATTTCATCACTTATATCTACATCTCTATTAAGAACAGCATCTAACATAAGTTTAAATGTACCTAATCCTTTTTCTCTACAAATACCAACAAATGTTCTATAAAAACCTTCTTCTTCTCTATTCATTATACCATCAATATGTTTAGGATCAAACCTTACACCAATTGTTTCAGGTAACCATGATTTAAACACCATAAACAATCTACCTATAGAGTTTCCTTTAGCTTTAAGATATATATCTTTACCAACAGCTCCATGTAGTTTTTTAGCTAGTTGTCTATATTTAAGAATAGTATCAGTATACAGTTCATCAAATGTTTTTCCACCATTTTTTTCAGCATCCCAAGGACCAAATTCTTTTTCATCATATTTACCATCTTCATCTAATACTTCATGTAAAGACTTTTGTCCCTTGCTAGTTTCAACTTTAGTAAAATTAAAACCAGCCATCATAAGCTCAGATTTAAAATGATAGTCACCAGATTGAAGAAGTGTATACCCTTTAGGTAACATAGCTTTAAACTTATCTACATTACTTCTATTATCAACTAAAGATTTTACATAACCATGATCTTCTCCTTCTAATAGTCCTGAATCTGATAACACTTTAAATAATATATGTGTCATTCTTGTCTCATATTTTCCACCAGACCAGTATTTACCTATTGAAGAAGCTATTAATCTATTAGCAATAGCTAAATCAGATGTAGTATAATCTCTACCACCTTTTGCGTGTTCCCAGTTATTTAGTTTACCAACAAGTAAGTTTCTAACTGCAGAAGCTACGTTAAAAGTTAATGATGTAGCTCTTGTTAAAGTAAGACTACTATCAATCATTTGTGATAATGAAAACTTTCTACCACCTAAATTCGTATGTTCTTTTTTTAATTGATATAAGGCATCTGTTAAGACTTCTTCATCTTTTTCTGTAATATTTTCTTTATCTAACTGTTCATTAACTTTTTTAATTTTATCTTCAATAGCTTTTGCTTTTTTAGCTTTTTCAGATTTATATAATCCACCACTAACTAGTTCTTTCCAATCATAAAACAAAGTATCACCACTAAGCGCTTCATCAGCCATATCTTTATCACTAATACCATAAAATCCTTTTTTTACAGTAAAGTCCGCCAATCCTTTTATATGTTTAGCATCCTCAGCTTTAGCTATATATTCACCTGTTTTCTTATTGTATTTATAAGAACCTTTAGTTTCTTGTATTACGTCATTAATAATATCAACTTGAGCTTTAATTGTATTCTTATGTTTATATATCAAAGACATATCAGCAAAGGCTCTAGCCATTAATATCATATCTTTAGAAGCTTTCTCAGTTCCTATATCTTGATGTAAAAATGTAGCGTTAAAGTTTCTACGTTCTTTCATAGTCATACCACCGGTTTCAACTCTTTGTTCATAGTCATACGCGGTAAATGCATTTAAAAACCAATCTCCTAATCCTTTAACTGAGTCTTTAATATTACTAAGTCCATATTCTTTAGCAGCTTTTTCAGCTATAATTGGAAGATAGTTTGAACCAAGTCCTTCTATTTCTTCTTTAGGATACCAAGATAAATTTTCTTTAATCGTTTTATCAAACCAAGAATAAAATTCATATAATACTGGATCATTAACTATAGTGTCAAACTGTTTATCGTAATACTCCATATCCTGACCTTTTATATTTTTTACAGGAACAAGATAACAATTTTCAGCACCACCTTTTGCTGTAACAATTAGAGCTCCATATATCTTTTGATTAACATATTTTAATGGATTGTATAAATTATCATAATCCTCTACTTGTTCTTTAACCCAATCAGCTTCTGTTTTACCTTCAGCTATTAATTCTGGATGATAAGCTATCTTAGCTATCATATTAGCTTGATATTGATCTTTAGCTTTTAAATATCTTTCATATCTTAAAGCACTTTCGCTAATAATATTATCAATTTCGTTTTCTTTAAATCCTAAATTTTTAAGATTTTCTATTTCACGTTCTCTATCAGAGTCTTTATAATCTTCAGAATTTATAAAAGGTAGTGAATTAAACAATATAGTGTTAGCTTCATTCCAAGCGTGGTATCGAGCCCAAGCTGCTTTAACTTTTTCTTTGTTATCACCCACTTCTTTTAATTGAATATCTAATGTTGTTGAGTTAGCTCTTTTAGAATCCCAAAACTTTTGAGAATATCTAGAAACTCTAGTTCTTGTTTCAGTGTTATCCTTATTCTTTTTCATTTTAAAGAATATATCAAACCCATTCTTTATTATTTCTGGATGTGTTTTTAGCTTATCAGCTACCTTATCTATTTCACGATGTATATCATTTCTTTCCTTATTAATTTTAATATTAGTTTCTTCTAATAATCTACTTAATACGTTTGCAATAGGAACACCTGTAGTAGTAAGATCTCTGATCCATTCAGTAGCTAATGATGTATCTACAATTCTTGTAATCTCTGTTTCAGTTATTTTACCATCAAAAGCTTTTCTTATAAGCTCTATAGCAATTCTTCTTGTTTTATCAGATAGATCAGAAAAATTATGAAGAATAGTTCTAACTTTTTCTCTTGTTTCATCCGGAAGCTCATCAACATCTTCTATACCAAGAACAGATTTAAAATTAGACCAGCTTTCTACCATTTCTTTAGCAAACTTTAACTCATTAAAACTTATAGAGTCTGACGACTTATACATAGTTTCAACAAGTTTATGATCTATAGTAGCTTGATTAAGAATAAGATTAAGTTGTTTATCCCCAGTAGATGTTGATATATCACGTAAAGCTCCAGTTGTTTCTTGAATAATGTTTTTATAATAAGCTTTTAACCTAAGTTTTTCTTCTTCTGAATAAGCTGAGTGTTCAATAGCTTGAGCCATATTCTTAGCATCACTTATTCTTTGATTAAGCATTGTTACTGTAGCAACCGTTACATTAAGACCGGCTTTTTTCAAATCTTTTAAACTGGCTCCAGTTTTAATAGAGTAGTAAAAGTCACTTTGCTTTCCACTATTATCAAACTTTTCTGATGGATTATCTATAAGATATTTAACTAACTCATCTTTTTCAAACTCCATTCCTTTGTATGTGTACTTACAGCTCATATTAACATTTTGTTTTTATATCTAATAATTTTATTATATCATTAAAGTTATCTAGCATAACGTTTTCTTTAAATGAAAAAGCCTCTTCGGTTCTTATAGATCTTTGTATTTGATCATCAACTCTTGTTCCAAGTAAACCAATAATATTAGATAATCCTTCATGTAAAACACTATCTTCTTTTATCTGACCTTTGAATAAATCAAGAAGAGTTGCTAAGATATCTATAAACCTGTCAATAATAGATTTATTACCTGAGTATTTTGTTTGATTCATAAAGTTTCTAAAACCTTTATCACTCATCATCATAGATACAAAATCATGAACATTAGTCAAACCATAATACTTACTCTTATCAGCTTGAGATAAGAAACCACCTTCTTTATTAGTTTGTTCTATAGCATTCTTAAGAGCTTCTTTGTGTTCCTCATCATTTAATATTTTCTTTTGAGTATCATTAAATAGATTCTTAATAGCTAATACATATTTTTTCTGTGCTACAGATAAGGTATCAGGATCTGCGTTAAGTAAATCAGCTGTAAGATGATGCATTATCTCATGTATAACTACATCATGTAAAGCTTGAGTTTTATCTTTAATCTCAGTATAATCTTTAATAGCTAATGTTGGATTGATAGTTATTTGTTTACTATTTAGATCATACATACCAGGATTTTCAGCTTTATAGTCTACTGTTACTTTAAATGGACTAGGTTTAGCTTTTATAATAGAATTTACTACTTGTGTGTTAAATGGATTAGCGTTTGCTTTTATATTTTTAAGTAAATCATTAACACTGATATTTGTACTATCTTCTCCAAATACAGAGTTAATAGCTATCTGATCATGAAACATTGACATGTTATTATCTAAAAAACTCAAAGGACTATCTTCCATATATTCATTCGGAGCTTGTGAGAATGTACTAGCATTTTCACCTTTACTAACAATTAATTTTTGAGAGGCTCTGGATAAAGCTACATAATAAATAGCATTTTGTTCTGTATTGTATAACTCACCATTTCTAAGAATATCTGTACGCTTCATGTTTCTAATACTAGCCATATCAACATAAACAATAGGTATACTCATACCTTGTGATTTATGTACTGTAACAGCATATCCAAAATCTATACCTTTATCCATTTTCAGATTATGAGCTATATTTAAACCATACTTTCCGTGTGTACGTTCATTATAAAGTTCAACACTATCAGTTTTTGGATTATAAATATACTTTGCTCCAGTATTTATACTAGCTAGTTCTTTTCTTACCAGGTATACAGCTTGTAAATAGTCAACATACTCTAATCTTCCATTACCATTATCATACTGAGTATTAAGAACATGAATCTTTTTCAAATACTGTTTTAAATAATTTTTATTAAACTCCATTTGTTCAGAAGTTAAACCATAGTTATGAACGTCCGCGTTAGACATATTCAAGTATGTAAATACTGTATAATCAGATATACCACCCATCCCCATTTTTAAAAGATGAGATAGTAATTTGCTAGTTGCTGTTATTGTTATAGGACCATTTTCAGATTTTTCTATATTATTTACAACATATGTAACAGAATTAGCTAATTCTCCTTTTTCTATTTCTTTTGTTTCAGATCCAATATAACCAACTATTTTTTCTCCTACTTTTAATTCACCTTCATATCCTAATACTTCTCTTGCGCTTTTATTTGCTTTAGCTACACCATCATTTGTATAATTTAATATAATAGTGTCTTCAACATTATTTTTTAAGTCATTAATCAATTCATCATTATAATCACTTTTAGTAAGTTGTTTTAATGTATCAGTTGATTCAAACATTTGTTCATTAAACTTATTAGCATTTCTTATATTTGTTAAAACAGTTAAAATGTTGTTGTCTTTAGTTCTAAAGATTTGATTTAACTTACTTATATTTGGGTTAAGAAAAGCTTTTGATATATTTTTAGTTGGTGTTGTTTTGTTATTATCATCATCATTATCAGTTTTAACTGCTGTGATTTGTTTTGGATCACCTATGAAAATAACACGATGTCCTGAAGCTTTAGCTGTAGCTACAAGTCTACTAAATTCTATATTATCTAACATAGATACTTCATCTAAAACAATAATGTTTTTTAAACCTGTAGCTCTATCATTAAACTTTCTAGTAAAATTTGTTATTTCTCTATTTTGTTTAACTGTTGTTCTTATAGAAGATTGAATTGTTATTGGAAAAGTCTTAGATCCATATTTTACAATGTTTATACCAAGAGCAACAGTAGCTGCGTGAGTAGGTGCCATGTATATAAACTTAGCTCCACCACCTTTAACTTTCATATATTTTTCTAGTATACCAATAATAGATGTCTTACCTGTACCAGCATATCCTTCTAAAGTATGTACACCATTATATTCTCCTTCACCTGTAGTTTTATTCTCAACAAAATCAATAAGATTTTTAAGAGCTTGTGATTGTTCTTCACTTAAAGGAAACTCTGTAGTAACACTTGTTCCATTATATTCAAACTTAGGTTTTTCACCTTCAGGAACCTTTTCTACCACATCTTCATTATGTTGATCAACAATCTTATCCTCAAGTTTTTTATCTTTTTCTTGAAATATTCTTTTTAAAACATCTTTTGATGTAATCTGAGTACCATAACTACTTTCTTGTAAAGAAACAACGGCACCCTCCATATCAATAAAATATGAGTGTTCGTTAAGTCCTAGTTTAATAGTGACAACATCTTGTGGATGTATCATTGTATCATGTTTAAGTGATACTTTATAAAACAGCCCAGGATCAGTTACTTCTTTACCTTTTTCACCTTTACTTACATAAAATATTTTTTTAAGTTCTCCAGAGTAAGGTCCCTCATGTTCTACAATAAATTGTGAACTAAATGATCCATTACCATATTTAACAATATCTGTTTGTATGTTGTTAGTCTTTTGTTGTTGTTCTTCAGACTCTGTAAAAGCTGGTTGATCAATTGTTTTTGTATTTCTTAGTTCATTTCTTACTTCCATTAATAATCTAGGAAACTCTGTTTTCCATTTACTATTATCTTGTGTATGAGTGAGCTCAGCATTACCTGTAGATAAAAGTTTTTCAAGAGCTTCAGGATTTTGTTCAAAAGAAGCTTTTAATACAGTCTTCATTATTGAAGAACTTTTAGCATCCCATTTTTCTTTATTAAGATTTTCAATAGTTTTTCCAATAGTTTTAGCTTCTGATCCGCTAGCTGTTTGTAGTTTTTTGATTATTTCTTGATAATCATCTTGTATAGGAAATGTTTCGCTAAATTTAAAAGCTTGAAAAGCTCCTTCTACTGTATTAAATCTATAATTATCACCAACATCAAAAGGTCTAACAGCAAAGTTACTTAAGTCTTCATATCCGTTCTTTTCAGTAGAATAGATATTTATTTTGTTATTCTTATCTATTGATTGTTCTGTATTAGATGATTGTACATTAGTTTTTTCTTGACCAGATCTTACTAAATCATTAAATCCTTTTTCAAAAACCATATTACTAGGAATAGGTTGACTAGAAAACATATCAGCCATATCTTGTGAAGAATATCCATTAAGATTTTTTGAATCTTTTTTATAAGCTACTACATACTCTTTCTCAGGATTTTCTGAAGCTATCTTATATAAGTCTTTAATGTTGTTTGTTATTTGTTCTTTACTTATACTCTTTTCCCCAGCTTTTTCATAAGTGATACCTGTAGATTTTTCAGTGTACCCTGGAGTAAGATTTTTAGTAACAAGAGCATATGATTGTCCTTGTTCTCCTCTTCCGTTACCATATATAGCTCCAAACTTGTTTCTAGCATCTAACGCTGAACCAGCGCCATGTCTTCCTTCTGGATTACTACCGAATACATACACTTGATTAGGAGCTAATTTTTCTATCTTTCCTTCATAAGTTTTATGTACACCTTCTATGAAAGGAGAAGATGTATTTTTAGTTTCTTGATTACTCCAATCATATTTGTTAATCAAATAATCTAAAGCTGTCGCATGAGTAGCGTATCCTTTTTCTTCATAGTATAATATAGAACTATTCTTTAATCTTCCCGATTTGATATCATTTATAATAGCTTGTCTATATTCTTCTGTAGCATTTTGATTACCTTGATTATTACCAGTAATCATCCAGTCTATAAATTTCTTAGTAGATGTAATACCTTGTTGTTTTCTATCACCAGCTTCATCTCTAAAATCAAAAGGATTACCTATTGTATTTGTACTAGTTTTATAGTTCTGTAAGAATGTTTTTTTAGAATCACCTCTAAATGCTACAATTAACGGTTGAGATTTATTATACAGAGTCATTGCTTCTGGTACTATTTTTCTCCAAAAATCAATAGCTGTAGTATATGACATACCAACATTATCAGCTTCAGGATCTACATCTTTAGGAAGAATTACATTCTTAGATTGAGTCTTTTCACCTAATTCAGAATATATTTTATCAGATGTATTATTTCCTGATTGTACACTCTCAGCTTCTTGAGCTTTTACTTGAGGAACAAAACTATTATCAATATGATTTTGTTTAATAGCAGAATATAAAGAATCATTTTTAAAATCAAATTCTCTAATATTTTTATATCCTAAAATAGGAATACGTTGATATCTAGCTTCAGGATCACCTATTTTAGACATCCTTTTATACAGATAGTTATTATCTCTGTTGTACTCACCATATTCTGTCATATTATCAACGACACTATCTGTAATCATTACATAATCAGGATATTTAAAGTCTATATATAAAGCTTTATCACCAAGTCTTTCTTTCTCATCATCAGATAAAGGAACTTTAAAAGAACTCACTATTCCTGAAGCTTTTGGATTAGCTTTAGCATAATCTTCTAACGTACCAATTTTTAATTTAAAACTAGGAACTTTAGATAAATCATTAACACCAGCTTCAAGAATACCTGATTGTTTTATTAGCTTCTTGAAAGTATTATCATTCTCTCCTTGTTCTATAATAGTACCAAACTTAAACTTCTTACTATATGTCTTAGGATCATTTTGTACAATTTGTTTTATAAGTGTATCTAATGTATAAGGGTTATCAATTAATATTTCAGAACTATAAGTTGAGTTTAAGTCTTTCATAGCTTTGTTAAAGTCCTTATCAGTCATCAAGTATTCTACAGGTATAAATCTACCTATATTACCAGCATCTCCTGTAGCAAAAGGATATATAGCTAAGTCTTTAGCAAGTTGTCTTATCTCTTCTTTAGGGTGATTAACTAATTCATAGAAACCAGAAGCAACTATGTTTTCATCTATATCACCACCAAATGGTGATTTAAAACTCATAACATATGCATCACCACCTTTTATCTGAGCAGTTACATCTATATTCTTTAAGAACCCATTACTAGATAACTGTTTATCTCCGCTTTGTTTTATAGCAGCTACTCGCGCTCCAATAGACGTTGGTCCATTAATAAGTTTCTCTCTTTCTTCTATAGCATTAGAAAATAATTCAAGACCTCTTTCAGTAAATAAATAGTTCTTAATACCTCTAAAAGCATCATTATAAGTAGAAACAAATTTATTCTTACCTACATCAGTTAATCTAGCTACACCTGTAGTAGATACTAATGCACCGGCTATTTTATCAATAGACTTACTAACACTTATAGGAAATAACTTTTGATAATAAGATTGTGCTTTTATTAAAGAATTATTAATAGCGTTACCAATTTCTCCAATAGGTGATATATTAACCATACCAGTATTTTCATCTCTATCTATATTACCGGCTATTTTATCTAGATTTAAAAAGTTTGATGATGTTTTTAACTTCATCAATTGATTAATCTTTTGTTTAGTTGTAAATACGTCTGAACCAATACCTTTTGTATAAGTATATACACTACCAAGAATAGTGTTGAATTCTTGACCAAGATTATCTAATTTATCAAATAATTCAAGACTATCAAACTGTGTTGTATAATATTTCAATAGCATATCATTTACAGATTTAAAGTTTAAATCTGCAGCGATCTTCATAAGTTTTGTATCAGTTGTTGGTTGACTAGCTGTTACTTTATCTTGATACTCTTTATAACCACCATCTTGTAAAGCCATACCTACAACCCACATATCTTTTAATGTAGCTGGATCTAACACTTTATCTTTTCTATCAGGATCAGATAAGTATTGTTCTACTACTACATTAGCAGGAAGTAACTTATATTTTTCAATTCTCTTTATAAGAGAATCTTGTGTTTCAAGAAAAGCATTCTTTTTAGCGTCAGCATCATACTCACCAAAACTATCTTGTTTTTGTTCTAGTATATTGAAATATTTGTAAATAGTGTATTGAGATGTTAAGTTTGCGCTAAACTCAACAGATGGGGCGTTTCCATCTTCATCAGTTAACATACTAAATACTCCAATAGCGGACATAGATTTCTTATCCCAATTGAATTCTTTTAGGTTTTGATTTTTAACATTATCAACTGACTCTGTCATCATCATATTAACAACATCACCTATAGTACGCAATGGAAGTGTTTTACCTTTATCGTCTTTTGTTAATGACTCAGACTTACCTTCTTTACCAAGGTATAATAATTCTGTAACTGGTTTATTTTTATCTAATTTAACTTGTATACCGTTCAGTATAGCTTCACCTTCTTTATCAGTGTAACCTAGTGTAATAACTTTATCTTGAAAATCAGCTTGAGCTGAGATATAGTTTGCGAATATAGCAACCCCATCTTTAGCAGATCTGTTATCATTAAACCTATCAGTACTAGTATTAAAATCAAGAGGTAGAGAAGATGTAATATTTTTAGAAATACCGTATTTTTCTAATAACACATTTCTATCAGCTATCATTCCTTTTACTTCCGGTAAATCTACTGAGCTTGTTATCTTATCAAATGCTTCAGGATGAGTAAGAGCCGCCCAGTGTATATCTTTATACAACTGTAATAACTGTTCTTCATTCATACTATTTATATCATCTATAGATTTAAGATTATAGTCAGTAGACATTACTCTATCTATCTTACCATTATCGTTTCTTCTTATAACTGTATTAGAAAGATATGTAAATAATTTATCTACGTCAAAGTCAGATCCCATTTGACCGGTAATACCATCTGGTACAATAATACTGTTTTGTACATTACCTGATAAGAAACCTACCACTTCTATAGGAAGCATAGATGGATGAGACTGATTTGGAATACGTGACGCAATCATTTGAAACATATCATCAGTAAAAGCGTGTGTATCTAATATCTTTCTTCCAGTTTCATCTGTTATTATAAACTGTGATAAATCTATTAGTTTTCCTTTTTCATCTCTTATGTATTGTGATACTATTACCTGGGCCCCTTGTATCTTACCATCTTCATTACGAAGATATTTAAGAGTTGTTGGTTCACCATCTTTAATATGCTTATCAACCCAGATAATACCAGATTTTAAATTACTACTTGTTTCAGAAAAAGTATACTTGGCACCAATACCACTGACTTGAATAAAACTAGAACCGTTAACTTTTAACATTATGTTCTTGTTTATAAGTGAGTTAATTAGAGATTGATACTTGTTATACTTAAACTGTACTTCTAGTGGTATTTTAAACTTACCATCTGCGCCTAGCTCTAAAGCTCTAAGATCATTACTTGTATAACTACCTGTAGTATCTGATTTTATTACATCTGTAAGTAGTTTATGTAATCCTCTATGTGATCTACTCAAATCTCCAAGTTCATCATCTAATTTTTTAGTGGCTAACTCGAATAATTTACTTCTTACAGCTTCTTTATACTTTTTAAGTTCAGATCCTTTTAGAGATAAGTCTTTAAGTTTAAACCCATCACTTTCAAGAAGACCATCTAGAAGAGTACGATTCATCTGACTAATTGTCATTATATGATCTTTTTGATCAGGTACAACTTGTTGTTTTCTTAAACCATCTCTAGTTAGAGTTTGATAAAATGTATTTTCTTTACTGGTTAAATCTGGTATTACAAAATTATTATTCTCATCAAATAATTGTATAGACTCAGAAGGTCTACCAAGTTTTTTAGCTGAAGCAAAGTTGACAGATTGGATGTCATTGTTCTCCATTAATAGTCTCAACTTATTACGTTCAGAGTGTATTTCATTTTGAGGAATTAACGGAAACCTTGATGACTTAACATAATCTATCCTATTAAGATTTTCAGCTTCATTTACATCAGCAAACTGTACAGGTTTAATAGGACTCATCAGATATTCCATTTCTTTACCTGTAAGTTCATAATACTTATCTTTTGTATTTTTAGCTGCTTCTATTTTATCGTGGATAGATTGCCATATACTTAATGGTATATCTCCTTCACTCATTAAGAAATCTATATGTTCTTGTACTGTAGTAAACTCTTGAGCATCAGTTGTTTCACTACCGGCTATTTTAACATCTTTAGCTGTAACAGCTTTATATGTTGTACTACGATATTCTTTACCATTAACATTATTCCATATCCAGGTTCCTTGAGATCCTGGAGCTATAAGACCAGCCGCACGTTTAGAAAACTCATCCCATGTAGAGTTTATACATTTTAATTTATCATCAACTGTAAACTTAGTTATATCCGTTTCTGTAAAAGATTTACTATAACGTTTGAAAGCATTCATAGGATCAAAACCAAAAAACTGTAGGTTTTTAACCTGAGCATTCATATAGTTTGTCTTTAGATCCATTATCATAGTTAGAGCCAAGTTTCTATTTACCAAACCTGTTTGTCTAAATCTATTTACATAGTCTTTATTAAATAAATGAAAAGTATATACATCTTTATCACTTCTTCTTATAACATCATTTTCTACCAACTTTTCTAATTGTTTTTCAGATGACTTTATCATATCATCTAAAACAACCTGACCAATTAAAGCTCTATATTTAGATACATTATTTCCAGCATAAAGATCTTTTCTAAAGTCTTCAAGTCTTTCATCAATATTAATACTTGGAATAATATAAAACAACTTAGAAGCTGTTTGAAAATCTTCTACGTTAATACGATCACCGGCTTTTATAGAAGCTTGTATTCTAGATATTTCAGGAGCTACAAGATTCATATATAGTTTATTTTTAAATGCTTCACTATATATAGCCGCTCCAGTAGATTGACTTATACCAAAATCAACATTCTTACCCATTGGATTAGAACTACCACTTTCTTTCTTTTTAGAATCAATAAAGAATTCTTTATCTATAGTTGTTTGTAAACTAGATGTTTTATCAGATAAGGTAAAGCTAATATATGTGTTAGCTGTTTGATGATTTAAAAACATACTAACAGTTTGTTCTTTTGATGTAAAGTTTTTTCTTACTTTACCATCTCTATTAGATGACTCATCTCGGCTACCGTTAAAGTATTCAAGTTTAAACTTAGTCTTACCTGTTTTAGCATCATTCCAGAAGTCTAAATTAGGTTTAGCAAATGCAGATTTAAACACTCTATGTGTACTGGTACCTTTTTCTCTATCAGTTTCCCAGTTTCTTTTTATATTTTCAACATGTGATGTTTCTATATAAAGGTATTTATTTTTACCATCCGCGCTTGTAGCAGATACAACATTATACTTTTGAGGATTTAGATCATAGTACATAGTAGCTAACTTACTCATAGTCGTACCCTGATCTTGAAAACCATATTGATTTTCAAATGCAGTATTTAAATTATCATTATAACTCTTATATATATTATCCAACATATTATTAGGCGCAAACAAACTATCAAAAGTTTGTCCTTTTCTAATACTAGTAGCAAGATTATTATATATAACATTCATATCCTGGTCACTAAATGTAATACCAAGTGTATCAAAGAAGTTTTTAAATAGTTCTTTTTTATCACTATTTACTTCTTTAGCTTTTTCTATAATATTTTTTAATTGATCAACTTTAACTGGATTTGGAAATCTTTCATTTAATGCGTTAGTAATATAAAACCCTGTACTAGATGATACATGACTAGCAACCCAATCTCTAGCTACTTGTTCTTCAACAGAGTCACGATTATTTCCAAATATTTTAACATTACTAATTCCGGTTATATCATTACCTATTCTTTCAGATTTATATAATAAGATGTTTTCATTAGCATATGCTTTAGTAGCATATGTCACTATCTGATTAAGAACTGTTGTATCACCTTTATTTATATAATTAGCAATCTTAGCTTGTAAATCTCCTAAATAAGTTCTTGTTGCAGCGCGCTCAGCTAAAGCTTTATTAAACTCAGTCAACTTACTTTCATTGTTACCAAAGTTTGTAAGTTTCATTTTAGAACCAATGTGTAATATATCATCATTAACATCATCTGGACTAGCATATAAAGGAAGACCAAATTCTGTTTCACCTGTTTTAATAGTATGAAGTAAAGCTTTTACTCTTTGACTAGCTGTATCCCTTGTATTTGTTTGAAATTGTCTACCATCTGCAAATTGAGAACCTTGTTCAACAGCTGTAATTTCTATTTCATCTTTTTCATCATCTGTTTTATCATTATTCTCATCTTTAGTATCAACTTTTGTAATCTTGTTATTTTTTATAATAACACCTAGTTTAGAAAGATCAGCTGTAGCATATTCTTTATACTTATCAAAGTCTTCTACTAAACTAGAATACATAGATAATGCTTTACCTATATCTTCATAAGATTTAATATATTTAAGTGTTGGTAATAATTTTTGTATTTCACCAGAAGAATACTCTGGTGATGATACTACCTCATTATAAGTAGCTTCATCTGGTACACTATCCATTAATAAAATAAGTCCATTTTTAATATTATTAAAAGTATCTTTAATATTATTAAAAGCAGTAGTTGGATTAGTTGTTAACTCTACATTTGGAGTAATATCACCAATCCTTGCTAGTAACATTGACTTAACAGCATTTGTATACTTTATGGTATTACCAGTTTTAACATTTTCATTTTTTAAACTTTCTTGGATCTCTTCTGTAGTTTTAGTACGAATAGAATACTGTATTTTATTACCTTCAGATTGTTCATACTTATTAGCTTCTGGTATTTCACCATGAGCTAAGAACTCTCTCCAAGCATTAGTTTCACCAATTTTTTCTACAAGGTTATGCCACTTAGGACTTTTTATATTAGGACAAAGCATATTTTATTATTAAGATAGTTCTTCTAAATCATTCATTGCTTGAGTAATACCACTACATTTATCTTTAGCATCTTCTACTTCTTTATCAGAAATCTTTACAGCATTAAGTTTAGCTAAAAGCTTTTGAGCAGCTGTTTCTTTTGGAGCTTCTGATACACTCTCTGCTGTAACAGGAGTCTCAGATTTAACTTCTTCTTTTTGTTGAAAAGTAGTAATATCTTCTACAGGTTTATTAATAATATCCATTTTGATAACTGGATTAGCAAAATATATCCAGTCATTGTTATTATTTTTAGATGGGATTCCCTTATCTATAAATGTAGAGGCTCTCTCCATAATATACTGATTATATGGCATAGTATCAACTTTAAGCTTACCATCTTTTACAGATAAAGCTGTAATAGATTTCTCACTATTAATACCTTGTGATAATCCTCTTTCTGAAAATTTAACTGTAGTAAGAAGTTTTTCAAACTTTGTTTCTAACTCTGATGATATATTATTTCCAGGTGAGACATAATGTTTTTCAACACCTTTTTTACTATCTAAATAAGCTATAAATTGTAACATACCATCTTTTGTAATATTAAGTCTAGCTGATCCTAACGGTATATTAGGATTCTTATTACTAAGTTTTATAATACTTTTTGCAGAAAGCATCGTTATATAAGCGTTAATATAGTCTTTCAACATGAATACATCTGGTTTATCACCTTCTGTATATGTAGCTCCCATGGCTTTATAAACAGCATCAACTATTTCAGTGTCTGTTGTTGTTTTATCTGTAAAAGCTTTCCACGCTCTAGATATAAACTGAGCTTGATCTTTAGCAACTCTAGGTATTTGTATAAATGAAGGAAATAATTCACCTGTTGGTGTAGGAATCAATAATACAGGTATACCTTCGTATTTGCTTATATTCTCTAGAGAAAAAGCTTTTGTTGATATAACATTTCCTATAGTTTCTGAATCTATATGAATATTACCACCCCTTACAATACCAAACATACCATGTCTATTTTCAATACCGCCCTTACCTATTTCAGGATTAACTCTATCTTTTAACAATCCTAACTCATTTACTAATCTTATCATACCTATTGATTTATCACTCACTTGAGCGTTAAATACAAAGTTAGGATCTTTATTGAATTCGCTAATGATTTTCTTTCTTAATTGTTTATTCTTTTCTACTTGATCAGCTACAACTGTAGGAACCTTCATTCCTTTTTGATCATCTGGTATTGCAATGTGAACATAGTTATCACCCTTCTTAGTTTCTATCCAAGATGGTTCGTGTAAATGACCTATAAGCTCTTCTTTACCATTGAATGTTGCATACACACCAATAGGAGTTTTGTCATACTTATCTTCTTTAATTTTACCTTTCTCATCAAAGTTATCTTTGATATTATAAGTTTCACCGGTAAGTCTGTTAACTACAGGTTCATCTTGATTTGTAATAACTTTATAAGTAACAAAAGCTCCTGGCATAAACTGAGATGTAGCTACAGAACCTATATAGTTTTTATTAACTTCACCTCTTTCATATCGTTGTGTATTTGTATTAGTATCTACAACAACCGTGGTTAAATCTGTAGCATTAGCTAATGAGTTAAAAGGAGCAACTTGTTTAGCTCTTGAAATATGCTCAGTACTTTCTTCAGCTTCTTGAGCTATCTTTTCAATCTCACTTCTTTTGTTTAAACCTGGTTGATCAATATCTTTTACCACACCTTCTGCAGTGTATGGTTCATTAGAAGGTCTTTCTCCAGTTGGAGTATCTTCTTTTAATACACTTTCTTTTGTTTCAGATTTAGTAACCGGTTCTTTCTTTTGTTGTTCTTGTGTAGGTGTATACGGTTGTACATCTATTATTTCACCTGTGTCAGCATTAACAAAATCTTCTGGTACATATATACCTTCTTCATTCTTTTTTAAGAACATCTCTACATGATGTTCTTTATCTTCATCATCTAAATATGTAAAAGTTGATTTTTTTTCTTCAATATCAGGGTTGGCTAAATCTGCCGGTGATATTATATTTTTCTCTACTATTCTTCCAACTTTACCATCAAACAACATTTTACCTATAACCTTTTTTTCTGGTTTAGGTTCAAGAACAGGAGCTTCAGTTTTTTTGTCAGCTTTTTTTTCTAAATCTTCAGAACTGTATTTAGCATTATGTAACATGTTATATGCTGCTATATGTCTATTAACAGCACCACTTTTTATCCACTCATTCTTAGATAATGTAAAGTTTTCATTTTCTTTCTTCTCATTATCATACTCTTCATTAATAAAATCTTTAAAATGATTTATATCATATACAAGTTCAGTAGGTTCTTCTTTTGTTTCTACAGCTCCTGGTGTAGCAGCTGGTGTTTTTGAAGTAGTCTTTGTTTCTTCTTTAAGATCCTCAGCTGGTATACCTGAAGCTTTTTTTATTTCTTCAACGTGTTCTTTATGAAATATCTCATTTACTTTTTCATAAGCTGACTTCATAGAAGCTGTTACAAGCTTAAAGTTTTTAGGATCAGCTAATAGGTTAACAGCATCAACATAAGCTTTATTATCTTTATTGAGTTTTATATAATCAACAAATTTTATAAAGTTATCATCTACATCTTCTTTAGAAAGAACTGTAGATAATTTAGACTGTTCATTAAAATGATTTACTAAATCCTTAAAAGTGTTATAAGCTCTTCTTTCAACAGCTGGAGAAAATGATTCTTCATCATTACTCATAATAGAATCATGAGCATCTTTCCACGCGTTAGTCAATTCAAGTTCTATTTTTTTAGATTTAAGAAGTTCTTTTTGTTCTTTAGAAATAGTACCATCAAATTGTTCTAGATTCTTAATCTCTGATGTTAAAGTATTAATACTATCTTTTATAGCTTGTTCACTACCCATCCTAGTAAGAATTTGAATAGATGATCCTCCTATATTTTTGTTTTCACCAAGTTCTTTTTGTAAAGCTACAGCTCTTTTAACAGATTGTTTAGCTTTATGAACATTAGTAGTTAATATTTCTATAGCATCATCTACAGCAAGTTTAGATAACTTTATTTGATTATATGTTTCTTTATCATTATTCTTATATAACTCTGGTATTACTATATCACCATACTTATCTTTAAGGTTACTATAGGTTGTATAATACTCATCCAGTTGTCCAGCAATATTATTCATAAAAGCTTTTACATTACTACGGTTTTCCTTTGTAGGATCCATATTAAACGCTTGTTTAAATTCTTCGTCTGTTTTTATATCATCACCTAATTCTTTAATACTATCTCTTACAGAATCATACATATTAAGTTTTATAGCGCTACCAACCATTTTAGCAAATGCGCTATCTTTATAGTTGTAGAATACATACTTATTATGATTTTTAGCTGCTTCTTCCATTGATAGAGCAGCTTTATTTTGTATTTTAATATTAGCAATCCATTCGTTTTTAAACTTAGCTTTATCACTAGTATACCATTCATTTACTAAAGCTATATTTTCTTTAGCTCTCTGATATCTTGTTTGATATTCAGCATCTTCTTTTCTTCCTTTAGAATCAGCTCTGAGTTCATTTACATGTTCAATAACTTTTGATCCTGGAGATAATAAAGCTCCGGTTAAAGCTCCCATTAAAAACGTCTTTAAACCTTCTTCACTACCAACTTGATCAATAAAACCAGATTTAATATAATCATATTTATCTAAACGTTTCTGTAGACTGGTGTCACCATATCCTTTAGACCCATGATATAAATCATAGTAGTAATCTTCAAGACCTTTGTCAGAAGCACTTTGTATAAGTTCTTGTAAACCTTCACTACCTTCTATTTTCATTAACCCTTTACCTAATATTTTAGTAGCTTCCCAAGCTGCAGCTTTTTTACCAAAATCTTTAGATATTTCAGGTACAGCACCAAGACTACCAAAGAACCAATGTTTAGCATAAGCTTTTTCAAGTTCTTTTTCACCTTGTTTAATACTTACTTTATAAGCTTCATTTTCTAGTTCATGTACACCTTCATTGAATATACGTCTTGTAGAGTTAAAACTTTTAAACATATTATCAAACTGCATTCTATTCATAACAGATAACACTCCCATATTAACCCAAAAGTTATCATGAGATGCGTTTTCAGCTGTTTGTTTTATTTTTTCTAAATCGTCACTGCTAGGTTCTTTACCATTCTCTTGTATATAATTATTTACCAGTTTATCTTGTAATTGTTTATATGTAGAAGCCGCTTCGTATATAGCTTCTGAACGAGCCATATTAAACTCACTAAGAGTTCTTTTAACTCCTCCTATACCAGTCATAGCTAATTGTAAAGTTCCAGCTCCAGCTTTATTAAGCTTTAACATTTCATCAATAGTTCCATAAAGAGGAACAACTTCTTTAGCTATATTAGCTATACTGGATGTAACTCTTTCTGATCTTAATAATTCTGAAGAAACTTTACGAGTATCATTAATAAGCTCACTAGCTTTTATAAAGTTAGATCCCATACTAGCTACACCTATACCTTCAAAAACAGTACCCACACCAGCTGTTAAAAAACTTTCTAAAGCAAACTGTAAACCGGCTCCTATAGCAAAACCGCTTTGTTGTAACATACTACCAAAAAACTGTCGGTTCCAAACACTATCTTTAGAATCTTTAGTATCGTATAGTGCATACTTGTTAAATATATCTTCTTGTTGTTTAGATAAATCATAACGTTCTTCTTCACTTCCCATAAGTTTAGAAGAATCCCAATTAAATAAAGCGCTGGTCATTCTTCCCCAACCTTTCCAACCTTCTTCAAAAGTTTCTAAAGCTAAATTAGCACCACCCCCAATGGCTCTACCAATGGTATCACCCCAGGTCATTGCTTCACCGTATTTATATTCTTGTCTATCTCCAGCTCCCGGTGTATAACCAAAAGCTTGAAAGTTTCCAGATTGAGAATATCTTGAATAATCTTCTCCAGTACCAATTCCTTTACTTTGTTTTAAAAAGTCAAATGATGGAGGAGCTGCTAACATTTCTTGATTCATTTTATCAGCTGCAGCAAATACATCAAAATGATTATTATTTTTTTTAGAATTATTTAAATCAATACCACCTTGTAACGATGTATTTAACGCTTGATTAGCGCTAGTTTTACTTATTAAATCAGTTATTGTTTGACCATTGATAAGATTTGTAGGTGTATCATTTGTATAACTTGACGCTATATCCTTCATTTGACCTAAAGCTAAATCTCTACCTGTCTGACCTATTGAATCTAATGTATTAGATTGTAGACTAAGCCCAGACGGTTGAATTGTATTATCTGCCATAAACTTATTTTAATAGTGGATAGTTAAAGGTTGGTAATGTATAAGATGGTATTGTTGGATTAGATGATCCAGCTCTATCTTTTTCTGATTTTATACGAGTTACAATATATGGATTAATTACAGTTGACATCAGTCTATTTTCAAATTCTTCAAAACTTTCTTTAGTAAAATCATATTGATAATCATAAGGACTCTTTACAAGATCAGATCCATACACTCCTGTTGTTTTATCAGCTAATTGAGCATAAACTATATATGAGCCATGATCAGCTCCTTTCATAGCTGGTTGCATTTCTATCTTTATTCCCATATTTGAATAATCAAAGATAGGTTTTGGTTCAAATGTTTCAGCATTTTTTATTCTAGAATACTTATCTACTTTATTTACTTCATTGTATATTTTAAATATCTCAGGACTTCCTTGATCTACATTAATAGGAAATAAATAACGTTTTTTATATTTACTATCATCTTTTTCTTTTGGATCAAAAACAACTTCTATAGCTAATCCATTGTTAGCAGAAGATCTAGGATAAATCTTAACACCTTCATCAGCTACATTTTCTTTATAATTAGCTAATATCCTTCTTATATTTAAAGCATCTTCTGGCGCTACTGGTGTAGGTATATCAGTACCATCTTTATATTCCCATACTTCAGAGTTAGCTTGAGTAACAGAAACAAGATCACTCATTGTTTCATCTTTATCTTTACCACGAATATTAAAAACAGCTGAGGCCATTGCTCCTTTTTGTAAAAAATCACTACTTAATCCAGGAATAGGATAACGTGTTCCTATTTCTTTTTTTAGTTTTATATAAGCATCTGGTTCAGCTCTTAAAATATCAGATGGTATTGATAATTTTTTATTATTATATTCTAGTTTTCTAAATGTAGCACTTTCTTGATCTCCACCAAGAACATCCATATTTGCGCCAAATAAAAAAGTAGTAGTAGAAGCTTTTAATTTTCCATTTATAAAAGCAGCTGATATTTCTTTTATGTCTGAATCAGTAAGTGGTATTCCACCATTAGCATCTTCAATTCTTTTTTTATTAGATTTAAACCACCCTTCAACTGTTAATTGATTTATTAATTTAGTATTATCATCAGTTAAAAGATTACTAATTTCTGGATTAACTTTTATATTTTTAGCTAACTGAGAAACAACAGCTTTTTCAGATGAATTAATTAAAGTACTTAACTGAAGTGTATTACTCATTAATGATTTATGATCTTCATATTGTTTTATATATCTCCAGTTTTCTTCAGTACATTTTAATTTAGGAATACAAAGATCTAACATACCTGTCCAATCTGTTGTACCTAAAGATTTTTTCCATTCACTTGCTACTTTATCAGCTAAATCTTTATTACCAGTTTGTACAGCATAGTTTCTTAATCCTTGATTTAAAGCATTAAGAGCATTAGCTTCATTCTGATCATATGTAATACTATGACCATCTGTTGCATTAGCTGAAAGAGCTTTTTGAAAATAAGACCTTAAAGCTGGTATATGTTTTACGTCTATACCTAATGATGGAAGAATACCTATAGCTCCTTGACCAGCACCCGGTCCTCCAATTAAAGATGTAAGAGATGCACTAAGTGATGTTCCTAATTGAGTTTTAAGATTATCTAAACTATTTACTATACTAATTTGTGTAGCACTAGTTCCACCATAAGATGAAACATTACTCACTTTATTTTTACCATTACCTGTAGCTCCTTCTCCAGTTGGTGAATCAGCTCCAGGTAATTTACCAGTTTTTAAATTCTCTATAAAATCCTCATGTCTTTCTTTAAGATCTTGACCTTCTTGTTTAATCTCAAGTCCTTTACTTTGTAATAAAAAGTTATTTAGATTTTTAATACTATTGTTAAGTTCATCATTAGCTTTAAAATAAGCTTGGTTTTCTTTTATCTTTTTAGTACCGTAAGACGATCTAAGATTCGCATATTTATTTACAGCGTCTTCTTGAAACTCATTAGTAAATATTTGTTCAGCACCTCTACCTTTAAATGATTCACCATATTCTAATCTTTTACTTATAGCATTAGGATCATCATCTTTCCCAAATTGTGTAATAAAAGAGTTGTAACCATCTTCATATTGAGATTTTAAATTATTAAACTCCATTTCTAAAGCGTTAGCTTTTTGTACAGCTAACATTTTTTGTGAAGAACCATCTGGTAGATTACCTGCAACAGCTCTAGCTGTTGTTAAATCAGCAAGTTTATCTTCATTTTCTTTTTTTAAATTATTTAAATAATCTTTTTTTATAGTTTTAGCTTGATCATAATGATTTAAACCATATTCATATTTTATCTGATCATCTGATTTACCAATATTTTCAGGTTTAGATTTGACTAATTCGAGTAGATTTTCAGATCTAGATTGTCCAAGTATTTGATTTTGTTGTTGAAAAACCGAGTTATTAGCTAAAACTTCTTTAGCAAAAGCTTTATACTTTTTTCTATGCATCTCTCCATTCTCCACAGTATATATATATGTACCACCATCTATATCATCTTCAAACTTAACACCTTGATCTTTTGCTGCTTTTTCAACAAGTTCTATAGGATCAACATATCCAAAAGCTTTTCTACCTTCCCATTTATATTTAGATATATCTCCAGTCTTATCATTTCTAAGACTATCCATATCTCTTCTAACCCAATTATAAATATCTTGATTAAACTTTTTACGTTCTTCAATATTTGAAGAAGTTCTCCAGTTTTCCATTTCAGCTAATTGTTTTTTATTATTAGCGGTAGCTGTAGCATCAAACAAAAAAGCTTTATCATTAACCATTGGAGCAAATACATCATTAGCCGCAGCAACATTTTGTTGTTGTGATAAATCAGATGATGATATACTTTGTAATTGTTGTTGAGCGTTTTTTAAATATTGATTTCTACGTTCTGTATTAATAGGACTAGATAATTCACTATTTAAAAAGTTATAAGCACTAGATACTTGACTCAAACCTTGTTCATAGTTTTGAGTGCGTTTTTCTAATGTATATCTTAAAAAATTATAATCGGGTGTGAATAATTGGGGAGCCGAGTTTATATCGGTCATACCACTCAAAAAAGTTGCCATATACTATATATTAAGAAAAAATTTTTAAAGTTTAAAACCAAACTTATCAGGTTTAATTGAAACCTTTTGTTATTTCGGTGTATCCTTTAGGTTGTCCCCAAGCTCCTGTGGTAGCTCTATTGGTTTCTGTGTGCATCTTAGCAAAGTTATCAAGATAATGATTGATTCTATTATTTCTTTCTGTAGCATCACTTATATGAGCAAACATCTGATTAGCTCTTTTATATTCATCATTATATTTTGTTAAGAAATCTTGATTTTCATTTGTACCGATTCCGCGTGATTTATTAAACATATTTTGGGCGCCTGGTCCAACAAAATAACCAAAACCACCAGATGATGGATTAGATCTAAAATATGGTTCAGACATATTCAAATTATAAGTGTTAGCTGCATTAGTAAATCCTTGGTTAAGTGCATTAACAAAGTTAGTTCTACCTTCTCTATTAGCATTATCATATTGTTGATTAGCAATAACATTACCTTCCCAAAGTTTAGTTCTGTTTTGAGCTCTTTGAGCAGCTTCTGAGTTAGTAAGACCAGTGTTATATTCAGCAAACTGATTAGCTGTAGCTGTATTCTTAGCACCAACACCACCTATTACTCCAGCTAATTGTTCAGCTTGTTGACCAGCTAAAGAACTTAGATTAGAGTTTAAAGCGCTAGATGGTCCATATATTCCACTTACTCTAGCATTATTTTGATAACCAGATTGTAAAGCTCCCGCTTGTCCTCTCCAATCTTCAAATGTAGGAGCCGCGTGTTGTAATGATACATCAGGTATATAAGGAAGATACTTTTTATTACCAGCCCAGTTAGCTGTAGCATTAGTTAAGTTTATCTTATCTTGTAACCACCAAGGACCACGATCTGGAATAGCTTTATTAGAAGTAGGTGTAAAACCTGGTACATTAGGTATTGTACCTTTATTACTATTATCTACAACATCATAAGTCATATCGTGTTTTTGAGGTATTTCTTTTTCTTTATCCCAAATAGGTTCATTTAAAAGATCAAATGTTCTACGTCCAGGTTTATTATCAACAAAACCTTTTCTATTTGTTGGACCATGATAAGTTTCACCATATTTATTCCACATATTATTAATAACAGATGGATCACTTTTTTCATGTTCATCATAAATATAACCTTGTAATTCATCCATACTTTTAAAAGGAGAACCGTGACGTTTTTCCCAATAAGGAAGTCTTTCATATTGACTTTCACTATCTCCTATAAATAAAGAATCTTGATTAGTAGGTGTTGTATGTCCAGCTTTTGTATTAGCTACATTAAAAGGTTTAAACCAAGGATATTTAGAATGTAAATCAGCTCCTCTCATTATACCATTAATATTACCATAATCTGTTCCACTAGATTGACTATTTTGTGTGGCTGTTTGTAAAGGATAAGGAATAGTAGATACAGTAGATGGCCCAGTAGCTCCTTGATACTTTTGTAAATATCCACCATAAGCAGCTTGTTCTAATTCTTGTTCTTGATCTGTAGCTACTTTAGGACGACCTTGAGGAAATCCTTTCATACCTTCTTGTATATCAGCTAGTTTAGATAACTTAGCGTTCATATTAGTGATCATCATCTCAGCGGTCTTCTTAGCAATAGGATCAGATAATGGATCTTGTAATATAGCTTTATATTTTGTAATGTTATATTGTTTAGCTATATCAGCTGGAGTAATACCACCGGTTGGAACAGATGTCTTTCCAAAATATTTTAATATATTAGAATCTTTAATCTTCATCTTTTTAGTATCAGAAAATATAAAGCTTCCTTCAGGAACATTAAGAGTTGTACCACCTTCAGAGTGACGTCTTCCTCCAATCATCTTTTGTTCTAATATTCCATCACCATCAAGATCACCATATACAGTTTCTCCTTTTTCAGCTTCTATATTAGCTTCATCACGAGGAACTTCTTGTATAGTGTTAGATGCGTCAGCAAAAGAACTTTGATTCATTTTAGAATATGTATTACGTTGACCTAAATCAAATCCATATCCTTTTTGTCCACCATAGGCCATGTGATCTATAGAGTCTGGGCCCGCTGTTATACATATTTTCATATTAGATGTTTCACCTCCGGTATCAAAAATACCTTGTTGTTTAAGAATTTTATATAAATGTGTATCTTCATTTTTAACTATACCTTTTTGAACTATATCAAGTTCTTCATTAGTTAGATCACCAACTTTTTTATGAACTAAAGATGGCGCTATTGTATTAGCTGTATAAGCTCCTGGTCTATTTACATCACCTGTTATCCATCTATTTATAGCATGTGTAAGATCAAGATTAGCATATCCTTTATTTGTTAACAAAGCTTTTTGAGCTTGTAATCCATGTTGTAAATCAGGAAAATAAGCGTAATTACCTGGTTCTCCATCTGGTCTAGGACTACCTGGCTCAGCTCCAAACTTTTTTGTAAATGGTGAATACATCATGTTACCAGGATTATTATTTCTTACACTAATACTACCTTTAGATTTATTATCTATAAATGAGTGTTGCGTAGATACATCACTATTTCTAATAGGTTTAGGTCCATATGTTGAACTTGGGCCTAATAGTATTAAAGAAGAATAATCATTTCCACCTACTATATTGTCTGTAACAAAACCAGGGTCGGTATTTATTGTTGTTCCAAACTGAGCTTGAGGTGTAGAAAAGTTATTAGTATACATTCCTTTACTTTTAAACCCAGTCTCATTAGGTCTAAACATACCGTTATTTATATCATAGTCTCCTCTATTACCTGATTCATTACCAGGTGTAACCGCATATGCATTATCTGTTAGATTACTATCGCGAAACTTTTTATACCAGTCTCTTTGTTTTTGTGGTTGTTGTATAAGATTTCCAAAAGCATTACCTAGTTCTAAAGTATTATAAATACCCATACCTAGTCCTTTACTTTTTTGTTTTGGTTTTGAGTTTTGTTTTGGATTTTCTTTAACTAATTCTGGACTAGTTTCATCTAAATTATCTTCATCTTGTACAGTAGAATAACTATTAATCGAATCACCTACATTACCAGTAGTTGTAACACTACCATTAACACCCATTATACTTTGAGCTGGTAGTGGTATTCTAGGTGTGATTGTTGTTTTAGGTTGAAAAGGTTCAGTATTAGCTTGAGTACCTGCATATTGAGAAAAAGAATTTATAGGATTATCCATAGATACACTAGCGTATCTTGGATTAACTGTCTGATTTACTCTTGGTATATTAGATAAATTAGGAGATTTAGGTTCATCATCCAATTCTCCCTGTGGTTTTCTAGTCCAATCAAAACTATTAGACATCCATGGATTCTGATTAGGTAATGATTGTGGAGCTTTCCAGTTTTGTTGAGGAGTATCAATCTGACTATTAAGAAATTGAGCTTTCTTTAAACCCTGTCCTGTTATTCTTATTTTCATAGTTCTTATAATTTTTCAAATGTATAACCCATTTGTTTTAGGTATTGAGCTTGTTCTGGAGTAACATCCATTGTTTGTCCTATAGATATACCACCATCTTGCATATACTGTCCACCATATTGTCCACCGGTTTCATGTTTCCACTTAGCAGCATTTTGAGCAAATATAGCGCGCTTCTTAGTAATAGGATTTTTAGAATGAGTTAATTCTTCTGTAGATTTACCTGTAGCTTTTTTAGTTGCGGTAAACTTACCTTTATTAGCTGGATTAATATGTATTCCACCATACTTCATACCAGACTGACCTTGATCTTGTCCACCACCTTGTTGTTGTTGCATCTGTTGAACAACAGCTTGTACCATTTGTTGAGCTTGATCTTGTGGTACACCTTCTTGTACAAGTTCTTGTACTATCTGATTTGGATCTTCACCTTGTTGTAACTTCTGAGCTATCTCTTGCATTATCTGTTGAGGATCTACACCTTGACTTTGTTGTGGTTGTTGTCCACCATCTTGATAATATCCACCATAAGCCATATGTGGTCCTATTTCATAATAAGGAGGATACTTAAACATATGAGGATATTCTAAAGGAGCTGAGCCACCATCAGCATAAAAAGCATTACCACTCCAATTAGCTCCAGTAGATTTATGTCTTTGTCCATCATTACCCATATAGTATCCACCTTCAGAATACTCTCCTTTTATAATTTTAGACCATCTTTGTTTTTGTAAATCATTTAACTCTTTTAATTCACGTTGAGCTCCTGTTAAATTATAATAAGGACTTTGAGGAAAAAGATCTTTATTTGGTTCAGCTCCTAACTTTTCTCCAAGTCTTGCTAGTTTACTAAATGTATAAACAGGCATATCTACATTAAGTTTTTCCCATCCTAATTTAGGAAGACTTTTTAAAACATTATAACCAATTTGAAAATTTGACTCTGGATTACTATTGAATGGTTGATCTTGATTTTTTACAAAAACTGGATTATCAGATCTTTTTACATACGTGGCATCACTATTTTGTCCACCTTTTTGATAATGATGATTATCAACTTGATAAGGATGTGTAGTATACCCACCATAAGCGTATTCTGTATCGTAATGATTCAATCCACCACCCATTTGCATCTGAGGCTGTCCTTGTTGTTGAGCCATCATCTGTTGACCTTGACCCTGTAGACTTTGCATCATTTGTTGTAAAGCTTGTTGTTGTTGTTGGGGCTGCATCTGTTGTAACTGTTGCATAATCTGTCTAGGATCAGATCCAGAAACTTTAGCGTAAGCTTGGATTATCTGCATAATCTGTTGCTGTTGTTTATTACCAGACGCGCTTCCACCTCTAGCCATAGTTTTAAGATGTTTAGCTTCAGGATGAGCCGCAAAGAAAGAAGCTTCATTAGGGTATTTATCGTAAAACTCTTTCTGAGTCTTTACATTTGCTATCTTTAAAAATTCACTTTTCATAATATAATATAATCTTTATTTATCTGTTTAACTAATTATAGTTGTCTAACCAACCACCATTTTTCATTTTAATAGTTCCACCACACTTATGACATGTTAAAGGATCTAATCCTCCATCTGTTGCTTTCCATGACCATCCACAATTAGAACATGTAACAGACTTACTAAGAAGTCTACCACCATTCTTTTGTTTAGGAATAAATCTTCCTCTTAATGAAGTATCTGTATTTCCATATTGATGATATTCTTCTTTACTTATAGGATTACCAATATAATTACCACTGTTATCTCTAAGTACAATATTATTACCAACATAAACAGGTGTTCCTAAATATGTGTTGTTTTCATCATACACAGGTCTGGCGCCAAATCCTTGATAAGGCTGTTGAGTAGATATTTGTTGATTAGACAAATGTTGTGGAACATCTCCTTCATCTATATTTAACTTATTAGGTATTATTTGACCAGGAGTTAAAGGTTTATATTGTTCTGACTGTTTAATTATTTTTTTAGTACTATTAGTGGGAGTTAAATATATATCTTGATGTTGTGGTTTAATAGATTTTTGTTTGGGTTGAAGATAATTTTTATCCTCTATAATCTTTTCAGCAGGTGTACGCATACTATAGGGTTTAATATCAGTTGGATCGTAAGATGGAATATCTATGAAATCACCTACTAATGGATCACCTTCTATTTCATTTATATAATGAATAATTTTTTTAGGTGGAATTCTTCTATCGTATAATGCAAAAGGAGCATTTGTATCTAAAATAGATGTAGCTAATTCCCTTTGCTTAAATTTATTTGAATCTACTATTTGTCTAATATCACTATCTTTTAAAATTTCTGTTTTACTAGAAGGATTACCAAACCAATTTTTAGAAGGTATTGTTGAAGGAAATCTCCATTTATTATTAGCAGCACGATCTAAATTTTCAAATTCATTTCCTTTAGAAGATAATTGTTCACTACTTTTTTTATATTTTTTATAATAATTCTGTAATGCTAATGTATTATTATATAAAGCTAAACTATCTTGTGATGTAGGTTTACTGCCACCATTTTGCATTATAGGATACTCTGTTACATACTCTCCATTAAATTTATAATCTTTACCAGGTTCCATATACTGTATATGTCCTGTATTCGATACTCCTATCAAAGGTTTAAAAACACCGCGCATAGTTATATCATTAGATGGTATACGTGTAATAGAACCAGGATGGGCCCATTGTCCCATAGGATCAGTTATTATATTTCCACCTTTATCATAACTATTCATTTTATAAGATGCTGGTAGATTCATAATACGTGGAGAAAGAGGATCACCATATGTGCCACCTTGAGCATATTTATTTAACCATGATCCATCTTTTATATTATCTACATCAGCGGCTTTTTGTGAAAGATGTAATATGTTGTTATAAGATTTGCCTAATCTACTTAATTGTGGTAAAAGTGGACCTTTTGTAAGAGCTGCATCCCATCCTGTAGGAATTTTTCCTTTTATAAATGGAATAAAGTTTAATACACCTTCACCTATATCTATCAATCCTTTTTTAGTTTGTCCATCCATTAAATATCTACTTCCTGTATAAAAGTCACCTACAGTATTAAGTAAATCTATACCTTCTCCTAAAGGAGTTTCTTTAATAGGTGTTGTAGATAATGATATAGTGGCTAATTTAGCTTTTAAATCTTTAACACCTTGTGTTGGTTCGTAAGGTTGTTTATAATTTCTAACATAATTTACATCATCTATAGAAGTATCTTTTGAAGGAATTACTTTGATATTATTTTTGATATCACCATTAGGGGTATAACCTATTTTAGGTTTTACATTACCACCCCCCTGGTATTTATCTAACCAACTGGGACCCAAAGAATCAGAGATAAAAGGAAGAAGTTTTTTCATTATCTAGGAGAATTAAGATTTTTAACATTAGAGATTTTAAATAGAAGCTTTTGATTACCGGATAAAGATTTTCTTAAAAACACTTTATTAATAGTGTGTCTAAACTTCTTACGTTCTAAAGAAACTTTATCATAATTTACATACTCAGGATTAATTGGATACTCATATCCATTAGCTGAGGTATTAAACATTGGAACATCTATAGATGAATTACGCTCACCACGGTCTTTTGTTATATCCCAAAACTGATTAAATCTATATTTCTGTTCTACTTTAGAAAAGTTAATATCTATATGATCAGAATATATTTTAGGATACCCTAATATAGTTAATGGATTATTTCTATCCATTAAATTAAGATGTAATGTTCCCGAAATCTGTTCTGAGTTATATACTATGGCGTAATCAAAGTTTGTATCTAATACATGAAACTTATCTTTACAATCATTATGCATCTTATACACTTCAAGAAGATACTCAATGTTTCTTACAGAGTTAACTTGTTGACCAGTAGATGATACAAACTCAATATCAAATGGATAATCTATTCCGTAGAAGTTACAATAACTATCACATCTTACATTATGCATCCATATAGAATCACTATTTACAGACATAAGATGTAATCTACCAGCTAAAGTTAATGTAGGAATCCAGTCATGGAATGATATCCACATCTTAGATTTAGGATCAAATGACGCGGTCCAAGATGCTTCCTCAAAATAAGTTGTATCAGTGAGTTCTACTTTTTGTCCATTGTTATAAAAATTACCATTTACATCATATGTTAGTTTGTCTGTTAATGGTTTGTAATCTTTTTTAGATACATAAATTATTTCATTAGTAGCATCATAACTCATCTGTACACCAACTCCAATTATAGTGTTATCATCTTGAATATATCCTGGATACACTTTTAAAAGCTGTGAAGGAAGATATTTAGCAAACCAATACTTCATCATTCCATTAGCTGTAATATCCACCATATTTTCTCCTTTATGAGGAGCGTATACAAATATTTTACCTTGATTTTGACTTACCCAGAATACACCATGAGTTGTATTTATAGATGAGAATCTACTTTGATTAGATCCATATTCATAACTATCTTCAGCATTAGCTGTAGATTGTAAGTTTTGATTATTTGCAAATAAAGCTCCATTACCTATTGTAACAGCTGTATTAGTACCATTTAATTTAAGTTCTTCTGTACCAATAAACATAACAGGTGATGCATATTTCATCATAAACAACGCTCCTGTTTTATTTATAGCTTTTATAGAAGTTACTCTACTTCTAAAATCTTTAAAATTATTAGCTAAAAATAATCTCCAAGCATCTTGTTTACTTTGATCATTTTGCGGAAGAGAATATATTACTCTATTTGGTCTATATACATAACATGTAGATGCAGTAGTAGGATTATAATCTCTTGGTAACATATTACCCCACGATATAGAACTATTAAATAACTTAGAAATACTAAGACTATAATCATATTTATAGAAGTTACCACTTCTAATTACATCACTTCTAAAAAGAGAAACAAGATCTGTATATCTGGCCGGGTCATAATGTCGTTTAGCTATATCATCATCCCAATCTCTATATCCTAGATTTATCTCGCTCTCTACAAAAAAGTCTCTTACCCCAGAATTAAATAAATAAAAATATCCTTTTCTTACATAAGTGATTTCTGATTCACGTTTATCTAACACTCTATATTTAGATGATGTCATTAATAATGAACGTTTTTGTTCAATACTGTTAAGCCAAAATCTAGGATATGGTACGTTAGTGTATAATGTATAATCATACTCTATCTCATCTGGTTCACCCATTAACCAAGAATTAAAAAAGAACATTGTATTCTTTTCTGTAAAACGGTTAATATAAATATCTCCTCCAAACATAACATCAGATGATACAACTTGATTCTTTTTAGGATTAGAAGCTTGTATACATGTAGATATAGGAAGTTGTTTAATACTTTCTAGTTGACCATATTGTGACGGAAGACTTGTTTTCAAAGCGCCATAGTAAGATGATATATTAGTTGTATTATTTACATTTAGTTCTGTATTAATATCACCCATAGTATATCTACTATTATCTTGAAGTGTTGGGTTTGGTAGTGTTTTACTTGTTTTTACCACCACCACCTTACTTCTGTTTAGATTATTTATTTGATGACCTACACCAAACTGTTGTACACCATTTCCAACATAAGAAACATCTATTACTTTTCTACGAATATTTCCCGCTTTATTTGTTACTGATTTATTATAGAATCCATGACTAGTATATTGAGCAGCAAACTGTCCTTTAGGTATTAACATCATCATTAGAGAAAGAAACTTTTCTTTCTGTAACTCAGCAAATGTTGCTATAAATATAATAGCTTGAGCAGCTTCTATTCCCCAAGTAACTAAGTTACCAACATATGCAGCATCACTAGCTAAAGTAGCTAGTGAAGGTACTAAAGGTGCTCCAGTAGAACTTACAGTTGGTAAAATTGATGATGCTGTAGGAAACGGAGGAAGGGGGCCTATTTTCATTCCTATAGGATTATCCGCAGTAGCGCCTATTTCAATTCCTTTACTAAATATTGTAGCTGCAGATATAACACCAACTATACTTCCTATTACAGAGTCCGCGTCAGTTAATACTTTAAATTTAGGATGTTTATAAGGAGTGGTAAAAGATCCTGTAGATATACCATTCAATTGTTGATACACCTTAACTTCACTAAGACTTAAATAAGGATTACTAAAAGAGACTTCAGGACTATGAAAACTAAATATATCTTGTCTATATCCACTCATCTTACTACTAGAAGGTGTAGCGGATCCATTATATCCATCTTGTTCTTCAGTAGTTAAATAACTATCAGCTCTCAAATCATTATATGGATAGTTTTGCATTAATCCTTTATTAGAGATATTTCCTGGAATAGGATATTCTCTCATATTATTTAAAAGACCTTTTGCTACTATTGTTTTATTTCCTTCTCTTGATCCTCTTAATATTTCATACCCAACTATAGAACTAATAATATCACCATTCTGATCTAAAGGATGTGCTATATTATCAAACTGTACACCTAATATATTTATAGATCCTCCATCATCACTAAAATGATTTAACATATCACTTATAGATACATCTGGCATCTTATGATGTCTTATAGCTTGACCACAAAGCGGTCCCCATATATCAGGTCTATCTCCAGGATATTTTTCTGTAGATTCCCAATATCCCATTAATCCTTTAGCTATCACAACACCACCATCAGAAAGTGTTGATTGAGTAGAAGATGTTATAACAGCTGTGTTTTCAATCTGCCACTTTTTAATAATAACACCTTCTAATGATTCAAATGCATCTAAACTACTAGAATCACTTAATTCATCAATTGATCCTTTTCTACCCGGTATGTGATAACTTTCACTAAACTCACCAGTATTATAAACCCATCTTATAAAGAATGAATACTGCTCATCTCTCATATATCCGGTGTTATTACCGCCTTTAGAATAATAATCAAAAGGATATTTAACAACAACCCAATTAGCTTTTATATCATTAGCTTGTAACTGATAGTTAAACTTATATTTACTATATACGCCTAATCTAAGTACATAGTTATTAAGTGTATATATCGCATCAGATTTTTCTACAGGCTCTGTTCTTAACACCACCTCACTTAATGGAACATTAACAAACTCATTATCAAGTCTATCTATAAGAATAGTTCCTTGACTAGTAGAATAAAAGCCGATACTTTTAGCAACTGTTTGTTGATTAAACGCAGCTATTAATACAACTTCAAACTCATCAAAAGATGAATCCATATTACTAATAGTGAGTTTAAGACTAGATGATGTATTCTCATGTGTAAAAACACTTTGTACTTCAGAAAGACCTATAAGATCTGTAACTCTTACCTGATTTACTGTATAAGCTATACACACTTGATATGATCCGTTAGGTAAACTTCCCGCGGATACACCCTTAGTAAGAATTAAACATGGGTGTTGTATACGAGGAACAATTCTTATTTTCTCACAATCTAATGTTGAAGTATATTTTTTAAGTATACAACCATTAACATTAGTTTCTGTATATTCAAAAGGAAGATTTGGAAGAGATGATGTATAATCTAATCTATCTATATCAACAGAACGTGTTGGATTTAATCCATCATCCCAGTATATTATTCTTTCACAATCATATCTTTTACGATATATTGCGGTTATAGGATTTGTACGTTTAAAGTTTAAACATGATGAGTTAACTAACTTTTGATAAGCTAATTCACTACCACAAAGATTCTCATCAAATATTCCTATTTCTGAATTAATATCATCAGTAGTAAACACTACCCATTTACTTTCAGAAACATATACACTACCAATAAGAGTGTATGGTAGTTGGACACATTTAAAATTAGAAGGTTCATTACCTATTACACCAATCTGACCATCGTGTGAATTATTCACCGCGTTACGCGCGTGCGTATATATACCTTCTCCTAAAAAAGTTTCATTATGATCTTTAACCATTCCTTTAGAGAATGTGTTAACGCCACCCGGAGCCATAGGTTGTTGTTGATCTGGCATATTTTATTATTTTTTAGGTAACACCAATGTTTGTACTTCTCCTGATTTAAACATATCGTAATATTTACTATACTGAGCTTTACGATTCATCTGCCATAATTGATACATCTCAGAGAAGTTAGGAGTGTTTACTATAGATAACGCATAGTTACGCGCTTGTTTTAGTTTGGTTTCTATAAGTTGTAATCTCTGTACAACATCTTCTCCTTCTATATATAAATTTTCTAGTATACGTTGTTTTAATGCATATTCATAATACTCATTAATCATAGGATGATCTAATACAAGAAGATTTCCATTGTCATCTTCCAGGGCCCCCTGATAGGATATAAACAGTTTTCCTTGAGGGAAATTAGTATATATAAATCCATTCTTTATATAAGCTGTCTTTTGTTGTGGTTGGTGCTCATCATAACTACCAACTCTATCTAAAGCATCTAGTTTACCAGTATCAGCTGATATATACACTCTTTCAAATTCTTCGTATACTCGTGTTTCTGTTTTACGTTTTTCTACAACTTGTACAAATATCTTTTCACCAGTTTCACATTGTACACTATATGTAGATTCACAACCACATTCTTGTTGTTCATATCCACATTTATTACAAAGCTCACCGTTTAAATAAACATTCTTTTTATTTAAAACAACATTCTCAGTTTGTCTTCCTTGTAAAACAGGAGTTTCTACTCTGTAACTTCTACATAACATTGCGTAGTTTAAAGTGTAAAAGTCATCTGGTAGTTTTGTTTTACTATATTCTATTTCTATAAGCTTTTCTTTAGTACCATGAATTTTTAAACCAAGATCATATGAAACACGTTGAGCAACTTTAATAAGTTGCCCAGGTTCAATCATACCCTCATTGTTATAAGCTCTAAAATCTGAAGCTACTTCATTAAGTAGCTCATCAAAAGTTTTGTATCTTAATTCGGTATTCATTATCGAGAAGGATTTTGTTTATCTATTGTAGAATCAGTTGGTACACTATAAAGACCTAATAAGTCTTTTACAACATTAGCTTCAAGTTCACTATAAAGATAATCTGGTACATTAAAAGGTTGAGCTGTTTTATCTATACAACCATCAGGCTCACAGGTAAAAGCACTTATATCTTCTTCAAATATTCCTTCTATTCTTACAGCGTCCCATTCTAAGTTAGGAAAATATAAATAGTCATTTAAGAACCAAAAATATTTAGTTTTATTAAATCTAAAGTTTTTACTATTAGCCATTGCTAAATAAGAACTTGGAAGAGTTGGTTGTAACTCTTCTGACCCATCTACAGAAGCAACCGTTCTAATAAGAGGTCCGTAGTATCCTTCTAGAAATGTAGGAAGCCTATCTTTTGTTCTTTTTATTTTACAATCAGAACTTACACCAGAACATTGAGCTTCAATTTTATCTACCTCTATAAGATCTACAATAGGAAGAGTTTGAATAACAGATGTCATAGACATTATCTTATTCTTAGAATCTTCTCGTCTTAAAAGGAACTTAGCGTGTTTTAAAACAAAAGTGTATATAACACGGTCTGTAAGAAGACTGTCTGTTTTAACAGCTTTTACTTGAGAACGTATTCTCGATACTACATCACCTATTAGACTTTTTGGCATATCTTATGTTAAATTAAATTCATCGTAATCTTTTAATATATCTAATGTTTCTTTTTGTCTGAGTTCTTTTCCTATACTTCTTCTAAAAAGTTTACTCACTCTGATTAAATCATCCACTAACATATATTGTTTCCATTTTTCAGGATATGTTTTAGCAACGGTTCTTTTAAAATTTCTTACAGCTTCAAAACCCCATAGATCATTGTTTTTAAATCTATATTTAGTTTCAAAGTTTGTATAAAAAATCTTAGCTGTATAGTTGTCACTTTCCCAGTTTTGATACTGAACTATTTGTCCTAGCTCAATAGATTTAGTAAAGTTTACATTTATCTTTGTTCTTCTTGGACATGTTCCTATAAATATAAAACCCACTTGTTCTGGAAGCTCAATACCATCTCTACTTTCTATAACATTTTTCCAAATGTTTCCATTAAACGTTGATATGATTTTTTTAAACTCATCAAGAGTAATGTTAGCGTGTTTAGGATTTTGCTCCAAGAACATTTTGTAATGTTTAGCATTACATAAATTAACTTCTGTGGGTCTATATCTTGGCGCGTTTAAATCGGGACTGTTAAATACTTTCTTCAAAACTTATACTATAATTTACGAAAAACTTGTATCATTTTAAAATTAAACTTAGAATGTTTAACTATTAACTACAAATTCAGAAACTTTACCTTTTACTTTGTCATATAGTTCTATAATCATCTGACGTTTAGATCCAGTAAACTTGTTATGGTAGTGCCAGTAGTCTGTACTACAAAGGCTTGGTAAACTCTTTACAGTAAAGCCGTGTTGTTCATTCTCAGTGACATATTCTGTTACTTTTTTAGTATGCCAATGTCCAGTAAAACAAACACGATTAGTTGTAGTTCCCCATTCTTGATAAAACTCTGTAGCATATAATAACGCGGGGTTCTTACTCTTTACATCACCATGTTCGTATCCAAAGAAGTTTATACCATAAGTCTTTACTTTTCTTTCAGCATACTCTACATCAAATGTTATTGTAAGATCATTTTTAAAACACTTAGATAAAGCGTGAGCCATATGATATGAACTTAATCTATCATGATTACCAGGAAGATATATTATTTCTAGATTTTTTGTAAACCCACTCATAAACTGTATAGCCCAATACATTGTATCAAAAGCTGTATCGTAAGCTTTCTGAGCGCTTGAGTTATTTGACACTGGTGTACCACTTGTTGTGGTTCCCATAAATGTATCCATGTTTAATAAATCACCGCCTAATACAAAAGTTAGTTTATCTAAATTATGACAACTATAGCTTTTATACATAAGCTCTTTAAGAGCTTCTTTAAATGAATCAACAATAGATTCATTACCTTCTTTACCAAAGTGTAAATCTTGAGCAGATATAATTCCTTGAACAGGATTAGTGAAAGGGGAAGGGGTTTCTATTTTATCTATGGAAGCTGAGAAAGGATCAAAGTTTTTAAGCGTTTCTTCTAGAAGATCTTTGGCGTTTAGTTGGCGTTGTGTTACAAATCCTGTAATAAGCCATAATCCATTAGGTTGTTGTTTATTATAGTAGTTGGAAAGTTTCCATTTCTTAGAGTTTTTTATCTTTAGAAGTTCTTCTACTTCATCTGGATCTTTTGGTTCATTACTAGCTAATATTTTAATCTTTCCGGTTCCTTGTTCTAAGTTTTCTTCAAACTCTATTCTTTTACTTGTTAACACATTGGTGAGATCACCGAGGTGTTCTTCAATCTGAGTTTTTACAGAATCATCAGTTATTAAGCCAAGCATTCGTTTACCACACATCTCAATAAGATTATTATCTACTTCATCTTGTAATAGAGATTTTGTTTGTTCTATTTGTTCACGAATCTTTCTATATTCTTCTATAGAAATACCTAATTTAGCCGCACAAAAAAGATCTGTTTTTTTCCATTTTATGGACCCGTAAACTTGATTGATTAAATTCATATATTAATGTTTATATTACGGTGTGTAAAGTTAGAGGTTTTTATTGTATATATTAAAAAATAAGTCCCGATATAGATATATCAGGACGAATGTTCAGAGGAATAAACCAACAAACCGCTGACTTATAAGTTGTTAATTATTTTTAACTTTCAACAGCTAATAAATAATAATAAGTATCATTTACTTTTATTCGTATCTTTTTGCTTGGTGTAGCAGTACCAGTAGTAACAGGATTATTAGCACCACCTAAAGTAAATACACCATCAATTCTAGTTGGTCCTCTAAATACATTTACATCTCTTTCACCATTTTGGTATATACCATATCTAGTACCAATTTTAGAATAAGCAACATCATCACCATCTATATATATTCCATATGTGGTGTTAGCAATTCCTGTAGAACTGGTACCACTAAGACTATTTATTCCTTTTGGTATATTTTGTACATACAAACCATGCAAGTTATTTATAACTCCATTAAATACAGGTAAACCATTTGACTCAGTACTACCTATTACTCCTGTATTTATAAGAGATATATTACCTAGCTGGTAGTTATAATCAGGACCGGCAAGTCCTACATATGTCCAAACTAAGGGTCCGCTACCGTCTGTTACATCTCCCGAAGTATGTGTAGGAGCGGTAGTTGATGATGTACCATTTGTCTTACATTTATATATTCTTGAAGTTGAATCAACTACCATTACATAATCAGCATATCTTGAAGTAGTGTCATCAGCTAAATAAGGTGTATTAGCTGCCCAAGGTTTCGTTCCTCCTGAAGTTCCTTTTAAAAGAAGACCATTAGTTGTACCTCTTATACTACTAGAGTTTACATTATATATTGAAGAAGGTTTATCAATTCTTATTAAATTAGTACTACAAGTAACATTTGCTGAATTAAGAACTTGTGTAGTTGATGATGCAGAACTTAGATTTAGTATATTAAAACTACTTGAATATGTAATAGTATCAGCAAATGAAGAATTAGGTGAGCTATTACTTATAGTTAATTCAGCATAACTACTTAACATATTATTAGAATCACCACTTGTTACACTAAGTTCTTTTGATGAACGTAATGCATAAGGTTTACCACTACTTGCTTTTATATATAAATTAGAAAGATGAGTTGAACCATCAAAGTCAGTATTTCCTATAGATACAGTAGCTGAAGTTCTTATATTAAGATCATAAGTAGTACAAGTAAGTTCAGTATTTTGAGTTAATGTACCTCCTAGACGAACAGCATTACTACTAATATTTAAACCATTATTTGCATTAATTGATAAAACACTACTAGTTACAGATAAACCACCAGTAGATGAAATAGTTACACCACCTTTCTGATCAGTAGTAGCACTAGGTAAAGAATATGACGGATCATCAGCAGTCCATGATCCTGATTGTGTACTATTACTACCTGTTAACGTGTACCATTTATTAGTAGGATCAGTTACATATACTCTAGTAACATATCGTTTTACTTGATCTGTTGGAATAGTAAGTAACGCACCTGTTGAACCTACCGTTCTTAATCCACCTCTAACTATATTAGAATCAACTAATGCTGATAATGGATCACCATGTATTAATTCTGAAGGATATGATAATTGACTCATTTTTATTAAATTTGGCTTGTAAAGTTAAATTGTAAAGAAGCTGGCTCACCAAGACCAAAAGGATTAGCTCCAGTTCTATATATATTATATGATAATGTTAATCCTGCATCATTTACAAATGAAGCATTTTTAACAATTGGTAAAAAAGAAGGTAATATACCAGTAGCACCATCTTTAATTATAGATGTTAATGGTTGATTTGTTGGAATACAAAAGTAATAATATTCACCAGCTACAGTAGTTTCTCTAGTTACTAAAACTGATCTAGTAACTCCTCCTACTACACTACCAGTAACTGGAGCATTTAATGTAAAATCATTATTAAATAAAGCTGTTCTAAAATCATTTAAAGTAGTTAGTCCTGGATTAGTGCTTTTACCATAAAAATATCTATAAGAAAATTTCATATTTATACTAGCTGTTGTAGTTACAGGCGTTCCTGATCCACCAACTTGAATTTGATTACCTACTACTATTAAACCACTTGAAGGAGCTGATAATGTAATACTTTTTGTTATAGTTGTAGGAATATTTTCAGGACTAGTTAAAGCTGAACTAGAACTTCCTAAAGGATTACTATTTATACCATTACCAGGATCTGTAGTTCCCCATCCGTCTGAACCAGATAAACTTGTAGGACTAGATTGACTACCAGATTTAGTGTATTTATAAATACTATTACTTATGTTTATTTTAGCTCCTACATCTACAGTTACAGAGTTACCTGAAAAAGAAGCTGTTGTATATGCAGTAATACCATCATTTTTATAAAAACTACTATTTATAGTTATAACTGGTGTTGGTAATGTAGTACCTGTTAATTTTAAATCAGCAGTTAGTGTAGAAGGTGCGTTACCAACTCCAGGTGTTAATGTTAAATCTATTGTAGCTGTATCAGCTACGGCTATATTTGATCCACCTGTTGAAGCTATAGTAAGTATTTTACCATAAGTTGTATCAGTAGATGATGTTATAGTTACTCCTGTTCCAGCTACTAATTTATTATTTAAATAAGCCGGTGTTGTATCATCACTAGTAGTTTTTATTTTAGGTGATATATACAATCCATCAGATAATAATTGAAGTTGATTATCTCCATTAGTTGTTGAAGTAGATTTTTTAACATTAGCTATAAGAGGATTAGAAACTAATCCAACACCAGCCGATCTTGTAAACGTAAGAGTTCCGTTAGTAACAACTCCTAAAACAGGTTTTGATATCACTAATGTATTAACAGTTATTGACACTACTTTAGTATCACTATCAATATTAGTTCCAGTAACTAGTTGTCCGGGAGTTATATCAGTTCCATTATTTAATACTAAAGTGGTTGAGTTTGTTGTTGATGCTACTGTTTTAGTAAAAGTAGTTTCACCGTTAACCAACCCAGTTAAAAAAACTGTAGGTGTATTAGCTACTATAATATTATTTGAAGTAGAATTAGTATCTAGTTTGTGTAATATAGCATCCATTCTATCATCTGTAGCTATACCAAAACGAGATATTGGATCACCACTATAAATAACACACCCAGCATCAAGAGTTTCTTCACATTTTTCACCATTTGAACATACCGGTAATATAACCGGTTGACTACTTACACAATGATGCTCATTATATAAAGGTAGTGGTGTATCGTGACATCCAGGACAAGAAGACATAATTAATTATTTTTTTATTTTATAAAATATTTTTATTATTTGATGATGAGTTATGGTTCAAAACAGTATTTAAATTTAATAAGATTATATACAAGTTAAAGATTGACCTGTTTGAGTTGATAATTGATCAATTGGGTAAATAAAAGTTGCTAATCTAGTTCCAGTAGGAGTTCCGTACATGCTATAATAAACATAAGCATCTTTAAATACAGGTAATCCTTTAAATGATATGACTTGGTTTTTTCCATCAGCACCTATATTAAATCCAAAATAATGACCATCCATCATTACAGTAGATAAATAAGGATTAGAGTTAATCATCCTATTTATAAGTTGATCTGTAACAGTACTTGTTACTGTATTACCATTTTGCCAAATATTAGGTTCATTAAAGTCATAATCTACTCCATTAATATTAATGCCTTTTAATACAACATCTTTACCATAAGCTGAATCATTAGGGTCAGTAACAGAGAAGAAAAATCCATAACATTCTTTTATTAAATTTTCTATTTTTGTAACATCAATACAAGTAGATTGTAATGAACCGTTATTACTAGATCCTACTAATGTATAACCATCAGGAATAGTATATATTTTTCCAACAGGAAGAGATACATTCATAGAACAACTAGATTGAGCTGTGATTAACATCTTAGCTTCTAGTGTTCTTCCATAAGATACATCTCCTGTATTACTTATAGCATACGCGCGAACATAATAAGTGAATCCTTCAGATAATCCTTGAAGTGTAACATCAAACTTACCAACACCTTTTTTTGAATATATCTCTTTATTACTAAAACCTATAGTGGGAAGAATAGAAGTATAAGAATACACTATTCCTTTTTCTACAATAGGATCAGTAGATAGAATATTTAATCCACCAGTATTTAATGTACTGGTAGTTATATTAGTAATCTTTTTAGTATCTATAGCAATAAAACAACTCATAAGTTTTTATTTTAAATAACAACACCACCTCCAGGACTTAACGCTACAGGTCCTTCACCAGCACTGTTTATAGCAGATATTCTAGCATAATAATAAGTGTTAACGTCACCTAATGTACTATTTGTTACAGGTGATGCTCTATGAGAAGTACTAAAAGAACCTCCAACATTAATTGTTTTAGGATAGTTGATAACTAACGATTCTCCTCTATATATATATATTTTATATTTAATTATAGGAGAATTTCCTATTGATGTAGGAGGTTCCCAATCTATGTTAAGCTGACCATTACCAAGATAAAACCATCTTAAATTTCTAGGAGCGCCCGGAAGATTTGTAACAGATGGTGTATATGGTATTAGGTTTACATCTAAACAATTAGATTCAAGTACATTAGTAGGAGTATCACTATATATTATTTCTACACCTTTGGGTATATCATATGTAACATTAGGATTTAATGTTATAGATCTTTCTACACATGTATTCGGTAAAGCATCCTGAGCTAATGTTCTTATTTGATATTCATCTCCAATAACATTAGTTGTACCATTAGAACAATAAGCTCTTACATAATATACTGTATTATTGGTTAATTCTGAAAGTATTATTTGTTCATATGGATTTGATGTTCCAGTATTAATTTCTTTTTTTGCAGCAGAACCATCATTTGATATTGTACTATATAATAATCCTTTAGTTGTAGGAACTATATCATATATAGAATATCCACCAGATGTAAATCCAGTAGATGTTATATTGTAAGGTTTTACTGTTCTTATAGATGGAGATCCCGCCATTTTTTTATTATTTAGCCATTATTAAACAATCAGGTGTAGAACCTTTTAAAGTTGATGTAATATTACCACCATAGTCTATTCCAATAAGATCATATCCATCAGGAAGTATAACAATCTCACCAGGTGTTATACGTATGTCTTTACTAACACAATGTGAATATGATGAATCAAGATCTGTAGATAATGTAAAAAAAGAATATTCTGTTCCATAATTATAACCAACAACATATTCAGGCATATATGTAAGAGACGCTACATTCATGTAAGCTCTTACATAATATTTGGTATTAGGTAAAAGACCATTTATTTGTAATGTATAATCTTTTTTATTTGTTCCAGATAATTGTATATTATTAGAAGTTGTTCCACCATATGTAGGGTTGGGAAATATACTCCAACAAATACCTTTTGCAGATAATACTAAAGTATGATCACCACCTTCATCATTATAATTTATTGGAATACCTTTACCACCACACATTACGCTGGTTTGTGTTGATTGATATGGAGGAATAGTTGTAAAACTCATTATGAACAGGTTTTTATAGTTAATGTAACTGTTGCAGCTCCTGTATTAGTAATAGAACAACAAGACTCATTTACATAGTTTATTTCTTTACTAAAACAATCATTACATGTAACAGTACTACTACCTATATTATTTTTAAATGATATTAATAACTTACCATTAGCTAATCCATCAATAGGAATTTTTAAAGCAGTAGCTTTAGTTTGTTTATATTCAGGAGTATCAACTTCAGTTACAATAAATGGTAAAGTGGTACTACCATTGGTTGTAACATGTACAGATAAACCATTTACATCGGTAACACTAATATTAGTTCCAGTATCTTTAAATCCTTTTGGTACTATAGAATTAGTAAAATCAAGACTAAGTGTTTTAGCTACAAGATCAAACGTTTGTTGGAAATCAATAATAATACTATCACAATTAACTTTACAACAGTTATCTTGAATTATTTTTACAGCTGAACGTACATCACCTAAAGCTACCCATATGTTATTCAACATATTACCAATACCTTTAACTTTATCATCAGCAATTAATCCTAAATTTATTAAAGTACCACCAGTAGATAAACTTAAGTTATCACTTGTAAATGTAGTAGCTAAAGTTTTTGCTTGAGCTAAATCAGGTAAAGCTTTTTCTATATCATATTTAGGTGAGTCATTATTAAACATACCAATAACAGAAATCATCTGATACTCCAACTCTTGTACAGCTTTTTGTACACTAGTTGTACTTGGTGGTGGATAAAAATCACTAGCTGATTTACCATTTTTAGTAACTACAATATTTTGTGTTTCTATTACGGTTACTCTATTAGATACGTCTTTAATTTGATTTGGTAATGTAACCTTTGTTTCTTGTGTAAGATTATCAACACTATTATACAAATCTCTAATAATCTCACTAGAACATTGACCATCTTTTGTACTTAATGTATTTACAATTTTGTCATTAATAAAACCTATAGCATCACTATAAGTATAAGTACCTCCTGTACCACCTACACATTTAGGTACACTAACACTACCGTCATTTATATTAGAACCAGAACTAGATTCTTTTAAACATATAATACTTTTAGTTATGTAAGATAAAGCTTTTGCTACATCAACTACGTCCGGGGCAGGAATTTGAGGGGAACAAAAAGACTTAAGACCCGTCAAATCAAGATCAGAAAGATCTGTTTCAGTTTTTAGTTTACATATCTCTGTCGCAAGTTGAAAAACTACGTCAGATACATTATCTCCCGCGCAAAGATTTATACACGAAAGATCTGGACCCTGCCACGTGACACAGTTGGAAGTTGTAGGAGAACAACCTATATCAGAAGTATTGGATTTAGTAGGTTTTGTAATTGGCATTATAGTAATTTTATATAATTATTGTACAATACAATATACTAAAAAATATTTATAAAACAAAAAAAACCACTCCAAAAATGAAGTGGTTTTAAACATAAAATAGTTAATTATAATTCTACAAACTTTGATAGTATAGGATAAACGGCCTCTGAGTTAAGTTTCTCAAAATAAGAAACAGGTATTTTTTTAAATGTGATCTCTACTTTTTGATTTAATAATTCTAAAAACTCTTTAAATTCATCTGTAAAATTATTATCAGATGGTGGAAGAGTTTCATATTTTAGTTGTTTAAGAGTGTATCCACCATCTTCTGTTGATGTACCTTTTTCTTTAATAAACTCTTCTTTAAGTTTTTCAAAAGGTTTAAGAGCATCTGTAGCTTTTTGAAATAATACAGCTAAGTTAAACTTTAATGGTTGACCACCTTCTTTACTAATCTGAGGAATGGCGCCATTGATTTCTTGTAATAGTGTTGTTAGTTCACTATTGGTTAATTCTATATTCATATATTTTATTTTTTTACAAAGTTAAATCATTTATATTAAATGTTGCTAATAAAACTTTACAAGCTTCTTGATTATTTATATTACCAATATAATCAATATTTAAAGAATCAAATGTTGATTTTAGAACTTTTATATTTCCTTTTCTTATTGTTCTATTACCAGATTGATGATTTTGTAATAACTCAAATTCTAGTGTAACATATTCCACTCCATTGTCATCTGTAGTGATTCCATCTAATAAGGTGAATGTACCCATCTGTGGTTTGAATAGTTCATCTTCTATGAACTCTATAGGTTTTGAAAACTGTATCATATTTTTATATTTTAATATCCTGTGACAACATAAGCCCAACTATAAGTTGTAGCTGCTGTTAAAGCTGTTGTACCAGTTGTAATTGTAAATGTTGTTGTTGTTCCTGTTGTAAATACCATGGATACTCCAGATAATAAAGCTGTAGCAGAATTAGTAGGGTAGAGTATTATTTGACTACCTGTAGCAAATGCTCCTGTGTAAGTTACAGTAACTAGTGTAGCAGATGAAGAGGGTAGAGTACCTGTAGTAACAGTAATTACTCCACCATTATTAGTTCCTACTATAGAGGCAGTAGGAGAAGTACCAGCACCAGTTCCAGCAGCTATTGTAGGTGTACTACCACCATAAGATACTTGACCATTTAGTTTAGTTCTACCTGTTACTTGTAATATATTGACTGTATCATCTGTAAATGTACCTCCATTTTGGATACCAACTTTACCCCCAGAGTAAATACTTAATATATTAGTACCGTTATTTGATAAATATGTTTTGCCACCTGTTGCACCACTTAATGAGCCAATAGTAAAATCGTTACTAGTATTATTAAACTGTATTCTCCCATAGGCAGTTCCTCTATAACTAAAGTTTAGTAAACTATTATAAATTGCATTAGTTTGATCTATAGCTAATATTACATCAGCAGTGCTTTGACCTACCTCTCTCGAAGCTACTGTTAAAGTTATTGTTGAGCCAGGTGTTGTTTGACCACCTATTAATACCCCTCCACCATTCGGTTGTAAGATTAATGGGACAGTGGTACTAGCATTATTATATCTCGCTTGAAGCCACGGTGGATTATTTGTAGATGTGCCAAATCCAAAATCTAAAGCGTTTGCATATTGATTATCTGTCAATCTTAATATACCATTAGTAAAAGTTGATCCACTTGTAGATGGAAAACCACTAGAAGTAGAACCACCATTAATTGTAACTTTTGCACCTGTATTATTAGTAGAAGAACCAAATAAAGTAGTTCCTACAAAATAACTAGCACCATTTACATTTAGCAGATAACTAGACTGACTTGTAGAACTACCTATATTTAAAGCACCATATCTAGCATCATACCACATTGTAGAACTAGTACCTCCTGTTCCTGGAGTTCCCCAAGATACATTACCATTACCATATACATTAAATCTAGCACCACCTGTAAGAGTGTAAGTTTGATTAGATAGTGTAGCTAATGTATTAGTAGTCATACTAGTATCAGAAGCTATTGCTGATATTGTATAAGCTATAGATGCTATTGTTATAGTATCACCTATTTTAAATGTATTAGTAAATTGTGTATTTGTTCCTGTTACTGTTGTGCCACTAGTTGATACTGTACCTACTCCTGTAGTACGTTGAAATATTTGAAATAAACTAGAAGTTGTATTACCTCCTATAGATATATTTCCTCCACTATCAATATTAAACAATTGAATATTTGAGTTATTTAATACTCGGAAAGAGTTAGAACTATACACTGAGTTTTTTCCATACACAAATAACGTACTACCAGAAGAATTAGAACTACTACCTGCATATACATCTCCACCAAATGAGTTTAAATATAGAGAATTTAAACCTGTGTAGTTATCTGTTGTAACCTGTAACCCCATACCATTAGTCTGGTGAAAACACAATTCTTGCGTACCTGCTTTAAATATTGAAATACATCTAACAGGGAAGTCAGCAGTAGTACTTGGTCCACCTACACCACCTTGTCTATTTACAAATAAAACATTACTACCAGCACCACTTGTTATAGTCGATGATATTGAAACTAAACTATTAGTAGAAGTTGTTGCAGTAGTTAGAGCAGTGACATTTAAACCATTAAGTCCCTGGTTAGTAGTTACAGTTAAAGTTTTGTTTGTATTATTCCATGTTAATCCAGTATCTCCTATTATAGAAGAAGAACTGTTAGCAAAAGTTACTTGTCCAGATGTTAATCCAGATAATACTCCACTTATAGCAGCCCAAGTATTATCTCCTCTTAAATAAGTAGTAGAATTAGGTGTTCCTGTAGCTGTAAGATTAGAAATACCTACAGAAGTAAGATATGTCGAATTATCAAAGGATATGTTAGAACCATCACCTTTTAAAAACCCTGTACCATTTGTTGTAGAAGAAGTTGTAATATTATCAAATGTAATATCTCTATTAGGAAGAGTATATACTCTATTTGCTGTATTAGCAACACCATCAAAAGTTCTAATATACCCATTAGTCCCAATCCAACTAAATCTATCAGTATTATCAGCATACAATCTAAATCCACTAGAAGGTGTGGATGGTGTAGCTGATTGAGAAATATAACCAACAAACCCATTTCCTCCTGTTCCTGTGATAGAACCTCCTAATAAAGGAAAATATGAAGAACTTAATAAAGATGTTAAATCAGAAGCTATTACGGGTGTATTACCCACCACTCTACCTTTAGTATCTAAAGTAATTTTTACAAAACTTCCTGATGATGATTGTGTAATTGTAGATAAAGAAGTTGTAATAGATGTAGAACCTGTTCCTGAAATATCTCCTGATAAAGTTATTGTTTGGTTACTTGTAAGATATGTACTGTTATCATAAGAGATAGTAGTTCCAGATATTTTAACAAACCCAGTTCCATTTAAAGGAGCTTGATAATTAGTAGATACAGATATTGTTCCATCTAAAGCTATAGAAACACCACTTCCTATTTTAACTCCTCCTAATATAGAAGAAGAAGCTATTGGTAAACTGTAAGTTGTAAAAGTGGCTAAACTACCATCACCTCTTACATATTGAGAAGTAGTTCCAGGAAGTGTAATAGTATTAGTAGTAATACCATAACTTCCTAAGTTAAGATTAGATGTAGCCCCCGTATATGGGACATATCCTGTTAAAGAAGGAATTGTAGGAAAAGTAATAAGACTACCATCTCCAGCTACATATTGAGCAGATGTTCCTCCAGATGTTATAAAAGAAGAAGCTGTAATACTATTAGTAATGATATTACCTATATTTGTTACTTGTTGTAATGTAGGTGTAGAAGGACTTACTATACTTGACCAATTATAAGATGTTCCATTTAATGTAATAGTATCAAGATCTATAGATAAAGTATGAGAACTATTAAGATTATCAACTATTTTAATAGTAGGATAATTATTATCATTTATATATAATGTTCTATTATTAGTAAAGTTAGTTAGTTGAATACTAGCATTACCTATTCCACCATAATTAGACGCGCCGTTTCCTACATTAAGAACAGATTGTAATGTAGGTGTAGATCCAGAAGATTGTATCCATTGTGTACCATTCCAAAAATATTGACTATTTAAATTAGTATCAAAAACAACATATCCTTTATCAGTAGTTGATAAAGAAAGTGCTGTTCTTTCTGATGTAGATAATGGATTAAGTAATATATTCTTTACTTTATTTTTATCTAAGTCAATATTATGATAGTATTTTTTATCTTCAGCCATGTTATGATAGATAGGCTACACCCGCTACAGGTGAGCTAAAGTGAATTTTTATATTATTATTATCAACAACTTCAAGAGTTCCTTCTATATTATTACCAGCAAGATCTTTTTCCCACACATTAGGAATATATCCTAAGTTATGATTTATTATCCAAGTAGCTAAAGGTGTTCCCTGACTAAATTGAAAAGCTGTTCCGTTATTTACAGTGATCGCTGGATTAAGATTAATACGAGTTAAACATCCACCTGTATTCACCTGTATAATATTTTGTGTTCCATCTCCATATTGATAACCTAGTCCTATACCAGTAGGTCCACTAGTAGTATATGAATGTACATATCCGGGACCATTATCAGGAACATCATGTTCTAGTCTTTCTAATTCCTGTGGTGTATAACTAACAGGAAGCCATGTTGTATAAGATATATTAGTAGAACATAAAGCGTCACTATCATTTTTAGATTGCCACTCTACTAAATCTCTTCTCATAGTAGCAAGATCTACATCAATATCTGGTTTACATGTTGATATACCATAACGAAGTTTCTTATGTTGTCTATAGACAGCATTAGCAAAGTTTTCGTAATATCTTTCTCTATTTGAAAAGAAATCTTTCATACCTAGGGTTTTTTAATTTGTGAAGCATTTCTTATCATTACTAAAGAATTTTCATAAGCGCTGATACAGTTAGCACAGACTCTAGCTCCATCAGAAGCTGTTCTTATTTGACAACCACAAGATAGGGTTGATTTACAATTCGGACAAACTGACATATTGGTTTATTTTAACAGTTTACACAATCTCTTGATGTTAATCTATCAAGACGTTTTTTAGCATATATAAAAAGATCCATCCCAGCTTCTGGTTGTAATGTATATTCAACTTTAGCTTTAGCTGCATCTATAAAACTCTTTATAAGTCTTAGCTCATTTAACATCTCTTTTACATCAGCGGCTGGTTCACACGCGGCCATTTCTAATTGACCAAGTATTCCATAATATTTATTCATTATCTGAGTAGTTCTTAAATGATTGTATTCTACATACACTTTATCATTAGGACTTACAGAATAATTAATAACATATATACCATCTGGTAGAGGCATAGAACGTTCTCCACAACCAGATCGTTGTATACCAAGACTACACGCGCTCAACACTAGATTAAAACTAGGAAGAACATCTATTACTATAGGAAGATTAAATCCGGGAGATGTTATACGTAACGTAGCACAATCTACGTTTACATTTTCAGCATAAAAACTAGTATCAAATAATCTTAATACTTTGATATTATTTGAGTCTGGTGTTTCTAAACTTAGTTGATGTTTATTAGACATGATGTTAATTATTATACATTATAAATATAACAAAAAAAAGAGACATTGCCAAAAACAAAAAAGGGAGAGATCCAAAGATCTACTCCCTTTAAGGTTTTTAAGGATATTAATTAATATGTACCATCACCTTCTAAAGATATTGAACCAGAACCTTGAGATAAGTTAGCACTATTTACTAAGAAGTTAGTGAAAGCTGTAGTATCAGTTCCTTTAGGAACGTGAACAACTATCAAATACTGATCATTATCAAATGTAGCGGTTGGGTTGTAGAAACGAGGTACATTATGAAGAATCATCACTCTATCATATAGACCTGTACGAGATACAGTAGCTAAAGCTGGATCAGCTTCAATCTCTCTCATACGAAATGATTCAACTCTACTAGAATCAGGATAAGCGTTTTGTAAATAACGACCATCCAAGATAAGCTCACGTAAAACTGTTTCACCTACACCAAACGCTTGTACTGGTTTTTGTACTTCAAAACCATGACTAGATAAGTATGGAGTTGTTGCAGCTATACCAGTTGCATCAGTTGTATTAGCTACAAATGGATTACCAGAACAAGGATCACCATCTTCATCTACTACAGAAGCATAGATAATCAAAGGCTCGATATCATATTTATCTGTAGGAGTAAAAGTACAAGTTCCAAACTTAGTTTCCATGTAAGCTACCGTAAGCTCAATATGAGCATCTGTAGTTATAGAAGCTGCGTCAGCATCAGGTACATATACTGTAGATGTTAAACCCGTTGGAATACCAAGACCTTTTGTTAAGTTACCACCAACTCCAGTTTCAGATTGAGTATTAGGAATATAAGCTACAACACCAGCTGCACTATAAACATCGTTATAAAATTTAACAGATGGTGTGGTGATAGTAGGAGCCACTGATTGAGTAGGGAAAGTAATAACAACACTTGTACCAGAAGTTAATGTAGTTACAAAAGCGTTAGCTGGAATACCAGTACCAACAACTTTTTGACCAACAGCAACACCATTACCAGTTGTAAAAGCTGTGTTAGCTATAGTTGCAGATGTAGTTGTAATACTAGATGTACCACTTGCTGCAGAAGCGCTATAAGCTAAATCATAAACTCTAGCTTGTATCATATCTTTAATAGTAGGATAACTATTTATAGCATCTTTCCATAAAAGAAGAGTAGATACAGCATCTCTTACATAAGTTGGGTTAGTTGTGTTAGCGCAACCTGTGTAAGCATCAATTGTTCTATACAATTGGTGATTCAAGAAACGTAAAGCTGGAGAACCTTTAATATCAAGACGTAGTCTATAAGTAGAATCAGTTGAAACACCAGCACCTACTGATACTTTAACCACTTGGTTAACTGGAGTTTTAGCATTTACTTTAATTACACGACTAATGTACTTAGGATTAATCACTTTAGATTTTACAGACTCTTGATATCCACCATGAACCGGTCCAATCTTATCTTGTGTAAAGTAAGAACCTTGAGCAATGATAAATGGAGTAGTACTTGGAGTTAAAAGAGCACTATAATCTTTAGAATTAAAAAACCCTAGTTTACCAGCTGTTAAAGCTGCTGTAGTACCAGAACTAGCTAAAGCTATACTAGAACCAAAAGAAATAGCTGCTGTAGTAGCAATTGTAGCTGTTACACTAGCTGATAAAGTTACTGTAGTACTTGTTACAGCAGTAACTGTTGTTCCAGCAGGAATACTTGTACCGCTAACACTCATACCAATTACAACACCTGTTGTAGAAGAAAATGTTAAAACGTTAGGAAGATTAAGAGCCGCAGTTGTTGTAGGAGCAGCTGTACCTGGACCAAAGGTAATAGTTGTACCACTTGCAATGTAAGCGTTAATTGGTAAAGAAATTGTAATATTACTACCAACAACACTTACTACAGTTGTACCAGCTTGAATACCTGTACCACTTACTAATTGATTAGCTACAATATTTGTAGCAGAACTTACAGGTAAAACGAAACCTGTTGTTGTACCTAATGTAGCTGTACTTAATGAAACAGTACTTGAAGGTACTGGAAGAAACGACTTCCGAAACGCGTTAGGAAAATACATAATTGTTAAATTTTGGGGTTATAAAAAAATTATTTTAAGAATAAAAGTTTATATTTTACAGAGTTTATAGAACTCTTTACGTTATCCAAATCATTTATTATTTCTGAATATGGCATTATAGATTGTAACGCGTCAATCATTTGTTTTAAATCTCTACAATAAGAAAGAGCTTCTTGTACTGAGTTTAATACTCTAGGAGCTATATCAGTATATTCTAAAAGTTTTTCAGAAGCTCCTTGGAATCCTTCAGCTAAATCATCAGCGTGATCTGGCATAGCGTCATATATCTCATTAAGAGCTTTATGACCAGCGTAAGAACCTATCCCTGTTATCTTTAAATGTAACTTATGAAAACTAGTTCCCGCGTTCATTAGTTCAGATACTAAAGCTGATACTTTAGATTCTAAAGAACCACCGCTTTGTGTATATCCCGGTCTTTGTAACTTTGTCATTAGCTTTCTTTTTGTATTTCTGATTGACTTCTTTGATATTGCATCTGACTCTCTATATCTCCCGCTAGTATTGATGCAGCTTCCATAGTTAGTATTTCAGCTATATCATCTTTAAACTCACAAGTCTGATCTTGTAAAAAAGCTATTCCATCATCTATATTTACACATCCTTTTATCTGTATTGGTCTTGGAAGTCTATAATAAACTAATGTAACATCTGTTATATTAAAAGATTCATTACTATATACTCTTAAGTTTTTTCCTAAGAATGTTGCAACTGTCTCAGACCATTCAAAATTGGGAGCTATATTTTTACTATTTAATATAACCGAGATGTTAGCTTCTTCTACTTCATAAACTGTCATTCTTCTTTTAGGACAACAATCTGTCATAGCGTAAGCATCTACTCTACTATAATATAAGTAATTTTCTGGAATTTCACACTCTGCGTATTCTTTTTTATTATTTATTTTTTTTAAAGAAGCATCGGTAAGAAGGATTCTTAGATCATCTACTAATCCTGTAGATTGTTCCATTCCTTCTTTTCTAGAATTAATTCCGTAAATCTGACGTCTCACCCAATCCAACTGAGCTTTATTAAACGCTTCTTGAATCTGCCAACATTGTATATTGTCATAATCAAATGAAGCTAGTTTGTTCAATCTCTGTTTTATTTTTATTTGTAATAATGAGTTTGTCATATCAACACTTCCATTTTTTGAGAGCTAAAGCTTTTCTAGTAGGTTCACCATTAGGTTTTTTCATTGGACCTTTTACACCGGACATCCTAGCGCAAAATGATTCTTTTCTTGGACCACCTTCTGGTTGAGGAGCTTTAAGATGTGATCCCGGATGACTTCTATTATAAGAATCTCTTCCTTTTTGATTTAGTCCACCACTAGGGTTCTTACCTTCTTTTTTTTGCCAAGCTTCTGACATATTACTTAGATTTAGCTTTTATTTTTTTTTCTTGTTTCAACATTTGAGCTGTAGGTTTTTTACCAGAACCTTTATTATCCCGGATATTATCCCAAAGTCCTCTTTGTGACTTAGAACCATCAGCTCTTTTAATCATCTCTTTAGCCATTATTTTTTCTTTTTAGCACCTGTTACTTTATCAGCAAATGTTATTTTATTTTTTGGTGGAGCTAAAGCAGCAAACTTTTTTTCAGCTGGAGTAGAAGGTGTCTTCCCAATACTTCCACCCATTTTCTTACTAGGGATTGGAGATGGAGAAGGTTTTTTATAAGCAGCAGCTTGTTTAGTAAGAGCAGCGGCTTGTTTAGTTTGCCAACTATCCATATCAGATTTAGAATACAGTTTACCTGTCATCTCTCCTTTTACCATTCCTTTAGGAACAGCTGTTCCACCTTGTTGATATTTGTTTACTTTCTTTGTAGCCATTATGTTATGTTTTTATATTTCTATTAAATGTTATATTACTTTTAACTTTGATATCTTTATGTGTAAACTGCCACATCTCTCCAGAATTATTTATTATCACTGTATATATAGTATCAGTTTCATGTCCATAGTCAATTAAATATAATATGACACCGTCACCTTTTGGTGTAGATACTTCTATTCTATTAGTTAGTTCGTAAATCATTATTGATTCCAATAGCGTTCAACTTTCTTAGTAAGTTTAATAAGTATTTCTTCGTTTAATGGATTCTTTAAATATTCCATTACATCTACAGTTGTACGTCCTAACATTACAGAACCTTCAACTTCCCAGATAAATCCATCAGCTTTACTAGAAATAAATCTGTAGTATGTAGCATCTTTGATAATAGCTCTTATCTTAAGAGTTTCCATATCAAGACCAGCCGCATCTAAGAATCTTTGAGCTGTTTTAGTTTTATCCTTTTCTATAAGATCACCGTTAATATACTTATCAGCATTATCATACATGATGTCGTTTGGTGTTGACTTCTTATATTGAGCGCTATTAGGATCTAATATCTTAACAACATAGAAAAGTTTGTTTTGATTCTTATCAAATAACTTCTGAAGTTCTGAAAGAGCTTTATTACGAAGTTTTTTAACTTCTGTATTTAGAGAAGCGGTTGCTTCTAACTTATCAAGATAAAACTTAGGCGCTTTTGGTGTACTTCTTGCATCATCAAGAGACTTTGCGATCATTGAGAACCCACCCACTTCTATAGCGTAAAGTTTAATAAGATCGTATGGATCTTTATCAGGTTCTAAGAAGATAGCTTCATTACCAACTCTGATTTTAATCTTATCCCAAAATTCAAAGTTGTCCGGTTTTAATAGTTTTAACTTATTCCAAAACTCTTTATCTTCCGGATCTACTATATTAGAAGCAAGTTCTTTTTCTAACTGACTAACAACTTGTCTAATTTGTTTTACTTTAGCTTCCTGCTCATCTAAAGGAAGCATCTTAACTTCTGGAGAGAATTCATTTAAACCAGTAATGTATCTTTTGATACCATTAATTTCTAAACAACAAAGTTGTTCTTCATGAAACGCTCCGTCAAATAAACTAAGTCCGTAATTTTGTAATCCCATGTTATCAACAACAGAATTAAAATAAGGACGAATAGCTATTGTAGACTTTTTGTTTTGTGGATACCTTTCCACGATAGTAACACTACTCATATATTTTTGTTGGTTTTTTAATAAAGCTCTTATTGAGCATTGGTCCTGTTGAGAGTTGTAAGCTCTCCCTTTGTACTTTAGGGTTTACATACAACAGGAACGGGCCTAACATTACTAATGTTAGGGAGGCATTTTTTAACAACATTTACCACCTTTCTTCATCTTTACCATACCACCCTTTTTCATAGCGGGTGCAGCTGAAGATGGAGCTGAGCTTCTTCCTACAGATGGTTTACCAGCAGATCCGATAGCACCACTAGGAGCGCTACTTCTTGAAGAACCAGTAGTAGCTTTTTTAGAAGCTTCAACAGATTTATTTGGAGACATCTTTGCCATAATTATTATTTATTAATTATTTTTTAATTGGTTGTGAAGAAGATGTTGACTTACATATTTCAGTCAACATCTTTTCTTCTTTGTACAACCTTATTATTTCTTCGGACTTTTCTAAACTTATCTTTTTTATTTGTATCTTATTTAATACAATTATAAGTATAAGTTATTAATAATCCAAAATATTTTTTGCATCAAAAGCTTCCTCCCGTAACAGGGTTTCTCATAACTATCTTCAACACCTTAGTAGGATCTTTAACCCAGATCGCTGGCATTGTTTGACTCATGAACACACGGTATCCGTTGAAGTTACCAGAACTTTGGAATCCTTGAGTACGACCCATATAATCCATTGTACCATTTTGGTAATGCCACTTTAATTGGTTATCCCAAGATAATTTTAACAAGAAGATATTATCATTTGTATTATCAGTGATATCAAAGATAATGAAGTTGTAAGAACTTAATGGGAAACCATCTATGATTGGGTTCTCAATATCATTAGTGTGGATATTATCAAAAGCTGGGTTCAATACAAACTTAACGTTAGCCAAGAATGGAATAACATATTGAGTGTAAGCAAATCCAAAGTTAAGATCCATACCTTTACCAGTGATAGCTCCAACTTCAGATGCGTTGATAACCAATCCACTGTTGATAGCTTCTTTCTTAATAGCTTCGTTGATAAGTTTCATACCACCCAAACCTGTTTGAACAATCAAACTACGTTTAGGATCTGGACCTTGGAACTCAACTTTACCATTGAAGAAGTTGAAGATTTCAGATTTGAAAAGATCTAAGTTAAAGCTAGATTTGTTGTAGATACGTTTGAAAGAGTTATCAAGTTGTTTCCAAAGACCCACAGACAATCTGATATCATCTGGACCATCTTGTTTAATCTTACCACCTTGTCCCCACATCAAATAAGTTTCGATATCATTAGCAATCTTAGTAAGGTGAGCTGCTTCCAAAGTAGTCAAGAATGAACGAGTCAATTGACCTGATTGATAAGCTTTCTTCACATAATCTTTGCCAAGCTTAGAAGCCATATCTTCTAAAGAAGTGATAGAAGGATCATTTGTTTTATCAAAGTTTCTCCAAAGTTCAGTTACTGGAACTGTACCATCAGCTTTCATACCACCCTTCATCATTAAATCTGCTTTACTAGAAATAGTATAATGAACGTGAGCATCAGCACCACCAACATAGTTGTAGAACTCACGGAAACCAGAAGAAACACTTCCAATATCAGAGAATCTTTCACCATATTCACCACGAGCACTACCTTTACGGAAGAACTTAGTACCAATCCTTAAATACTTAGAAGCATCTAGATATTTAACGTTGTCGTTGTTTACCAACTGTACAGTGTAAATAAAACCATCACCAGCAGGGATAATATCGTCAGCGATAATATAAAGTTCCACACCGTTGTATTTATCATAAGTGATGATATCACCATGACCAAACATACGTTTGTTAAGCTTAATCTTAAACGCTTGACCATCAGCACCTAATTGATTGTTTGAACCTTCAATATTCTCAACAATGTAAGGAAGATCTTGCATAACAGGAATCTGCCACTTGTACTCTCCACGAGCATTGTCTACCATAATAACATTCTTTCCACCAAAGCTAGACATTTGGTAAAGAGGCATTTCAACCTTTTGAGCCATTGCCCAAAGATCTACCGGACCTAAATCTGTAGGTTCAGCACTCTTCAAGAGATTTGAAAGGTGATAAGAATCTACGTGTGAACTTGTTTGATAAGTGGTATCGCGTAGAAAGATACCATTATTTAATACGGGAGTTGCCATATTTGTTTTGGGTTTTAATAATTAATAATATTATCGTTTAAATATATTTGTTTGTCTTGTAATCTTCCTTGTACCTCTGTCATCATCTTCTGTAGCTGTATAAGAATTTTTTCTAGCTTGTTCTGTTTTTAACTGTCTTACAGTATTTTCAGTAGCTTGATTCTTACCAACCACTTGAAGATTTTTACGATATCCTTCAGGATCAGATAGTAACCAAAGAGCTTCAGCTATCAAAGGATAGTTAGGTTCTACAAATTGATATTTCTCTAAAAGATGTCCTAATTGATTAGTAGGACGTCCACTTACAGAAGGATATTGAGCTTGAGTAAGTCCTGAATACAACTGAGCTTGTGTTTTTTTATCAAGCTTAATACCATTAATCTCAGCTGGTCTTAACGCTTCATATACATTTTGTGTATAAGCTTGGGCCGCTTGTTGTTGTTGATATTGTCTTTGTTCTTGTTCAGCTATACGAGCTTGTACTAACTCTTCTTGCATAGCGTCAAGTTTAGGTTTATACTGTTTAGCTTTCTTTTCTAAAGTACCAAGATCTTTTAAAGTATTAATTTCGTCTTCAATATCTTCAGTTGATTCACCTCTAGCTTGAAGATAACTTCTAACAATATATTCTCTATCTCCTTCTTGAGCTGGATCTAGTTGTCTTACTTCTTCTACAGCAGCTAATGACGCAAATAATCCTTTTAGATCTTGTCCTCCATCCATTACATACTTAGCAGCATATTGTAATTCATCAGGAAGTGATTCAAAGAACTCTTTTGGTGTTCTAGACGCTACCTCAGTTTTAAGATTGTCAACGTTAGCTTGCCACAACTCATCAACATCTTTTTCTGAAAGTCCAGTAAGATAATCACCAAGATCTTGTTTTGTTTCATCAAAGTCATCAAAAGCAAACATCTCTTTTGATTCTATTCTTTTCTTTAGGAATTCTACCAAACCATTTTTTTCTGTCTTTGGTCTTCCTTTGTTAGATCCAGGTTCATCAAGATTTGGATTATCTCCTTTAATATCTTGATCTAATAGATCTAATGTATCTTTAATAACCTCAGCTTTATCAACATCTGGTTTTTCTTCTTCATCTAAAAAACTCATATCTTGAGTTCCTCTTGAAAACATGTTTGGTTTTGCTTCTTCCTTTTTTTCAGTAGATGTAATTATATTACTACCACCTGGAGCCACATCCCAATTATCAATATCTAGTTCAACTTCTTGAACACTTTGATTTTCTGTCATATATCTTTTTGTTTGGTTTTTTAATTGTATATCTCTACATTATTAATATACAACTTTAAACTATTAAAATTTAAATATATCAATAAAAGTGAACGAAGCTATGGATAGTAGAGCTATAACTATCTAGTTTATTTCTTCTTATCCGATTGTTTAGATTTAGGCGCGTCATACCTATTTTTATTCTCACGCGATATCTGTAACTCTATCTCAGCTTTTCTGTCTTCTGTAGACATCTTGTCACGTTGAAGTTGTCTTTGTTCAGTAAGGTGAGTATTTTTATTTACTTCCTGTTCTCTTTTAAAGTTCATTGCGTCTTGATGTTGTTGTTCTTTCTTTATAGACTCCATAGCATCAAGATAATCTGATTGTTTATTTTGATTAACATCAAATCCAGATCCTCTACCAGCAGCCGATATTTGAGTTTCAAGTATCTTAGCTTGTCTATCTTTTTCATTCTCATCAGCTTCAAACTGTTGAGCTTGTCTAAGTTGATCTTGTTGAGCTTTAATTTGTTCTTGTTGCATCTGTTGTTCGTGTTGTTGTTGTTCTTGTCTTTGAGCATTAGCTTTTTCTTCAGCTTTCTTAAGAACTTGTGTAAGCTCAGCAATACTCTCAGATTTGATAACATTACCAAGATCATATATAGACGCACCCATAGTGTTGTTTTTAACAGCTAATTGTTTCAACTGATCCATTACAGCACGAGCATTTGTCTTAGTAGTAGCAAATATGTTAAGGTCTCTTAATAAAAGATCAGTACCGTTAATCTGAAAGTTTACTTTTTCATCATTAGATGTTATATATTGAAGTCTAAGACTAGGTTTTCTAGAATGATAGAACTGAGCTAAGTCTGTTCTCATTCCGTGTACCCGCGGCATTAGGTTATCACTATGTTGTATAAAATATTGTTCTGTTTGAGCGTAAGAAGCATTAGTAGCTTGTTCAACACCAGTAGCTGTTTGTTCTTGAGCTATCTGTTGACCCATCCTCTGTGGATTCAAACCTATTATTTCAAAAGCTTGTGTTTTAAAATATTCTCCTAATTTAATACGAGAAAGAAGCCTATTAGTTTGTTCAAGATTTAATACTTGATAATGTTGAAAATTAAGAGGGTTTTCTGTATTAGTGATAGTGGTATCTAAAGGAAGCATTTGAAAGTTCTTCATTGCTACATAAGCTTTAGCTAGATTATTTTTTCCCCAGTCTTCTCCTAAAGAGTGACGCGGTAAAGAGTTTTGATCTAACATTATCACTGTACCAAGTTCATCTACTAATATATCAGCTATTTGATTATTCACTATATTATATCCTATCTGTGATGGTTTCATTAAATCTACCATAGAAACAGATACAGTATTTCTATCTCCAAATACACATCCTTCTACAGGAAGTTTACAACCATAAAGACTATTGTCTCCTTTAAATTGGAAAGGTATACGACCAGGTTTACCACCGGCTAATCCTAAGTATATTGGATTTAATCCACCAGGATTATTCATACCCCAGAATGTAGGGCGGTTAGGACCAATCTTTATTCCACCCCATACATCATTAATCCATATCCAATCTATATGTTCACCAAAGATTAAATTATCTTTTGTTTTTTGTTTATATGTTGAAGTATCATACATTGGTTTATCAACCACTGTATAATCTTCTCCTATAATCTCTTGAATAAGGTTACCATCTTCTATTATTTTAGTAAGATGTCCCACCATACGTTGACTCTTCCAGTAGATAGTGGATACACGAAGCATATGTGATTTACCAAAGTCTTGAAGATCTTCAGAATCTGACATAATCCATTCTACAATATCACCAGTTCCTAACTTAGCGTCATACATAGATGTATATTGTCTATAAGCTAATGACGGCATCTGTGTATTCCATTCGTGTGTACGTGTAGGATCATAATATGTACCATCATTCTGATATCCTTGTACAGCATATCCCGCGGATCTTACAGGATATATTACTTCCAATGCTTTAAGTTGTTCAGCGGTCATCATCCATCCATATTTATCTATAACATCAGATATAGACATCATATCCATTTTACCAACCCAGTTACCTTGAGATATATATCTTACGTCTGGGCTTTTATGATAGAAAGTTAATAATGGATTCCATAAATCAATTTCGTAATCATCTTCCATCATGTTAAAATGCCAAAACTCTCTATCGGTAATAAGCATATCTCTAAATGCTCTTTCTTCTAGTTCTTGCATCTTAAACCTTTCTTCATCTACATTATGTTGATGGGTAGACCATTGTTCTACCATAGATCTATAATCTTTTCTAAAGAATTGTTCTATTTCTGGAAGAGTTTTAAGTTTTTCAGGAGCTAATTCTTGTTGAGCTTCTTGAGAATCAGGAGCCATACCCATTTGAGCTAGTTGAGCTTGTATCTTTTGTTGAGCTTCAGATAACAAAACTTTCTCAACCATTTCTCTCTTTTGTTCTAACATTTCATTATACGAAATGTCATCAACAGCCTTATATATTATACGAGATGTTCTTTTAGAAAACTCATTACATAAAACATTTATAACATTTGGAATTATAGGATAAAACTTAAGTTCTAATGCTGATTCATCTTGTTTAGTAAGTATATCTACAAGATCAGCCATTTCATTATCTTGTTCTACTATATAGTCGGTTTTATCTATAATACCTTTAGAAAGTTTATAGTTTTTCATTAACCGTCTAGCATTTCTACGTAACATCTTCATACCTTGAAACTCTAACCAATCAAGGTTCCAAGCGCGCCATTCATCATCCTTTTCTTTTTCTGGAAGAAACTGAATGGGCTGGGTAAGTGTTCCAAGTTTGTTATAACTAACTTTTTTTCCCGCTTTGATATCTAGCGCATTATATATGGTCATATTAGATAAATTTTAAAGGTGACTTTTTACTTTTTCTCAAAAGTCTTTTATATAAAGCTTTATGTGTTATTTTATAATAGTTAGCAGCTTCATGTATATTATTATATATTACTCCTGTTAATATATTTTGTAATTTTTTAGGTGGTATAGGTATTCTACCTTTTCGAGCTTCTTTTAATTTAGATATATGTTCAGCACTAAACACTTTACCATACATAGGATTTTTTTCACCTAATTTAGAATCTGATAAAGTTTTTCGAACATCATCAGATGGATTAAGATAACCTTCTCCACCTAAACTAAGATTGGCTAAACATCCATCTTTATTACATATTCTTCCATAAAGTTTTATAAACTCTATTTCTTTAGTACAAGCTTCTTCCCAAGAAAGATTATCAAATAATATTTGTATTTCATATTCAGTTTTAGCTATAATATCTTTCCAAATTTTATTTCTTTTTTTCTTATCTCTAGCTCTACATCCAGTATCACTACCTATACCTATGTAAAAAGGTTCGTTTCTATCTAATCTTATATGTCTATATAAATAAGCCATTATATATTTGCATTGTATTATTAAGTTATATTATAAGGATTACTGTTATTTAAATATGGATTAGGATATGTAACTATTCGAGTTTTTAATTTTTCATGATATCTTTTTAAAACATCTTCAAGATTTTTAGAAATAGGGATTTTTTCAGTACCTTCTTCATTAAGAAGTAATAAACTTTCTTCTAATGTTATAACTCCTTCTTCTTTTAATCTGGAAAGTAAAACAATTTTCTTTTTATGTATTTCTTGATCCATATTATCTAATATTTTTAAAAGCACTTCTTCTTGGAGAACTCATTGATCCTCCGCCACGAGTGTTTCCCATGTGTCTAAAAGGACTATTACTCATATTAAATCTACTGAATTTTTTAGAGTTGTCCAAATTACTTTTTGTATATTCTATATCACGAGCCATACCTCTGTTAGATTGCTGTACTTTAGCAAAAGCTATAAGAGCCGCAAACGCAACCAATCTGTCGACATTTACTCCATCTTGGTATCCTTGCATCTCTTTAAGAAGCATAGGATCTGGAATACGCTCCACTCCATATATAGTTTTTACTATAGTTCCATCAGCTAATGTTTCTGTATCAAGTTCTTCTTTTAAAAACTCTATAGCATACGATAATATAGTTCCTTTAAATAATGTACCTACATTCTTCCAACCATATTCTTGAAACACATTTGAGTTAGCTCCTATATCTTTTAGAAACAATATCATACTTTTAGGAACAAGATGTCTTTGTTTCTTTTTAGATATCATATATTGTATAAATAAAGCTACGTTATTTTCTACAACAGTCCACGCGTTATACCATTCTATAAGAAGTTCTAAACGTTCATGTGTTTTATTAAGATCATCAAATCTTCCACACCATGAAGCTACTATACCATCACGCTCATATGAGCTTTCAATCTTTCCTGATCCATCATCTTTTATTAACATCCGCGGATTCTTATAAACGTATATAGAACATAAAGAATCTGACGTAGTGGTATTGTGTGTTACAATACCATGTTCAGTAATATATAGATTATTAGGATTTTCTACACTAATACAAATAGCTTCATCAATCTTTTCAAATTTTATATCTGAAATATATCGTGAAAACTTATTTGAAGGTTTATATAAATTTGATTTTCTTTTTAATCTAAATGGATTAAACATTTTAGGAAGACTTACTCTAACTATGTAAATATAACCTACTCCATTTTTCTTTTTTTTATTTGTAATTTTTTTTCTTATTCTAGCTATACCACCCAAACTATGAACTAAATCTACAACATCATTAGCTAAATTAAAAGAAATAGAATAATATTCAGCTCCATGATTTCCACAATAACCATCAGTATCCATTAATCCTTGTAATAAAGCAAGTCGATTATCTATAGATGAATACTTATAGATCTCTGGTATAAATTTAGTTTGTGATTTGGTACCTTGTAAATTTAAACTTCGTAAAATACCCATTATAGAATTACGAGATTTAGATGTTGAAATTCTATAATCATATTTACCAGTTTGTTTAATAGATATATCTGGTGGTAGTACAGTTTTTATATGATCAATTAATTCTTTATCAGCAGATGTATAGTGAATACTTCTAGTAGATATTCCTCCATCACCTAATAGTAATCCTAAAAAATAAGGATCTAATGGTATTTCATTTTTATCAAATATTAAAGGATTAGTAATGGGTATTTTCCATTTAGATGTATTACCTTTTTTATAATAAGTTTTAGTATTGTATATTTTAGTTTTATTTTTTCCTACTCCTAAACTTTTAACGGATCCTTCTAAATCTAATAATTGATCTACTGATAATACATGGGGATTAATTTTATCATTATCACTTGCATATACTGACCATAAATGTTCTTTACAAACTAAAATACTAAATCCATCATTAAAAAATACTCTATACAATTCTTTTTGTCCTTGTGGAAAAACACCAGTAACTAGTGTAGATGTTCCATCAGGATTCATAACAGCATCTCCTATTTTTATATCACCTATTCTTTTTTTACCAGTAGGTGTATATAACATATTATTAATATATTCGGCTTTACCTTCAGCCACGGGATCCACAGAAGCGTAATACATACCAAATGACGGATCTTTATGAGGACGTTCATATATACATATCACTCCTTCTTTATCCACTGTATTTTTACTAACCGGCCACTCCATAATAGGAGTTTTTCTAGATGGTTTATCTATTATTTTTCCTTCAGCATCTCTAGATAATTCTATATATTCTACAGAATAAGTTTTTTCAGCTATACGTTGTTGTTGTTTAGCTATCAAATGTGGAGGAAACACAGATAGTTTTCTACTAGCAAAAGCTTCTTCTATTGTACGCGGATGTTGAGAAACAGTAAGTTGATAAGCAGCTGGTTCCAAATCTCTTTTAGCTTTTTCAAATTCTTTTTCTAAAGCTTCTAAAGCTTCTTCTACTAAAGAGTTTCCATGTTCATCTATATATGGTGGCATACTCCATTGTTCCGGAATAAACAATCCTATAATCCCAATGGTTCCATCTTTATCTATTAGATTAGATTCTACTCCGTAAAAACCATTAGCTTCTGGATTAAGTATATATTCTTTTAATGGACCACATTGGTCAAGATCACCTACAGATCCTGCAGCTATAAACTGACCAGTGATAATATGACCAGATTTAAGAGCGGGTTTCATAAACCCATAAGTATCATTCATCTTAGGAGCAATACCAGCTTCTTCATGAAAAAAGTAAGTAACGGGACCACCGACACCATTTGTAGGATCTTTTTCAAAAGAGTACAAATTTATTGTACCCTTCAATCCTTTATAAGTATCACGTCCATTAATCCTCACTTTAATCTGTTGTTGCCACGCGCCCACTTTATCTGGTTCAGCTGGACGATACCAAGCGGTATGTTCGTTTAAAAAGTTTTTATATTCATTAAGAAACTTCCAAGATCCTTTCTCATTAATATAATCTCTAAGACTAGCTCCTAGTTTTAATACAGCACCTTGTTCAAAATACCACTGGTTAATAAACTTGGCCATATGAAAATAAGAACTAGCTATCTGCCGCTTTTTTAGAATAACAGCGTGTTTATAATGAAGCTCCGCTAATATCTCATATAGAGCCATATGATATTGAGCATCTCTTATTTTAGCAAAAGCAAATCGTTTTTCTTCTTTATCATATATAGGAAGAAAATTAAGCCACATATAATAATCTCTAGTGATATACCATGTATCTTCACCATCTATCACTATTATACCATTTCTACATTTAGCTTTTTGATCATCCCAGTACTTGATAAAGTCTTTTGTTTTTAACGGAGCCAAACAATAGTATCCATATTTTTCAAACAAACGTCCTTGTTCATTAAATATTGAAGACGTTACATCATTAAACTTGTATTGTCCAGGTTCTTTAAATAAAGGAATAAGAAAATCCCGAAACTCTTCCCGTGTATGAAACACAGTAGAGCTCCAGGATTTGTTTTGGTATGTAGGAATTTCTATAAACATTCTATTGTTTTTAAATAATCAGGATCATATGTCACTTTGGCAGCTAATTCTGTTACTGTTTCAAGTTGAGATGACCGTATAATACCAGGAGTATTATAATCATTAAAATAATCAGCCACTTTATCTCTGGGGATGGCGGCCCAGTTTCCATCAAGTCCTTTATGGAACAACCAATCATATAATTCATTCATATTATTTATATTTTTTTGTAATCACTATTTTTACCATACTTTATTCTATCCATCTTTATAAAGATTTTACCTAATATTTTTTCCATTGGATCTTTTGAGTTAGCTAATATTGTAAGATCAATGTCTGGACAAATAAACATATCTTTAAAAGATATCTCTGTTTCTTTAATACCTATTTCTTTTTCTAATGTATCTAAACATTTAGCTACTATAATAGCTTTTTCTATTGATTTTATCTGACAGTTTTCTATATGTATTTTAGCTCTTTTCATATTTTAATTATCATCGTAAGCTCTGTTCTGTCCACCTCTTACTGTGGTTTGTTGTTCATCCATCAAATCTTTATACACTCCTTTATAAGATTGTCTTACCGCGTCAAACTTCTCAGCTATACGTAATATACCCACAGCAGACCCATCACGACCAAATGTAGGTGTCTCTGTAGATAACACCTTACCAAGATTATCCATGGCCGTCTTGATCCCGTAATAAGCTCGTGAGGTTTCTGTTTCATACATTTGTTTACATCTTGAAAGAGCGTGTATAATATCATCATCTTCTGTAGAAAACTCAGCCCCAATCTCTTCTAATATAACTTCTTCTTTCTCATCTTCTTTGAAGTGAAAGAATGGATTTAAGTCTGGGTTGGGACAAGTCATATAAAACAAATATGAGTATATCTGTAAATAATCATCAGGATAGTTCTTCATTATATTTTGAAGAAATCTAAGGCTGTAACAATGTTCTGTTGGTATTACTTTACCACCCGCTATGTCAAAAAGTTTTATCATTATGCTCGTGTTTTTATTGTTAAAAATTTATTATTACTTTTTGTATCATAAAGATTATTTAATATAACATTTTTATGTAACTCATCTCTATGAATAATAGCAATTCTTTCATTATTAAAATACTCATAAGCTAACTGATCAGGAAGTGTTCCTTCTAAATATTGTTCTTCTAATTCGTCTAGTGACGGTAGTTTATCTGACATCTTTTAATTTTTTTTTAGCTAATTCATCTTGTGTTTCTATCCAATCTTTCCAAGTGTATTTCTCATCTATTTCTAACATTCTTTGTTTATTAAATAAATCTCTAATAGTATTTAACCATACATATATTTTAGAAATTTTAGAACATTTACCAGGAAGAGTACATAAAAACTGTTCAAGATCGTTTTGTTCTTGTTTTCTTACAAAATATTTATCTTTAACTTTTCTTATAAAGTTCATCAATGTTTAGGTTTAAGTTTATGTTTATTATCTTCTAACCAATGTATAATTTTTATCACTTCACTCTTTAGATAGGGAACTTCATAAGGAATAACATGTTCCACTATAGGATCACCATTACTATCTAATGCAGCAATAGGATTACCATATTTATCTTTTCCGGCTTCTTCAAAAAGAATATGATGAAGAAACATTTTACCCGGTTTTAATTTAGGGTTGTGTTTAAGAATAATATACATATACACAGATAGTTGTAACGCATAATGTATATAATTACAATCATCTAAATGAGAAATAGGAGAAGCTAGTTTTTGTGTTATTCCATCCCAACTAACATATCCTTCTGTTTTTATTTCCTTATTTGTTTTATAGTCTGTAATAAACACTTCATTATCTATCACTTCTATAAGATCACTTTGACCACATAAACCAGCCGATCTTAAATATACAAGATGTTCTGGATATACTCCATCTTCAATTTTTTGATTAGGAGAATATTTTATTCCATCTATTTCTACAGGTTTATAAATAGGAATAGATACATCATGTCTTTCTATTGTTTCAAAAGAACAAAGATCTTTTTCGCGTTGATTATGATACCATGTTCCAAGAGTTGTGGCTCGGTTAGCTTCATTTTTCCAAGCTTCTTTAATAGCTTCTGGTGTCATACCATACCACTTACTCTTTTTATTTTTAGAAGACTTAACTGACATCTTTTCAGCATCAAACGGTTGTTTAAACTGACTGATAAGACTAGTTACAGATAACCATTCTTCTTCATGATTATCTATTGTTGTGTACTTGTGATCGTGTGCTGTAAATCTTAATATACTCATATTCCTAATTTTTCTTTTAATTGATCTTCTTCTTGTTCTGTTAATTCAGCTTTCCAATATCCTTTAGGACATTCAGAAGAAAGACTTCTTGTTTTTAGTTTTAAAGAACATCCGCATCCACCTTTTAACTGGTTACAACAAGGAGCTGATAAACCCACTATACAACCAGATCCTTGTTCATCATATAGATGAGATGGACAAGCTTTACATATGTTTAATCTTTCTTCAGCTATTAGTTCTATATCTTCAGATTTGAATATTGAATTTTTAATCCCTTCTACTATCTGACCTTTACTCTTCCAGATCCTTATTATGTTTTCTCTGCTTAATTTCATGGTTAAGTTGTTTTTCTACTTTAACAAATTCTTTTCTATCTTTTTCTTCGTTGATAAGTCGTTTTATTTTCTTTAATTCAAAAAGATTTTCAGCTGTCTTAAATCTAGCGGTTATCTGTTGTAATCCGCGTTGTCTGTTTACTTCTTCAAACTTTTCATGTTTTTCTATTATATCATCTAGTTTCCAATGTTTAATAGTAAAATCACCTAAGTTTGTTATATGGATTCTTGGATAAGATAGTGAAGAAAGATTTCTTCTTACTTCTCTCCAATAAAAATCAACTACATCTTTTACAACATTCTCAGGAATATCAAGTTCTTTAGCAACAAAACCTATATCTCTCTTAGCTTTTTTAGGATTCAGTGGCAACGCTCAAAAATTTATATTCTAATAATATGTTTCCCTTTGATTGTATATTAAGCTCTGGATTAATGTATATCTTTTTTTTATTTTTTCCTTCCTTAATAAGAAGACTTTTCTTTTCAGCTTTTGTTAAACAATTTCGTACAGATTGTATAGATGAAAAAATACTTTTTTCATGAGCTTTTGTACAAAAAGATGTAAGTTCTTGATCACCCTCGGTGGCCAAAAGAGTTAGACAATCCAGATCAGCATCACTTATCTGAATTTTATATAAATAACAATAAGTAAATAGTTGGAACTTTACTATAGCCCACCTATTCATCTTCATTTTTTTATCTACTTTGTTTACTATTGCCATGTTTTTATAAAATTAATGGAGTGAGATAGTTCTCACTCCACAATTAATTAATCAACTTTTTTAAGAGATCGTTTACTCCTTTCTTTAGCTTCATTAACTTCAGCTTTCTTTACTTCTTCTTCTGTAGGAATCATCACTTGATCTCCTACTTTTAATCCTTCATCAACTAGTTCTGGATTATTATCCAAATCTTGTTGAGTAATAGTGTGAACATTACCCGGAGGAGTTTGACTACCACCTTGTGTTGTTCTTCCTATAAAAGAAAGAGCTTCTAACTCTTTAGCTTTAGCTACAGCAATATCAGCGTTTAACTGAGCTAACTTAGCTTGTAACTCTCTAATATCTATCTGATCTTGTAACATAGATATTATTTCTTTTTTTGTAGGAACATTCTGTACTTCTTGTTCTTGTGACATATTTATTGTTTTATAATTCTGCGTTATTATTAGACATGTAATCATCAATAGATTCTCCAGTTACAAACTCAATCCATATTTTTTCAAATACCGTAAATGGTGTATCTATTATATAAGATCTGTTTTCATCCATATAAACCGTGGTGGTTTTATAATTAAAGTCATCTGTATCAGATGACGTTTCTTTAATAGCAACAACCGTATCTAATAGAAACGAAAACTTTAACCATATACTTTCAGTATCTCCTGTAAGTTCTTGAGTTAGTGTGTCATGTTTATGACACTCCACATTACAACGATGTATCATGATTTCTTTTTTTAGGTGATAGATTATATTGATTGTAGTTCATATACTTACTTCTATTAGAAGCTTTCCTCATAGACTCAGCTAACATTCGTTCAGCTAATCCATCCCGTACATCAATAACAGGAACATTACTTATAGCACCACCTGGTCTTTTTGGAATACTCTGTCTGTAGTGACTATACTTGTCTTCTACAATAACTTCTTTATATCCTCTTTTCTTTTCTAAATGTTCTTCTATATCAAGAAAAACATCATTTGTTGGTTGATTGTTCATAATATAATATACTTATTAAGTTTAAACTTAGCAAATTTAAATTTAAAATAAGATATTATAAAAATACTTTTAAACATTTGTTTATAACATATAATCATTATATTGTATTGTACATATAAAACAATTTATGAAAGAACCCAACAGAGAACGTAAAAGTGATATAAAGTATAACATCACTTTAAATGATGAACAAAAAGAAGCCAAAAGATTGATCATTGAAAATCAGGTGGTAGTGATAACTGGATTTGCTGGAACAGGTAAGTCTTTAATATCAGCACAAGTGGCTTTAGACTTCTTGTTTAAAAAACAGTGTGAAAACATCTATGTAACAAGAGCTGCTATTGAAGTGGGTAAGACTCTTGGATTTCTTCCCGGAGGATTAGATGATAAGTTTAATCCATATCTTGAAGCTCTTATAGAGAATCTATACAAGTGTAAAGATAAAGTGACTATAGACAAGATTGTGGCGGATGGATCTATCAAAGCTCTTCCTGTACAGTTTATTAGAGGAAAGACTGTAGATGATATTCTGATTATAGAAGAAGCTCAGAATCTTACCAAAGGAGAAATCTTAGCCATCATTACAAGGTTGGGTAAAACAGGTAAGATGATCTTTAATGGTGATCTACAACAGTGTGATATTAAAAACAATGGAGAGATAAACGGACTACAGTATTTAATTGAGCTATCTAAAAAGATAGAAGAGATTAAATGGGTGAAGCTTAAATACAACCACAGAAGTGATCTAGTAGGAAAAGTATTAGATTATGAGTTTGATAAAACAGTTTCGTAATACTGTAATATTACATTATAATAAAAAAAGTCAGGCTAATGTCTGACTTTTTTTTGTCAAGTAAACTGAACATAATACTTGACATTTGCACGTATACCAGGATTCGAACCTAGACCAACGGTTTTGGAGACCGTCATGATACCGTTTCACCATACACGCGTATGTGGGAGTAGCTTGAATCGAACAAGCTCCTTTGACAGGCTGCGGTTTTACAGACCGTGGGGGCTAAACCAAAATCCACCTTACTCCCAAAAGCAGAGAGAAACAGACTCGAACTGTGCCCAACTAAATGGGTTGTTGTTTAGCAAACAACCGGGGATACCATTTCCCTCCTTTACTCTCTATAAGAGGTGAGTGTGAGATTCGAACTCACGGAAGTGTTACCTCCTCCGGTTTTCAAGACCGGTGTAATAAACCAACTCTACCAACTCACCTTTTGTAGGATATATCCATCATTAACCTTCTTTACAGGAGTTAATGAGTGAATTATCCATCATGTACCGATAACAGGGATCGAACCTGTACCCCATCGGGAAGAAGTCTTAAGCTTCTCGTGTCTACCTATTTCACCATACCGGTATGTACTTCCAAAGAGACTCGAACTCTTACGTTTTAAAACACTACATCCTAAGTGTAGCGCGTCTACCAATTCCGCCATAGAAGCAAATAAAAAAGCCCCAGATAATTCTGGGGCTTCTATGTATATAGTTTTTATAAGACATATTATCCCCGATCATCAACTAATGACAACCAACTAAGGGATAAATAATATGTATTGTTATTCTTCATTGTAATACAAATATAAGAATATATATTTTATCTACCAAATTTTTTTTTAAAACTCGCGATTTAATAATTCACTTTTAACACATATAAAATGAGCTTCATCAAAATCTAAACTTCTAATTAATTCTTTTTTAGCTTCATGAACATCAGCTCCGAGTCCCATATGATCTGCATACACTGTTATATCTTTTATATGAATGGGTATAGATTTTTGACCATTAATTATATATGTATCTATATAATAAAATCTATATGTAGATTTTTTAGGAGATGGATAATCATCATTAAACATAATTATAATTTTGTCACAAAAATAATAAAAATTTGTGAAATAAAAAAAACCCCATCAAAAGATGAGGCTTTACGAGAAGGCAGTCGAACATCTCTAGGTGTATCTTATTAGGTTTACACTTATCCCAGATTACTTGCAACCTACTGGGGAGACTCACTGCTTGATATACAGAGGTGAGCCACAATGCTGTTAGAGAAGGATTTGAACCTCCACAAGAATATACATAATATATTCTCACTATCGAGACAAGATAGCGTGTCTGCCAATTTCACCACCTAACAATATGTTATACAACTTATTTTTTATTTACCAAAAATATTATTTATTTTTTTTAATTCTTCAGAAAACCACATCTTCCATTCTTCAAATGTAAATGTAGATTCGGGGTGTTCCTGTAGATAAAGTTTATATTGTGATTCTAGTGTCATGATTAATTATTAAGATCATCAAATACAAAATGCTTAATAGTAACTATTAATAAACTACTTCCTATAATACACCACAACACAATACCAAATGTATCAAATGATGGATTGGGATATATAGAAGATAAAGATCTAATCAACTGAATATATGTAGCTAATGGAAACACTATTCCTATATACCACCACACAAAGTATGAATCTAATATATTCTTCATATTACAAATGTATATAAAATTTTTTTTCTACCCAAAAAAATAATGATTGTAATAGAGGTTGTTGTTACCTACTCCACAAAACACCCCCTCTAATTTGGCAGCGGGGTGTACCCCGTGTGTTGGAACCTTATTATTCGTACAATAAAAAAAACAAAAAATGGCTAAAAGTGTAAAGGGTGTTGTGCGCAGCATCAGTGATGAAGTAAAAACAAAAACTAACGGTAAACAGTTTATCAGTTTACAGGTTGAATTTTTGGACGGGGCGTTAAAAGGGATGAAGTATCCTGCAAATAGAACTATCTCTAATACAGACGGTTCTATTAAAGCAAACTTGACTATTGGTCAAGAGGTTGAATTGTATGTTAGTACAGTTCAAGATGCTGAAGCACCTGGTGGATTCAGAGCGTTCTTTGAGGTTAGTGCTGGTGGTACTTCGTCTGAAGATATCAACAACGCTTTGAAAGCAATGGGACTAGTGTAAACTAGTTTCATTGTTTTAGTTCATACTATTACTCTGTATAGTTACTCTGTATTGTTCATGTTATTACTCTGAACGTTACTCTGTATAAACTAATACTATTTTAACATTTGCTCTCGAGAGAGATCGCATTTTTATGTTAAAATAGTATTAGTTTTGTTAATATAGTTTAATGTGTGGAGGTGTGAAGGAGTGTCAGGAACACATCTAAAGATATATTGATGTATAAAATATACTAGAAATAGTATAAAAAACGCGGACTAGTATGGCTATATATATGTAATGTATCATTCCTCATTCCCAAGGTGAGGCTGCTGTAAAGAAGTAAAACTACTCTCAGGTATAATGCCGTATGAATAGGTACGGAGCCTATCTTCTGAAAACTATAGAGTTACAACAGAATACAGAGGGATAATATTGTTGTAACAACTCAGGGAACCTATTCATTGCTCCATCGAATGACCTAGAGTGACTACGTAAAGAAGAGAGCATTCAGATTACTCGTCAGTTACAACAATTAAATAACAGGAAAAGGTATAGTAAAATCAACGCATCTATCTATTTATGTAGAGGAGTAGCAGAGTGAATTATATCAATTCCTGTTTATTAAGTGAAACTCAAGCTAAACAATCAAGCAAATAGAGCTGTTTGATAGAGAACATAATAGAACTGATTGTTGAAACAGTAAAAGCCTGTATTTTTAAATATACCAATCACATAACACTATTACTAACAATTAAAATTTATTTATTATGACAACGTACTGTTTATTCGAAGGAAGACACGATCTTCCTTCAAACCAAGGAGCTATATTTAGCTCTTTTGATTTTAGCACCTTTACAGGTGTTAAAACACCATTGTATAAAGAGTTAATGAACAATGGTGGGAAGTTGTTAGTAACTGGTCTTACACCAGCGCTGACAAGTTTTTTAGCCCAATGGACAACCAGATGGTATTGTCCAAACCATCTTATAGCTCATGAAGCCAATATGTCTTCAGATGTAATAATACCTACATTGGTGTTGTTACATTTTGACAATAGTTCTAAAACTTATGTCGAACAATATTTCTAACTGGGGGATAAACCAGGAATTTTCGAACTTTGCTGAAAAGTTAAAAGCACAGTAGTACTGTTCTCCTATATTATAGGAGCTATACAGATGAAGCTATCGGTAGAAGTGCTATAGAGTTGATAACCTTAAACTCTTTTTTTATTGTATTGGATGTATATAGGTTCGATTCCTATAACAATAACGTCAAGCTACTACAGGTATGTGAAATTCATAGAGTAGTGACACGTATAATAACGTGTTTTAAATTGAGTTATATCCTCAATCTTTTCTAGCATATAGTGTAGACAGTAATGTCGAACAACGAGGCGTCATATATTCACGCCTACAATATAGAGATTTTCTATAAGAGACTATATGGGGTTTTAATAATTATTATTCACAATTAAAATTTATTTATTATGATTATTTACAAAGTTTATGAGAACATTTCTCGTTCTGATTCTGATGCTTGGCAATACTGGGTAGAAGAAAGAATTATTTCTTATCATTCTACTATTGAAGGAGCTCAAAAAAAGGTAAAAAACCTTATAACTTTAGAGCTTGACAGACTTTCTTGTATTGATCCATCTGATAACTTTTATATGGAGCCTAATATGTCTAATGTTTCTAATAACATTGTTATCCTACCTGTAGGTGATAATGGTAAAGGAAAAGAAGAAATGGAGCTATACTCAATAACACCTATTAATGTAGAAGATTAATAAGTATTTCAATACACAGGGATAGATATAATATGATTAATAGATAACCTTTCAAGCTTGAGATTTGTACAAGTAGATTGTTGAATTAGACTGAATCATTATTTACATCTATCTCTGTTTATCTTACCGCGACTTTTAAAACTATCAATATGACGAAAGTAGATGAACTAGACCAACCACCTATAGTTGGTGAAGTATACTTAGTTCCTTGTATAGTAGAATATAACTATAAGAAGGAAACATTTATTATTCCTAAAGGTGAGAATATACTACGTTGTGATCAATATGGGAATTACTGGATTCAAGTGGAAGATAAAGAAGAAATAACTATCACTTATAAAAATGTATTCCCAATAATTAATCATAAACATTCTGATAAAGAGAATGGTCAAGATTATGATCATTATCATTTAGATAGTAGATTTTTAGTTAATGAAGATGGAAATATGAAAGTATATTCAGGAATCAGATGGGATAAAAAAGATCCATTAATTGAATATATAGCGCTCACTTGTATAGGTGTAACATTTAAACATATAACACCTGTACAATTAATAAGTAAATCAAAACTTAAACATAATTGTATTCATAAAAATAAGTGTCCTCATCGTGGTATGGATATGTCACAAGTAGTTCCAGTTAATGGTGTTATAACATGTCCTTTACACGGGCTTCAATTTGATGAGAATACAAGAAACATAATTACCGCGACAAAATTATTAATTAACTAAACTTATTTATTATGTCAAACACAATTAAATCTAAAGAAGTAAGTTATTTCGATTTAGACAAACAGTATGCACCTTTTACCACAGCTACGGTTACTTATGAAAATCCTATTGGATTAAAAGAAGTTGTTTTGTATGGAGATGATGGTAATAGTAAGTCATTTACACAAGAAGATATTGATGTATTAGAAGATAAATTCTATTCTTCTATTATAGAAGAACTTATGTGTTTTTAACCGCGACAAAAAATCACTCTTTAAAACTTAATACAAATGAAAAAACTATTATTTATTTTAATACTATGTATATGTAGCATTGTTAAAGGACAAACTTCTTGTGTAACATATAAGAATATGTCTTATGGATGGAACACAATAACAAAAGAATGGGACAATGTTGATATCACTTATGACAAAATAAAGATTACATGTATAAATGATAATATTTATGTTGAGAGTAAAAACATGTCTCATTACACAACATACAAATCATTAGGAACAGAACTAGTTGATGGTGTAAAAGTAAGACGTTGGATGGGATATGATGAACATAATACCATATTGAGAATTGTAACAAAATATTCTAAAGGAATAATTAGTTTTTCTTTTATGTATGATGATTCTATGTACAGTTATTATTCAGTTTTAAATTAAATATAATGATTGATGAAAAATTAGCACAGCATTTTAGTAATAACTTATGGATTAGTAAAGATAAAATTGTAGAAGTTTTGGGTAGTTATGAAGAAACTAAACATCTTATCAAATTAGTCAATGAAGAACCTAAACAACGTGATTATACAGGGGTTAGGTTTTATAGAGAAAATGGGGAAGAAGATTTTATAATAGGTAAAGATAGTCGTGGATGGTTTACAAATGAATTTAAAGAAGAAAAATATTTTAGATATACTGATATAGATGTTTTAAAACACTTCTCTAACGGCACATGGATAAAACTCCCACAAGAAAAAGAAACGCCTAACATACACGTTGAAAAACCAAACACATTAGAGGAAAGAATCAAACGTATTGAGGAACATTTAAAATTATAAATCTTAATACAAATATTCTTTATTTTTCCAAATCTCGAACAATATTATTAGGAGCTATGTGTGCGGGTTAACAATCAGACAAGAACGGAAAGACGTACGACCCTGACAGACGGTACTGGAAACAGAAAGTCTGTTATATTTTTTTCTCACATAAAAAAACATTAAAAATGAGTGATGCAATTACAGAACTGTTAGTAACAGCTTCTAAAAAAATGTCTAAGAAAGACTTGTTTAAATCTATTAAATCAGCTATAACTGATTATGAAACAGCTGAAGAAGCTGGTGAAGATCTTACAGAACCTAAAATGAAAGTATCTTTTTTTTGTCAGATTTTTCTTCTTAGTAATATAGAAGACTCTGAAGAAAAAATGTTGGAAGACATTAGTAATATAAAAACTTCAGAAACTATTTAAATTATTTTATTCAAACTTTTTTATTATGAGTAGAGGTGCAGAGATCCGTAACATTTTGATAATGATGTCTAAAACGATGTCTAAAGAACAAATCATCGAGAAACTCGGTGAAGACATAGATATGTATAGAGAAGCTAAACTTCTTAATAAGTCTGAAGAAGATATAGCTCTAACTGAACATTATATCATGTTTTCAGCTCAACTATATTTGTTACATCATACAACAGGTGATGCTGATGATGTAATAGAACAAATGGACGCTGTTAAAGCTAAAATGGATTTATTTAATCCACCTAATTTGTCTTAAGGAGTATTAAGATTCTCTCTATGTTTCTTATATAAGAAATGTAGAGAGTTTTTTACCACGCCCCAAATTATTTGTTATGAATAATGATATAAAATCTTTATCAGGAGAAGATTATATAAATAAATGGTTTAAAGAACCATATAAAAGTCAGTTGTTAAAAAACATTGATGAAGAACAACTTAAAGGATTATATATAAATTTTGGTAGTTTGTTTAATTGGAGTAAATCACCAGAAGGTCACGATTATTGGGCTTATATTAATGATGATATTCAAAAAGGTAAAACAGATACATACATGACGACTAAAACATTTACATCTGTAAAAGATTTTTTAAACAGTCTTAATGAACCTTATCGTATTCAAGCGTTATCTTATACAAAACATGTACATGATAAACTTGTTTCTTCATTACTTGAAGCTATTGATCAGATTGATTGGAATCTATCAAAAGAAGGTACAGATTATTGGTCTAAGATATATAAAGATATATATTCTAACAACTTAGTTGAAATGTACATTAAAGAAGAATATTTATTTTATTTACAAAAGAAAATTAATTAAAAATGAAATATGAAACAGAAGAACAGTATCAGGATGTTGATATTACTGTTCTTGTACCAGAAGAAGAACAAAAAAACTATTTTTTTTCACCCGGGCGCGTAGAAAAAGTTTCAGAACTAGATGAATTATCTATACCTAAAAGATATAAAAATCATATTGTTCAAACAAGATACTATACACTAGATCGTTAACAATTTTTAAAACGTTTGCCATATGTTTTGGATTATTATTTGTTGTTTTCTTACTGTAATAACAGTAGTGTTAATTATGTTAGAATCTTCTAAAAAAGATGATATTATAAAAAAAGGTAATATTAGAATTGACAACTTGTTTGTTGTGTTTTATATATTATCTGATGATAGTGTAGTTATTAATAAAGTGTATTATTATACAGTTGTTAATGATGTGTCTTATTATTCAGAAGATATATATAATACATTAGATGATTTTCAAGTAGAATATCTAATAACTAATGTTGTAAAATCATTAGAAAAATAAACTTATAGGATAGGATGTACTATACAAATCATAGACTAGTGGCTATGGGAGAATACACTGTTTAAATAAGTTCGTCTGTAGCATACATCTATCCGCTTTTTTTTCATTTTAAAACAAAAAAACATGAATTCTCAAGCGTACAAAGAGAAGTTCGGAGTAAGTAAAACAGCTTACAAGAACATGGTAAAGAAGGGTTTATTACAACCCGCTATTGTTGGTTTATCAGCTGATGGTAAAGAAAAACATCTTATTGGTAAATCACCTACAACCGCTGATTTAGCTAAGTGGAGAGAAATGAAAAAAGCTCGTAAAGCTAAGATTAGAGTAGTTCAAAAGAAAAACTATGCTGACGCTTTATTGTGGCGTAGAACAAAGAGTAAACCATCTAAAAGACGTGATGGTAAAACAAGAGGATCAGTTGGTCCGAGATCACATTAAGAATATAGCTTAAACATTGATTGCTTTGTACATAAGTACATAAAAATGATAACAGTGATGTTATACGTATTGTTCCCTTGAGAAAGGAATTGGTGTACCAAAAGAAAATATAGGAATTATCATTTTACAATACGAATGAGTTCTCAGCTAGACTCTACTCTTATTTAGTCCCTTATTAGGGTATTACAAACAGCAAATAAGACAAGAGGGTGCTAAGTCATAATAAGCAAGTTTTAGTTTACAAGGAGGATGTTTCTACATCCTCCATTTTTTTTAACACAATAAACAATTATTATATGTATAAATTTAAAATTGGTGATACAGTAAAACGTATTAAAACTCATTTTGGTAATCATAACGTAGGTGATATAAACGTAATAAAAAATATATCAATGCCTTATTTAGGACTATTAAGCTTTGATAATGATGAACATGCTTATAATCCAGAGAATTATGTATTAGTAAAACGCTCTAAACAAATTAATTATGCAGTATACTAAAGAAGATCTTGTACCCGGTTTTACATTCAATAATGGTGATAGTGAATATACTATCATAATAGTTTACGATGATAGTACAATAATTTTAAATAATAGTACGTCTATTCGAGTATCTGTAGCATTATACTGGTTAAACCGAAAAGAAAAACCTAAATGGACTGTTATTAGTAAACCCTCTAAACAAATTGTATATCAAACTTTTTAATCATGAAAGAATATAAAACTACAGAAGAATGGTTTAATACATTAAAAGAACCATATAAGAGTAAAGCTATAGAAAATTGTAAAAACTATTACAATGGTAGAAATCTTAAAAATATACAACATAGTATAAAATTAGCTATTATGAATGGGTTTGGCTGGACTAATAGTCCAGAAGGTAATGATTTTTGGGCTAAAGTTCATGAAAATCCACCGGTAGAAGACAACTGTAAAACAAGTAAACAGATAGTGTATGAAGTATTCTGATTTTAAACCAGGAGATTGGGGCTATAAAAAAGACAGTAAACAAATTAACTTTCCAATTTTTTAATTCACATTTTAATAAACAAAAAAAAGAACAATTATGGTAAACAGTAACAAAACTACTCAAACGAGTACAGAAATGTCTTTAACAGTAAAAACTCCAATCAACGATATCGTTGAAGTGTTAAAAGCTAAGAAAAAAAGCTTTGAAAATATTAGTGATAGTAAGTATATCACTCATGGACGAATTGATCCATTTCCAAAAGTTATTAAAGAAGAAACAAGTATTGAAAACTTAATTTCTATGTGTGCTTCTATTACTGGTAGAGAAAAAGCTTTTGATGCTGCGTGTTTAGAACTTGGTGTTAGTAAGTGTAAAGCTTGGAACCTAGAAGGTGTTACAGCTGATGAACTTAAACAAGACATTAAGTTAAGAATAGCTATTATTCAAAATAAGGAGGAAATGGACGAGTTAAATAAGCTCATTGAGGAATCTAAAGAGTTTATGACTATAGACGACAAAAAAGCGGCTTATTTAGCCAAATTAGAGAATTTTGTAGCTAAGTCTTAAGATAGATGTTTTTGTGGGAATTATCATCAAAATAACCCTCGGTTGTTCTTTGGTTTAGTTGGTCTGAATATCGGGGCGGTTAACCACGAAGGTATGGGTTCGATTCCCATAAGAACGGCTTTTATTCTTTCATTTTAAAACTTTCAAACATGAAAAGGTATTTAGTAGTTATTAATTTAGCAATGTACACATTAGGTACAACATTAAATCTCCAGTCTGGAGAAAAAGTGTTCCATAACGGAACAGAAGTAACAGTAGTTAAACTGTTAAAATAATTAAGTGAGAGAGAGACCCGGAGGCTTAGGCCAAAGGGTCTTCTTCATTGAGCTCATATTTGAGCCCTATGTCATACTCAATAAGTATTTATATATTGAGTATGATTAGAGCTCAAATTTGATCCCACTGTAAACACAAAAAATATGTATTATGGAACTAATAATTGGTAAAAAATATAAACCTATAAGAAAAACAATAGGAGGTATGAGTTTAATTAATTCTCTTGAATGGAAACAGGCTTTACGTAATAATCAAGATTTTCTTTATTATACTGGAATACATAAACATTCTAATTATCATTGTTTTAGTGTAGAGATGTCAATCTCTCCTACTGGAGATTTTTTTGATATTAGTGATGTAATACTTTACACAGATACTAATGATTTTGCACAATATGATAAATGTATTGTTACCACTGATGAAATAGTAAGTATTAAACCATATGATGGTATAACAGATCAATGGACTTTAGCTAAAGAAATACAACAACCATTTCTTTATTATAATGGATCTTATATTGTTGTTGAAGGTTATTTTAGAGTCACTTACGCTATATTAGGTGTAAACCCATCAAAAGAAATAGGTTCATTATATGATATTGCTAAAATAAAGAAATATGAACCTATTTATGTCCCGGACAAAAAGTTTATTTATAACATATGGTTAATATCTGATGAAGAACAGAAAAAGATCATGGAAGAAAAGTTTCCAAATGTTTTTGTACAATTAAAAAAAGATAAAATTATATCATGAATATAAGCTCTATTAAATCTATATATTTTGATATAGATGAACCAATCAAACTTGATAAATTAACACTAACTCAAAACAAAATAACTGTATATATAGGAGCTAACGGTAGTGGTAAATCATTTATAATGATAAATTTATTCTGTATACAAACACTTTTAGGTAGTCTTTTTATGAGCGGAAAAGATATATCTGATCCAGTAAAAAGAACATTAGCTCAGGATATATGGGATAGTTCTTTTGATGATCAAAACATCAATGGTGTAATAGAAGGTGAATGGGGCTATGTTTCTATTCGTATCACTTTTGTAAAAGGTGATGTTATTAAAGTAGAACATACTGATTTATCTATTATCACTGATGTTGCTCCGGTTATATATATGAGCTCTCATATGAGAACTTTTAATGCTATAAGTATGTATCTAAAAATGAGAAAGAATCTAAAAGAATCTTGTCAGCCGACACACGCTTTAAGTGAAGAATTACTTCTCAAACTTAAATCATTGTTTAAGTTGTATGACATTATATACATAGAAGGTATTATAACCAAAATACCTATTCATTTATCTAAAGAATCAAAAGATCGTTTGTTAGTTTTTGATACATCTTTTTTAGAGTTTGATAAAATAGATGTTGATTTTGAAAATTGTGATTTTATCATCACAAAAAGTAATGGAGATGTGATTAAAGCATCAACTCTTCCTAAAGGTCATCAAAGCATATTGAATATGTTTTTACCTACCGCAAATTAGTTTTTTTCACACTAAAAAATAAACAAAATGAGTACAACTTCAAGAAGAAGAAGTAGACAAAATGAAGAATCATTACATGATAACTTCACGTTAAACCTTACAAAAGGTAATGAAGCAATAAAAGGTGACAGAGCTCGGGTAGCTAGATCATCTGCTGAAAGAGAGTTACGTAAGATTATTGACAGTATTATTGATCGTCAAGATAAACTTATGTTAGAAAGAGAAAATCTAAGTGATCTTTCTCCTCGTAACACCACAAGTTTAATCTTTGCCGGTGATAACTTTGATGGAGCTAAATGGGCTAAACGTATGAGTGAAATAGAGCTGGAGCTTCTTAACATTGATGTTGAGCTTGAAGCTACTGAAGCTTTGTATGATCAATGGTTTACTCCAGTAGAAAAACCTGTCAAATCGACAGCTTCTTCTCGTAAGAAAAATAATTCTACAACAGAAACTGAATAATTATGGGAGCGTTAAAGGTTTATATCAGCGGATCAATGTCTGGTGATAAATCTCTACCACATAAGATATCAGAATTTTTAAAAACAGCTTTTGGAAAAAGGGTGGAAATAGTCCACCCTTTAATTCCTTGGACAGATGAGTCCAAGAAACAATTGTTAGATTGTGATTTCTTAGTAGTGATTCCACCAGATACGCCAAACTATTGTGCTGGTATTAATGTTGGTAGAGGACAGTTTGAGATAGTTAATATTTTTTATAATGATCTTCTTAAACTTGATGTAAAAGATCCAGAACTTAGAATACTAATTGTTAACAATGTAGATGACGGTGTTGAAGTATCTATTGTAGAACCTGGCCAAGATGGTAAAATTACTTTACTAAATACCGGTATTACATCTGATTGGCAATGTAAGTTTGGTTGGATAGATACTGATTCAGCTAACATTGACATTAATGAGATTCTCATGGACTTTGTAGAAGATTTTGAAGATGAAGACATAGAAGAAGAATCTATTATCATAATCAAACCTAAGATGCATCTAGCGTGTATCAGATTCATTAATCGTTAAAACATAAAAAATGGCGAAAAGTACAAAAAGTTTACAAAAAGTAGTTGATTTAGATCAAGATGATCTTAATGAATCGGGTATAAAAACCCAGCTTACCCAGAATGATCTTTTAGAAGTATTGGTATCAGAACGTTTAGCTGTTATTGATAAAGAAATAACAGATGTCAATAATTTTGTTAAAGATATTATTGATGAATTAGATAATGAAAGAGAAGAATTTAAAGCAGCGTTTATAAATATTGCTGTTGACAAACTTAAAAAAGTTAAAATTAAAGTTAGTAAAGAAAATCTTTATAATTTTCATGCTTCTTATATTACTAATAATGAGATATGGGAATCACATATGATATATAAAGTAATAAAAGAAGAATATCGTAGTAATGAATCAATTAGTAGTACATTTCGGGATTGTAGTAGAAAAGTATTTAACACTGGTACATTTGATCTTCAAGCTGATGTTTGTTTCAAAGTTACCACTGTTGTAGATGATATGTCTATAGAAACTATGTACAAAGTAACAGTTTCTATGACTCACACTTTTGATAGTAAAGCTATATTAGATAAGATTGCCAAAAGTAATAATATGTGTAATGAAATAGTAGCTAAATACAAAAATGTAAATATTAACTACAACAGCGTATTGAAAGATATGCGTGTAAAAATGAACAAAAAGTTGATTCAGAACGCGGCTGGAGGTAAACTTCGAGCTAAAATACTTGATAATCTTGGATTAAGTATTTAATAATGGTGATCTCTATGGCGCAGTCCGGTAGCGTGTTAGTGGGCGAAAGCAACAAACTAAAGGTCGTAGGTTCAAATCCTACTAGAGATTCTTTTTCATAACAAGCAATAATACGGAGCTGGGTTTCTACTCGGCTCCTTTTTATTTAAAATTTAACAAATGTGTCATAATCAATCTGATACTTCTGATGATGAAAAAATACTTTACATCATAGAAGATTATAAAATATGGGCTCGTAACTATGAAGAAGCCCTAATTATTCTTTCATTTATAAAAAACATCTAACAATGAAGTTTAAATTTAGACGTAACAACTTAAAAAAAGAAAGTGATCTTCCTGTTCCAGGAAAGATTAAACTAAAATCAACTACTAAACCAGTTGAAACACCCGACTTTAATGATTGGGCTAAACATATCCATAAAACGCTAAGACCGAGATTAACAACATTTTAAACATTAAAAATATTCATTCCGCCTCTGAAACAACAGAGATACGGAGTGTCTAGATGCTACCCAGTGTCTATAAGTAAGGCGTCATGAACCATGGGTTAAAGATGTAAAGACATTCCCTGAAGTTTACTTTCTACGATAGGTGGGTTAAACCTATTATTTTTTTTTCACAATTTAAAATAATATTAAAAGTTATGACAAAAGGTTATTTTGCTACATGTACTGTAGATCACAGTAAAGAATATTTCAACGAAAGTTTTGGAATAAGTCGATTAGATTGTATGAGAGTAAGACATATGATCTTATTTAGTCATTTTAGTAATACTCTACGAATATTTGATATTTATGGATTATCAATACCTATGAATAATGATGAGGCACCACTAGAATTAACAACGCTTACAGGTGATATGCAGAAGTTTTTTTTATTAACACAAACTGAAGCAGATTATGAATGGGGACTACTTAATTTTTTAAAGGTTCATGAGATAGCTAAAGACGCTATGTTACAGTATGTTTTAAAAGAAGTAGATCTTGAAAATGTATCTGAAGAAATGATAGATGATGTTAAAAAAGGGAAAGAACTTTATAAACTTAAAAAAAGTATTACTAAGTTTACAAAAAGTTTTAACTCAGATGAAAAAAATGAAGAAGAATCATATATTGATTTTGAGAATAAAAAATTTGGTAATATTGATTTTATAGTGGATGTTTGTATCCCAGCTGTAAAGAAAGCAAACTATCATTTTCCTACTTATTATAAGATAGTAACAGGACAAATGTTACCAGAAGATACTTTTGTTAATGATATAATAAAAACAGCTTACCAAGATCCAGAATTATAAACTTGTATGACAAATTCACGTTTAACAAATGGATTTGGACAAGTGTCAAATACTGTAATCAGAGATCCAACTCTTTCTTTAAAAGAAAAAGCTATTTACGCTTATTTATGTACATATGTAGATAATTATACAAATGAAACAATAGTGAGTGTATCTAGAATATCTAATGAGTGTGGTGTATCACAAGCTACAGTAAAAAGATGTTTAAGTATTTTGGAAAGTAAAGGATATATCAAAAGAATAGCTCGTGGTTATGGTAAAACACATATTACAGAGCTTCTTAAATAATTCTCGTTATACGGTGGGTGTAGAGAAATAATAATACTAGAAATATTAATTTGCTAACTATTTTATTTTGTCCCCACCGTATGACTAAACTTATTCTCGTTCTGAGGGGGTGTGTACTCTTTGATACTATTATGAGGATTTATATCGCTTGTAAACTAAAAAGAGGCACCCCGCCTCAGAACAAACTTTATGATCTGGAACCCAAATGATCTGGGCGTTTGGGGAAAGAAGTGTAAACAGTAGGCCAAGAACTGATTAGGAATATCGCATTCCGAAAAGATATCATCATATCTTTCCAGTGCTTCCATAAAGTTTATCTTATACGTTTGATCTTGAGAGCTAATATAGTATTAACTTGGTGGTTCTTCGACTAGTACCTGAAAATCTTTACTTTTAAGCATGAGTAAGTGAAACTCCACATTTTCCTAAACACTTAGAAATATTATCCTCAAGATAAACGTTTTTTTTAATTATTAAATTATTTTATATGAAAAATGTATATTACGTAAGTAGTAAGAATTCAAAAAACACTAATGAATACATAATAAAAGTAAACGAAAAAGATGAAGGTGTTGAATATTCACTTCATAGAAGTTATTGTGAAACATGGAGTGAACATGTTCGTGGAGAAAAAATAATGAGTATAGTAGATGATGGTAATGGTTATGTTTTAGACAAAAGTTTTGGTAAAAAAATAGAATATGATATTTTTGCTGAGTTTTATATTCTTTTACAGTTTATAAAAATTAAAGATGGTTCTCCTTATGAAGGAACTTTTAAACAAGAAATAATCATTGGTGAATTTTAAATAAAACATATGAAAAAAATGTATATCTATTTTATAAAAAGATTACTTGAACTAATAGTTTTAGCAATTACTACTTTTTATACTTTTAAATTAATTTTTTATCTTTTAAATTTAGCTAACACTATTTTTAATATAATAGGTGTTATTATTTTTTTAGTATGGTTGGTGTCTTATATGTTTTATACTACATGGTATGTTAAACGTATATTTAAAAAATTATTCCCGTAAACAAATATTTAATTATGACTTTTACTTATTGTTTTTACAAAGATGAAACTGGATGGTTTATAGATCTTTCAGGTGTTATTGAAAGTGGTTTATTTGAAAAAGGTAATCTACAAATGGTAGCCGGAGCTGATGAATTATTAGATTTACTATCAGAAGATGGTAAAAATGTAACATTAGAGTTTTCTGATAAATCATTTGAAGGATGGGAACATCACATGATCATAAGCGGTTTTGGAATGGACGCTGAAGAACTGAATGAATATGGTCATCCTATAGAAATGGGAGCCTATTATACAAGAGAATCTGATGGTTTTGTTATATGGTTGTGTCCTGTAACAAAATACGTCTTTAATGGGGAATATCCTCAAAACATTTATTTTAGAACCGTTAAATAGTAACAACAATGAACAATCAATGGATGAGAAGCTCAGGAGATTTCTTCATGAGAGAAATGAGTCAACAAGAAAATATACTACCTACAGGAGTATATAAGTTAAACATGACTCCACAAGGAGAACTGTATTTAACACAGATACAAGACAAATTTGATTTTCCGTATAAAAAGTATGGAATAGAAACAAATTTTATAAATCGTGTAATTAAGACGTATGACAATATGTCAACTAATCTTGGTGTGTTAATGACGGGAATTAAAGGTACTGGTAAAACCGTTACATCAAAACAAATCTGTAATGATTTGAATCTTCCAGTGATTATTATTCATCAACCTTATCCAGGTATTCCTAGTTTTATCAATAGTATACAACAGAATATTGTTGTAATGATTGATGAATATGAAAAAGTGTATCCAGAAAAAGATTACAGCGTATTAACCGTAATGGATGGTGTATTGGATAATGGTTTTAAAAAAGTATTTATTCTTACTACTAATGAGCTGTATATTAACAGTAATATGTTACAGCGCCCGGGTCGTATTCGTTATTTAAAGACTTTCAAAGATCTTTCTATCGAAAACATTACAGAAATTGTTGATGATATGTTAATCAACAAAGAACATAGAAATGACACTATTAAGTCAATAGCTGAGTTGGAAATAATAACTGTTGATATAGTGAAAGCTATAGTATCAGAAGTTAATATTCATGATGAACTTCCTGTTAACTTCTTAGATGTATTCAATGTTAAGAAGATTGAAAATATGTTTGATGTTACTGTTTTAGAACCTGGTAAGAAACCTGAAATAATTGGTCAAAATGTTAAAATAGATCCAAAAAAGTTTGAAAAACGTATGAATAATGCACATTTTGATTTTTATGTAGATGGTTTACATCTAGGTACAATTAAAGAAGTTATTTCTGATGACACTATAATTGTAGTAGATTGGGACACTGATAAAGATGGTAAAGATATAGAAATATCTAAAAAGTATGTTATTGAGAAAGCAAGAACATACCACTCAGCTTTCCAAGGGTTTGCTTTTTAAATCGTACATTTGAATTCTATTTATAACAATTATTAAAAAAACAAAAAAAAAGAAAAAAGATGAAAAACATCGTAAGTTTTGTAGCATTTATTGTACTAATGATTAGTTTAACCAGTTGTATGACGCGAATATCGCCAACTGAAGTAGGTTTTAAAATTGATAACGCTGGTGATTATCGAGGTATTGATAGTCTTCCTTTGTTAACAGGATGGCAGTTTTACATACCAGGTCAAAGTTATATTGTAACATTACCAACAACACAAGAACATGTAGCTTGGACTGAAAGTAATAACGAAGGTAGTAGTAATGATGAAGCGATTACTGTAGCATGTAGTGGTGGTGCTGGATTTAAAATGGATGTAGGTTTAAACTATCAAATTATACCTAATAAAGCGTCTAAATTATATCTAAAATATAAAACAGATGATTTGAAAACTATAACTAATGGATTTTTAAGAAACACTGTAAGAAGATGTATGCAAGATGTATCTGGTTTAATAACAGTCGATAGTATATTAACTAATCTACCCGCATATGAACATGCTGTTAATGATTTATTAAATAAACAGCTGGAACCACAAGGTATAACTCTTATATTTAGTGTATTAAAACAACCTACACCTACAGATCCTAATCTAGCCAAATCTATAGCAGCTAAAATACAAGCTAAACAAGATGCTGAGCGCGCTGTAACAGAACTACAAAGTAGTATAGCTGAAGCTAATAAAAAGATAGCTGATGCTCGAGGAGATAGTGCTTCTAGAGTTATTAAAGCATCATCTGAAGCTAGAGAAATTATGGTAAAACAAGAAGCGTTACGTCAAAGTCCACAGTATATTGAACTTGTAAAAGCGCAACGTTGGGATGGACATCTTAGTCAAGTACAAGGCGGAGGTTCTGGTATGATATTACAGCTTAAACAACCCTAATTTTTAACAATAGAAAGAGAGAAACTATTCTCTCTTTCTTTTAAATTATTTTTATGTTATTACTCGCTTTTATTATAACAGTTGTTATTGTTATATTATTTTTAATATTTGTTATTAGAGATGACAATAGAAAAGAAGCTTTAAAAGAGCTTATTGAGAAGATTGAATATAATGCTGATATAGGTGATATAGGATTTTTTGGTGTTGTAACAATAGTATCTGTTATTCTGTATTTTTATGTGTTGGCTTTGGTGTGTATACCTATTGTTGTAATAACTGCTACAGGATTAGTTATTCTTTTTAGATATCTAATTAATAAAATACGTGAATAAAATGTTAGATTCATTAATTATAACATTAGTGATACTATTATGTATCCTAATTGTTGTATTATTTACCAAACGCGCCCCTGTTTTAATCGCGTATTGTCTATGTGAGTTTAAAAAACAGAGTGTATCTTTTATAGGAGCAGTGTGTTCTTTACTAATGTTATTACATGTTTTAGTGTTCTTAACATTATACTATCAATTAGGTGCTTTATATTTATTATCTACATTAATATTTAGTGGTTTAATTTTATATAAATCACTAAAAAAACAGTAGTGTCTAGGTAGTAAATAATTATTTTAAAGAATAGGTTTGGCTCACTTGTACCTTAAACAGGTGTTGGGAGTAGCTCAGTTGGTAGAGCAGCCCCTGCAGAAGGGGTAGGTCACAGGTTCGAGTCCTGTCTCCCAAACATTAAATTTAAAGAACTATCGGAAGGTGGTTGTAATACTCTAAGTAATATCGTACGTAAAAGCTTAGAGATAAGTACACAAGTTACAAATAGAAAGTGGCACTCCACTTGCTTCGAAGCTTAGGAGAGGTTCTTGGTTTGAATCCAAGGTGTACTGCTCATGGGAGGGATATGGATCAGTAAGATCCTGTAAAATGTATAGACCGCAAATCATATGATTTTACAAGTATCACTGGGAGGTTTGAGTCCTCCTCCTTCCACTTTTTTTTATCGGGGTGTAGTTTAATTGGTATCATTTTATTTGGTATGTTTACATGATCAAATAAATATGAGAGAACGTGGTCTTTCCAAAGACTAAGATTGAGGTTCGATTCCTTAGATCCCGGCTTTTTATTTATGGGGCATAAAGGTGTTCGATCCAGATGTAATGGGTAATACTACATGTAGAGATATGGTGTTAATTCTCTTTAATCGTTACACAAAACAATAAATGACAACACAGTTGATCATCAAGCTATCGGTGCAAAAATCATTAACATGGCGTTCGCTAACGCTCGTGTTGCTGTAGCAGCGTAACTCTTCCCCTGGTGACTTGGGTGGAACAGTAAGTCACAAACTCAAGGTAGTAGTACACACCTTTTAAAAGTACTACCGTTGTTTATCTGTACAACGCTAAAAAATCAGGATGGTGGATGTTGTACCCTAAATCAGTACAGCCCTTTACTAATCAGTGAAAACACAGATTAATCTCCTGCTTCTGAGAAACAGAGTAGCTAAACATGTGAGACGTTGGTATTATGGTGTTCTTCTGGAGACATGAGTTCGATTCTCATATGCTCCACCTCCACACAAAATCTGGTCACCTCCACACAGATTTTGTTTTGTTACCAAAGCTCTAGAGAAATCTAGAGTTTTTTTTATGTATTTAATCACTAAAAATAAACAATTATGAGTTTAAAAGTAGGAAATGTAGCAAGTGAAACACAGTTTTATGTAGTTTCAGAAATTTTAGATGAAGATCAAATTGTTTTACTAACAGATACGAATGAAAAAATCGTAGTAAGTAAAGCGTATGCTGAAGCTCATATAAGCTCAGCTGATGAGTACAATTTAGAAATGGAATTAACTAGAACAGAACTAGCTCAATTGTTTATTAGTTCTCCTAATGTTGCGTTGACCATCAACTTTAATAAACAAGTTAAAGAAGCAGATGTGTTAAAAGAAATTCAAAATGTGTATCAAACAAGTACACCAAAAGAACTTGATAAAAAGCTTAAAAAAGTTGTAAAGATTGCTCTAGAAGGAGAAGAACGTACTATGAAAGGTAGACATACCGGTAGTGTAGATAGTTTTGGCCGCGTTTATTTTACAGACATGGAAATAGCTCATGATATAAACGATAAACATGACGCTCGTATTAGATTAGTTGATCCGCGCACGATAAATCACGTCATCCTTCGTGGTATTAAGTATGTAATCAAGTAATATGAAAAAACACGAATATTTAACAAATGAGGATTATTATGAATCCTGATACAGGAGATAACGTACCCAAAGGAAAAAAGACTTGTAGTGAGTTATTTATTAAATCTTTAAATTAAAAAGATGGATCAAGAGTTATTTGAAAAATTAAAAAAAGAACAAATTAGTTTTGTTCTTAAAAGTTTTGATGAGAATAAAAGTATATATCCTCATATTACGATAATTGGTTATTATTTAGAAGAAGATAAACCAATAGTTATACATATACCTATACCCGGTAAAATAATGAATAATAAAGAACAAAAAGAGTTTTTTGTTGAGTATATTATACCAGATATTAAAAAAAGTATACTAGAAAAAAATATAGAAATAAAATGTGTATGTTTTGTTTCTGAAATGTGGAAAAAAGAAATATCATTAGAAACTAATGAAGAAATAACAAGCGAAGGCGTAATTATTAACATGGATTGCGCGGACTTTTGTACTATACGCTTATACAATATTGTTAGAAATAACATGAAAGTAACAGAAGATGGTTTTGAGTCATCAACATCTTTAGAGTTTCAAGATGAAAAAATTGATCCAAGTGGTATTGGAGAAGGTTTATTTGCTAATCTGTACAATAAATTTACAAGTTAATGGGGTGGTTTGATAAGATTAAAAAAAAAGAAAATAACACTGAAGTTGAAATATTAAAAACTAAAATCAGTGAACTTGAAGAAAAGTTAAAAGAAAGTCAAAAAAATATTGATAAAACAAATGCTTTTTGGAAAAAGAAGTATTATCACTTAAAAAATTTTAAATAGTCATAGCTCTATCATCCATTAATTCTTATAACATATAATTATTATTTGTTATAAATAGGTAATTTTATACAAATTATATAAAATGATATACCAATTACCAAGTGGAAAAGTGATAGAAATGAGTGTAGAACAATATCTAGATATGACTGATGATCAATTAGATAGATTAATAGCTCGAAATCAAGGAGACGTAGTGGAGGATCCCTGGCATGGATCAATACTCAGTAGACAAAAAGTATCTCTAATAGATGATGAAGACTTATTTCCAGATTTAACAGATTTGGATCAAATTGAAAAATATTCAGATCTTGATATAGACTACACTATTACTGGTTTAGAAGATTAAGTTTTGGGATAACTCAAAACTTATTATTACTAAAAAATAAAAAAGTATGAGTAGTAAAGTAATAGTTGCTGCAGATCAACAAGGTAATATTATTGGTATTTCCAGTAATAATCCGGAACAAGGTTATGTTCGTGTAGAACAAATTGTTCGTGTAATTAGCGAACAAGGATGGTTAAAAAATAGTAAAAGATCAGCTCTTATTAAAGGAAAAGTAGAAGATCTTTTAGCTTGTGAATTTAAAGTGGGTCAAGAATTACCCGGAAAGATTATTGTAAAAGAATCTTTAGAAGCATTCAATCCTGTTAATCCAAACAGGGATCTTAAATTAGCTGGGGATACTAATGTTGTTTGTCGATATAACGATCAACCCATATATCGTCAAACTTTCTACACACCTAACAGTAAAGCGTTAGATGAGTTTATTAGTCATACTAACTCAGATGAAATCAAAGATTTACAACGTGTAGCAAAAGAGTTGTTAAATATGACGAATAAAACAGCTGATTTAAACAATTAGTAGAAAAAATTATAAAAAAATGAAAAAAAGAGACTCTTTTATAGAGTCTCTTTTATTTTATATATTATTTATTAACAACAAAAAACAATGATTATGAATTTGAACAAGACAGCGTCTGCTTCAAAAAAAGGTGTTTTAATCTGTTATACAGATGTACAAAAACATCAATGGTTGTACTACGAAGGTATTCAAGTAGACAAACACATTCCTTTAAAAGGAGTATCAAAGTATCAACAATTAGAATTTAAACCTTTTAACAAAACTCAACAAACATTATACAATGAGGTTGTTTATGGTTTAAGTACTTATTCAGAAAATGAATTAGTTGAAATGTCTAAAACTAAAAAGAATAATATTGTTAAGACATTTGAAAGAACACAAAGACTTTTAAATCATTGGAAACAAGAAATCATTAATAAAGATGTTGATGAGTTTCTAATGAAGTTATTTCCTCACTCAAAAATTACTAAAGCTTTTGTTCAAACTAAAGGTATTGATAGCAATGTAAAAAATAAGTCATCATTTAAAGACTTAAAGATAACAAATGTTATGATTGCTAGTAAACTTATTGAGTTTAAAATATTACCTTTAAACTTTTTTGAGTTAAGTGTATGATTAGTAAATTAAAAACATGTAACGGTTGTAATCAATCTAAACATATTTGGAAAAGTCTAGGTAAAGAAAAATTTTGTCAAAGCTGCTGGTATAATATCCAGCAGCCTAAGACAATTAATAAAAGTACTAAAAGAATAGCTCCGGTTAGTAAAAAGAAAAAAGAAGAGATTGATGAGTATTCTAAACTTAGAAATCTGTTTTTAATAGCTAAACCTCATTGTGAAGCTAAATTAATAGGATGTACTAGTGTATCTACTGACGTCCATCATCTTTATTCAGGTAAAGATAGATCTAAATACTTTTTAAAAATAACTTCATGGAAAGCGGTATGTCGTAATTGTCATCATCAAATACATGATGTGTTATCTACAGAAGAAGCAGTAGAACTTGGTCTTAGACTTATAGAATAATTTTGTTTATAAGTAAAAATGATGTGTATGTAAAAGATGAGTTATACAAAAAATTTAGAACTCAAGAAGAAGTATCTGAACAATTTGGTATACATCGTACAACTATACATAAATATCTTCATGGTAAAAGTAAACATTCTTACTTTACATTTAGATATAGTAAATGGACCTAAAGAACTAGGTTTTAGTGAATCACGTTTAAATAAATAATAATGAAAAAATATAAAAAAAATGCTAATCTTCAATTAGAGTTTAAAACAATTTGTTGGATTAATAAATCATATCGAAAACGTGGTTTTGAAACTCGTGAAGAATTGGCTTATTGTTTAGAAAGTTTTCCTAATAGAAAAATAGGTTACGAACGATGTATTAAAAAAGAAGATGATAAATGTAAATATACTTGTAAATACTGTAGATCCAAACCATTAAGAAAAAAATACTATAATTTTTGGTATATTGGAAAGTGATAATGTAGATGATTCATATCCAGTGTAAATTAAAAAAATAAATAAATGAGTAATATATCAACAATACTTAATAGTACACAAAAGAAAGCTTTATATTTCTTTAAAAAGTATTCGTTATTAGAACTTAAAGTTTCTATAAAATCTCTTGATGAAAAAGGAGAGTTAACAGATAAAGAACGTGAAATAATGAATGAAGCTATAGAGTTTCATCGTGTATTTCTTAGAGAATTAATAGATGATACAATACCAACATCATGAAAACAGTATTAATAGGAGATCTTCATGGAAGATCCACATGGAAACTAATAGTATATCAAGAGAAACCAGATAGAGTTGTTTTTATTGGTGATTACTTTGATTCATTTGATATTAGTGGAGTAGAACAAATAGCTAATTTTAAAGAGATTATTGAATATAAGAAATCAACTAATACTGAAGTTATAATGTTAGTTGGTAATCACGACCATCATTATTTTCCAGAAATAGGATACACTGGTACAAGCGGGTATCAAACTAATATAGCGCCTAGTATTAATCAAGTGATAGATGAAAACAGAGAACATCTACAGATGGCTTATAGGTTTGATGATGTATTATGTACACACGCGGGCGTTAGTGAAACGTTTATGGATATTACATTTGGTAAAGATGGATGGAAAACAGAAGATATTGTAGAACTTCTTAATGAGAAGTTTAAATATCAACCTAAAACTTTTGTTTTTAATGGTAGAGATTCTTATGGAGATAATGTTTACCAAACACCAATATGGATTAGACCGCGTTCTCTGATGGCTGATAACTATAATAAGCTTCGTAAAGAAGTTATTCAAGTAGTTGGTCATACTCAACAATTTCAGATTGATATTCAAGGTAAAGCTACTGGTGGTAGATATTATTTTATTGATACGTTAGGAACGTCTGGTGAGTATCTTATTTATCAAGATGGGCAATTCACAATAGGTAAAACTTTAAATAATTAACAATGACAACAAATAACAACTTAATACACTACTTGAATAGTGGGGTGAAAATACAGTTACCTGTTAGTGGTAATATTTTAGATTTATACAATTCCAATATCTATTCTCTCGTAGAATAAATATATTCCCTGATACAATTAATTCAATAGACCCTAGAACATTAGGTGATAAGAATCCGTATTTAATAACTGATAAAAAATAAAATAAAATATAAAATATTATGGAATGGATAAGTGTAAAAGACAAGCTACCTAATGATTATCAACGTGTATTATTTTATGATACTTTAGGAAATAGAAGTTGTGAAACGGATATTGATACTGGTTATTTTGTACCATCACAAAGTAAAATAGCTGAATCTATCTCCCATTGGATGCCTTTACCTACACCACCTAAAACTAACTAACAATGACAACAGTAACAACGAGTAATGGTACTTACATATTTGTGGAAGTCCCTAAATATGCAAAAGATTATTTTATAGAAGAATATCCAGATAATACTTGTTCATTATTTTATTCAATTAATGAAGTTCCAAATTGGAGTGATATTATTCAAGGAAACTACACCTTTCTATGCACCACTGAAACAATTACAGAGGATATAGCGAAGGGGATAGTTTATAAACATATGCTGAATTGTGGGTATGAAGATTATGACTACTACTGGAACATTTATCCTACTGCTTTAGAATCTTTTAACTCCCTATTACAATCACAAAATCTTTCACTAAATAAAACTTACGCAATATGCAAACAGAATTAACCCTCGAACAAATCGCTCAAATGAGTGAGGTGATAGCGGAGTATATGGGATGGAAAAAATTTAATGGTAAACTTTGTAATATATGGTACAAAGATGGAGAATCTAATAGAACT